TTAGTTTTTCAATCTAATTGCATACAGCGTTCCTTTGAATACGACACCTTTTAGATCAAAATCATCATAAGTACCTAATATTATATCTGTGTTAGTTTGTATGGTAATTGGATAAACATTTATACTTCCACCACCACTAACTAAACTATTACGTATGGTTTGACAATGCTGTTTTAGTGTTCCTCTGAATATAGCATTATTATAAACAATTTCTTTGCTTATATTGCCGTCCAAAAATCCTAATATAAGCCATGTCCCAGGTGCTAACGACACTCTACAAATTTCTATATTGGTTTTAGTTCCGGTTATTGTGTACGTACCAGATATATTTTTCATATCAAACCAATCTAACTTGCCATAAACTCATAAAATATAAATAACACATACTTTAATAAATAATAATTCCATAAAATTCCATTTTAAGTATTGACAAGAACAAATGTTCGATATATTATATTACTAACTTATTAATCAATGATATTGATAATTTGGCGATTATTTATATCATTCAATAAACATAACAACAGGAGAATAAAAATGAACGAAAGTGAAAAAATCAAAGAACAAATTTTAACTAACATCAAAACCTATCTGATTACCGATCTTACAGAAACACAGATTAATTCCGTTATTATAGTTCTTTCACGAGAGCTGCAAGATGTTGTAATCACTAACCAAAAAGATTTACCATCAGTAGACGTAGTTGACAATAATAAAATATGCAATAGTTATTTAGCAACAAAAAAAATTGAAGGACTTAGTGATAATTCTATAAGAGCATATAAATTCAGTATTAACAAAATGTTAACGTTTTTCAATTGTGATATAAAAACTATAACAACAAATCATCTTAGAGTATTTTTTGCAGAATATGGGAAAACTGTAAGTTTGGTTACAGTAGATAATATAAGAAGAAATCTAAACTCTTTCTTCCAATGGCTAGAAGATGAAGATTATATAGACAAAAATCCATGCAAAAAACTTAAAAGAATAAAAACCCCTAAAACAATAAAAACACCTTTAACAACAATAGAAGTAGAGAGAATACGAGATACATGCAGCAAAGAATCTAATTCCAGAGATATCGCATTAATTGATCTTCTTTTATCTACCGGCATAAGATGTGAAGAAGTAACAAAAATAAAATTATCTGATTGCAATTTTGATGAAAAAACTATTCAAATACACGGTAAAGGTGCAAAGGATAGAATTGTATATATGTCAGAAAGATGCAGAATGCATCTACTGGATCATCTGAAATGTAGAAAATTTGAAAGTGATTATTTATTCTGTAATTCATCACATAATCATTTAACAACAGGAGGACTTTCTCATATAATGCGAGAGATAGGAGATAGAGCTGGTGTTGAAAAATGTCAAATTCACAGATTTAGAAAATATTTTGCTTCTGACTTAGCTGAAAAGGGATGCGATATTACATATGTACAACAATTACTGGGGCACGCAAAATTAGATACAACTAAAAAACATTATGTAACAATCAAACAAAATAATATTCATAATGAATTTGATAGATTAGTAGCGTAAAAAAAGGGAGTCGATTTAATTCGACTCTCTTTAATATTTATATGTAAACAACAATTACTATTTATTGATATTTTCAAATTTATGATATGGCAAGTTAAATAACATAAAATCTGAATGGATTTATCTTTATGGTAATGATAGTAGCGAATGTTATCTCAAATACAAAATAGAAGGAACTACGTGTTACGTTGATGCATTTATTCCTATCACCATTACAACCACAAGCGGATGGTCATTAAGTTCATTGCTTTCTGCTCCTTTACCAAAATCAAAGAGAACAAATGCTATGGCTGCTAATTTTCCTGCACAATGTTATTATCCTAATATATGCGTATTTGGAAGAATGACTACAGGAGGTGCAATTGCTGTTTTTGCAAATAATTCTGCGTTTTCATTACAGACTTATAATTTCGCATTTAATTTTACATACGAAATTTACACTTCAACTGCACCGATCGCAGATGTAAATTTATAATTTATACCTCCAAGTGATACAAAATATCCGCCATATATATTAGATGGATATTTTGATAAATAACCAAAGTAATAATCTCTTTTATCAATCAAAAATGAAAAATTTGCACTTTCTCCATCGGCAATATTGGATGCAATGTCATTTATTACATTATTAAAGGCAGTATCACTATTATATGTTTTCTTAATATTATTTTTTGTTAACTTGCCATTATATTACATGTAATATATACGTTATTAATAATTTAATAATATAGTAATATTATTTATTGGCAAGTTACTTAATATAACCAAAGTAAAAGTATATTTCACAAAAAGTAGTGATGGAGCAACTGTTTTAATAGATGGTATTAAAAAAGGTGCCTGTATTATTGCTATGCGCAATGTAATAAGTAATGGCACTGTAGCTACTTATATTACCAGCGCATTATGTGATACAGACGGTGTTGTTAAGTTATACCTAAATACTAATGTATCATCTGTTACGACAGATGTGACAATTATTTGGGCTAACTAATTAATAATAATATCAGATATATTTACAGTCAGTGGTTTATTTATATTTGCATAGTAGTTAAATACTATAGCATAATTACCTGTCAAACTAGATACATCCATAGTTACCGTATTAGGATTACTTGTGGTTGATATAGGAGTGCCAGTAAAAACTTTCTCTGGCGTAAATCCTTGTACGATGCTTTTTTGCAATAAAATGCCGTAGCTTGTATTTGCTCCTGCTGTAATATTAACACTTGCAATCGTTATACTAATTTTCTTATAACCTGTTAGATCAATAAATGGAGAGATATAAGCGGATCCAGATATAGTATTGTTACTTGATGATGCGGAAATTCTCTGAACACCGCCAATTCCTGTGATTGTTGGTGCCTGACCTGTAGTGCTTGTCCATCCAATTCTAGTATATACAGTACCAATAAAATTATATCCAATAGCAAATACGCCATTTTTTAAAAGGTTAAGGTTTTGCAATCCTGCTGATATCCAGTCTGTCCATATGTTATTAAATAAGATCTGAATTTTATCGGTACTATCATTGTACCGCATATTTAACTTGCCATTATTTATATAATAAATTTCTAATATCAAACATTATAGACAAATATTTCTTTATTAGATTATATCTAAGCTACTTCCAACTTAAAATAAAACCTTATTAAATTTAGTTTTAGAAGAAATTAAGTCATACGAAAACCTGATATAAAAATACATAAACATATTAACCTTATAAACAATTAATAGATATAACCAAATAAAGAAAATATATCACGTTATTAACTAAATGCCGTTAATTAATTGTATGTTATTTATAAAAAACAATAAATAAATCAACAGAATTAAGATAAAATCATGTTGACTTGTGATAATGGCAAGTTAAATTGGTTTGATATAAAAAATGTATATGGAGAATATACAGCAGTTGGCTCTAATAACAGTGCAGAAATTTGTAGGTTATCATTGACACCTGGCACGTGGCTTTTATTAGGATATATAGATAACAGTATGAGTAAAGACACTATTTATAATAACTCTATATTTAGAGAGTCTCTAAGTCATCATTGCCAAACTGTACGTAGTACTTTAATTGGTGGCGGTGGAAGTGTTAATTCCTATGCAATTACCGTACAAACCAATATAGATATGATTTTAGGCACTTACGACAATTCTGATATCAAAGGTAATATATTCAGAGGAACGCTTTATGCAATCAGATTATTAAAATTATGATATTAACAGAACCATATACGAAGTTTAATAGTTTTTGCTATATCCTCTATATTATAAGTAATATGCCGCTTACAGTACATTTCAAAATTACTGTGCTTGGTATAGAACTCCGACATATGCATTGGCTGGTATCCTACCTGTGGCAGATGGATTAGAGTATCTTCCCTGTATATAAACATATCCAGTATTTATTCCTGTTCCGACTTCAATGCCGTTCACGTGGGTATATTGTGCTTCATCTCTATTATAAAGTGCCCATGAACAGACAGCCATAGGTATATATCCTGTTTTTGTAACATTAAATGTGATTGTAAAATTGCTATTTTTGCTTAATATTACATCAGAACCGAGTTCAACTTTTTCTGTCACAAACTTATTTAACTTGCCATTCAATTCAGTGATAGCATCTTGAGCATTGGTAGCACTTAGTCCAGTGCCTGTATTATCATAGGCTGCATATTTTGAGTCTGATATACATCCTAATATTTGTTTATCTTTATACATGATTTTTGACATATTTTAATTTTCTCCTTTCTAAAAATAAAATATATAAAAATAATGAAAAGTGACATATATTGCAAAATGATTTTTGGAAAAATGTCACTATATTGTTAAAATAATAATATTAATTTGTTTTTTGGAAAAATAGGCTTGTGATAATGGCAATTTAAACGAAATAGAAGGTAAAATTGACAACAGTATTAAAAAAGTCAATATCCACCATAGCGGAACGACTGAAGTTGAATATACATTGCCACAAAACATTGGATTAAACGATGTTATTATCTGTAATTCGAGCTTTGGTGGTGTATCTGGTACGACATTTGTGCTAGGTGGTTATGCTTTATACTATAGTGCATTTTCGACACATGTAGCATATACAATTCCAGCTCCTAACAGTACTTCATCAAATGCAACATCAACTGTAACTTTGATAGCTCAAAACAAAATCAAAGTAAAATGTAACAATGCCAATGCTTTTTGCAGTGTTACTGTAATTATGGGCGGTAATTCAGCTAATTAAATTATAAGGTAATATACCACTCACGGTGCATTTCGTAATTACTGCGCTTGGTATAGAACTACAACATATGCATTGGCTGGTATTTTAGCTGTGACAGATGAATTAGAGTATTTCCCTTGTATATAAACATATCCAGTATTTATTCCTGTCCCGACTTCAATGCCGTTAACATGGATATATTCCGCATCGTCTCTATTATAAAGTGCCCATGAGCAGACAACCATAGGTTTATATCCTTCTTTTGCAGCATTAAATGTGATGGTAAAAGTGCTACTTTTGTTTAATGTTACATCCGAACCGAGTTCAACTTTGTCTGTCACAAACTGTAACTTGCCATTCAATTCAGTGATAGCAGACTGCGTGTTTGTAGCTGTTAAATTAGTATCTGTATTGTCAAAATTGACATTTTTTGCATCGACAACATCAGGATTTGCATCAAGAATAGCCCTCATATTATTGTCTGTTCTTTCCTCATCACTTAACGCATCATATTCTGCTTGAGTCATTGATATTAATGCCGAAGAGTTTTCTAATCCTTCCATTACTGCCTTTGCAGAGGCTGCCATTGAATTATCTATTGCTTTCTTCATGTCAACATAAGTTTTCGCAATACCGTTAATTTCTCCGAGTTTTGCTTGAGCGGTCTTTCCATCATCAAATTCAACAGTTTGAGAACTTGTCCAACGTGATAAAAGCTGATATCCAGAACTTGTTAATATGTAATTTTTAACTTTTTTAAATCCAGTTAAAATACTCATTATAATAACTCCTTTCTTAATATTCTTGTTGCCAAATAGTTTTACCGATCATTTCAGTTTCAAATGGTTCTTCTTGGCTATATAAATACGGATCATAAAATTCAGATCCGATTTCATTTAATTTAAAAATTTTTTGTTCCCATAAATTTAATAAAGAAGATGTTACACTATCTATCTGATTATTTTGTGATAGAAGAGAAACAGCTTCTTTATATTGTTTTGTTTTTATTAAATTAGAATGTTGATTGTATACTTTTTCATCATCCAAGGATATATCATTTCTGAGATGCGGTTTAAAATCATTTAAACTAGACAACATAGCACCTCCTATTCATATTCCTTCAACCATTCACTATTGACATTCATACGTTCTGCATCTGGATCAGGCTCTGTGGAATTGATATCTGTAAAAATAATCTTTTGATTATAAAAAATTTCTTTTGCCAATTCCCAAATACCAAGTTCAATTTTATTGAATGATCCACAGTCAATAGAATATGGTTTTAAATCGGATTCGTGTTGTTTAATATAATTATAAGCTTCATCGTTCTTGCCAGAATCACGAAGCCTATAAAATTCATCTATAATTGGAATAATGATACTATCAACATCTTTATAGTTTGATAGTTCGAAAGTCATTAAATTAAAATTTCCTTTCTAGTTTTATAGTATAAATTAAAAAAAATAAATATATAATAATGGCAATTTACCAAAAGAGTGGAAGCTTATTAGTACAGTAACAACATTAAGTGCTATAGGTTCTGGAAAAGGTCTTACAATACCAGATCTATCGTCATACAAGGAATTATTGATATTAACGACATTAAGTTACTTTGAAACTTCCGAAACGCATCCTATTATTAATGGTCATATAAATGGTACTGGGTATGTCAGACCAGGATGTTATCTGGGATCATCAAATTGGCAAACGTGTACTATTTATATTAGTGATGCAGAAATCAATGTAGTTGATTACGTTAAAAATGGTACTGCTCAAACAAGTGGTTTTTTCGTAACATTCTACATTAGATAATTAATTAATTAGCTTTCCATGCAGTCCAACCGCCACTTGATTTATATCTAGTCTTTAATGACCCATCCTCTGAACTAATTGCAAATTGTGTTTTATAAACACTGCTAGTTCCAATCGTAAAAACCATATTTGAAATTGAAAAGGCATTATTTTTTGCAGTTGGATAGACGTATCCGATGGAATAGAGTGGTAAATCATTGCAATCAGTTAATTCACTACCGCTACCAATACTATAGGCTTTGAAATATGATGATACTGTTTCATTTGTTTTAACTAAATTGCCATTTAATTATATTAAAATACATCAAAATTGCAGTGGATGAACTTATTATAAATGGCAAGTTAGATAACATTAGTACAAAAATAGCAAATGTTACAATTAATGCAGTTGCTCAAGATAAGACACAAATTATTAATGCTTTAAATACATATAACACTCAAATTCCATCAGGTATATGTATAGTTAATTTTAAACCTGATAGCGATAGGAATTATTATAGCGGAGTCATTACCCAAAAAATAAATGATACTTACGGACTCGGAATAGTTTTTTCATATTATAATAAATCAACTGTATGGATTCGTTTGGACAATAGAGTATGGAAGGATACTTAAAGCGATAAATCAAGTAATAATAATATAACTTACCGTTCTTGTCCCACTACCTATAGGTAACATACCTGTATCATAAAAAATTAAACCTAAATTGTTTTTATTTAAAGCATAAGAGAATACAATGTTTAGATTAGATGTACAAATTACCTGAATAAAATAATTACCTGTAATATTGAGATTATGTGTTAATGTAGCTTTGCTATCACTGTTTACTGTAACTGTAGCAGTACCAAGATATATAACTGAAATATTCGCTAACTTGCCATTATATAAACAACTATATATTAAAATATATCAAACAAAGTACAATGGATAAAATCTTTGCAATGTAATAGTAGAAGTTCCGCTGCTCAAATCATTCGAAATATTTTTTATAATATATTGCCTAATATCATTGCTATTTATTTTTTTATATTCAACTTTTATGTTAATATCTAACCATGGCAACATCTTCGTACTAATTTCAATTGTTTCATTCATAGATGAAGCTTGCTGATTAAAATATACTGCATTTTGTGCTGCCACAGATTCAGATATGATGTTATCAAATTCATCACCAGTCTTTACGTCAAGTACTTCTCCAATTTTTTGAATAGTATATGGACTTTCAGATTCAACCCTAAATGTAATATTTTTACAATTATATTTGTCTGCAAAATACTTTTTAGTGTACTTCTTGTCATTTTCGTCCGCAGTTAACACGCATAAAGCATGAGGTTGGTACTGACCAAGATAATACGAAATCCATGTTTCGTCTTTCTTTCTTAGCATAATAGTATTAACTTCATTAGGGATAAAAGTGCCTGAAGCGATAGAAGTGGTAGAATATTCATTGTAGACTGGGAAAGCCGGTAATGAGTTGATTTTTATTTGTGTATTATCAGTATTTGTTACTTTTGGTTTGAATGCTATGATTTGATACTCAGTATATTCATCATACTTATCTAATGTGAGAGTAAATACACCATTAGACTCTTCACATTTATCATCTGCATCCCGATCTATCTCATATGATTTGCCAAAAACTTCTGTAACATTTTTGATAGAAGAGAGCGAATATGTAGTACTTTCTGAATTATCAGATATTAAAACTTTTTGTAAAAAATCATTATCCAAAACAACTGGATCATTTACACAAGACGGAACCATATTACAGCAGAAATTATTATAAACATCAAAATATGCTTGAATATTTGGATATAGATCAGTAACTCCTGCCACAATAGTAGCTTGTGTATCTCCTGCGGAAAATTCAAGATCATATGGCATTTTATTCCAATTTGGATTTTCCTTACGATATTTTTCATATCCAGTAGGATTAGTAGATTGCTGACCATAAAATTCACCAATATCCTCAATTAAAATTTTATCAGTAATCTCTTCAGCTGTGATAAAATTTCTTAAAGCTTTTTGAATAGTAGTAGCTTTTCCATCAGCATCATTTTGCTGAATTACAATGGTAGGAGCACCACCAACTTGTCCATTGCGTGTTCCATCCATCTTAGCAAACCAATCCATTAATGTCGTAGACAACAAATTATTTGTTGCATCATATGTTGTGCTACTATCTGTAAGTACATACGTACCGCAAGGATACCAAATATAATTACCTTTAAAATAATTAAACACACCAATATCAAATACGAAATTTAGACGCATGTATAAATTCATCCATTCTTCAACATTTTTAATGTTTTGAATAGTACTCTGTATGTTACGTCTAATTTGATTATCAGAAGATATGTCATAGTTGGACGGAGTAACGTCACCCATTACTTGCAATACATTTCCATTGTCATCAGTTATTGTAATCCTATATGCATATTTCAATGTAGGTTGCAGAATGGTTTGCTTATCAAGCTCGGTAATAACATAATTCATTAATACCACCATTCCCTTCCAACATCAGACAAATCACAATTATATAACGTTTCTGAATCAGGTTTCCCAATCTCTACCCAATCAAAGCTAATCTTTCTTAAAGAATTAATTGAATCTCCTGAATCCGTAATTCCTCCTGTAACGCTTATTAACCACATGCGACCATCGTGGAATTTGAGTATCTTTGGCTTTTTGTTGGCAAGCCAATTTTTAAGTTCAGAATGATATTTTAATCCACTCGGTATGTCAATTGTGTGATTATCTTGGTCGAATTTGATAAATGTACCTGAAGCAGTCCCAGAATCATAATTAGATTGTCCATTACTGATTATAGTAGGATATTGGCTATTCAAGAGATCAATAGTTGACGATTGTGTATTTCTTGTAGTGTCCATTGTATCAAGGTTATATAACGTGCCAAAGATTTCATTTTTATCGCAGATAAATAATCCGTCAAATTCAGATTTAAGCTCTCTTGTAACATAAGTATTTTCAATGCCATTACATACAGATACAACCATATATTCAAGTTGTGTATTAGATGGTTCGAAATAATCCTTTATATTAATTTTAAAATCTTCTTCTACGTTGATCTTCTTAGTGTATATAGTTCTCCATTCAAGATCACCAACTTGCCTACATTTGATAACTACATAATCTGTATTTCTTAATGAGAATCCAGAGTTTCCGGCTTCAAGTGTACCATCATCAAAATCTGCATTAAGAATAGTATCATAATCCCAATCATCAAATCTATTCTCTGCTTTTAAATCAGGATTTTTCGAAACAAATAACTGATCAAATGTACCATTATTTATATAAATATTTTTTACATCTTTTGCCTTAGTGGGAGATGGATCCATAACATACCTAGCTCCCAAAAAAGTAGTTCCAAGAAAAAGCATGTCAATCCACCTCCTTATGCTTTAACATAACCGTCCTCTTCATAATAGACTTTCAGGTTATATAAATTATTTTTACGTTTTACTTCAAATATTACTGGGAAAACACCATCGTTATTTAATGATACCATAGCCACATTTGAATCTGTATCGGTAACTTGATTATTTTCCTTATCTAGCAGAATAGCATCTGGTAATTCTACATATCTAACATAATTACTCAACACAGATGTTGCTTCTAACACACAATAATATGCAGCAGCTATTTTTTGTATTGACAAAGATACTTCACCGTCGAATGTCGTATATCCAAAAAATGATTTATTCAGAGGAACATTTCTTGCTTTAATAAACATACTAAATGTATCAGAAAAGTCATATCCTGATATATACGTTACCTTGGAATTATCAAGAATAACCTCTCCATCTTTGAATATTGGATCGTTTCCTTCAACGTTAAATCCAATATCTACGATATTACAATCAACCGTAATATATCCTTCGCAGCGATTATTCACTACTTGGATAAACATGTTATTAGGTTGTACGATATAATCTGCCGTAAATTCCCAATAGCCAGTATCCGCATCCATATCATGTACAGTCTTACCAACACATCTCACATAATACGAAGTAATATTCTTAATTCCATAAAATGTGTAAGTAGGATTATCAAGATTATAGAATACACTAGATTGTCCAACTAAATTTTTCTCGGTATCATATAAATACAAAATATATTCTTTTAAGCCATCATTTTCTGCTTGGGAATAAGAAATTTTGACATCTATACTTGATTTATTGACTCTCTTTTTAAAATCAACAAATGTGAGGTGTGGAGTAGAGAAACAATAGAAGAGTACTGGCTGAGACAACTCACTGGAATTACCATCAAAATCAAATACTTGAATTTGAATAGAATATTGTCCAGGTTTTAATGTATTGGCAGCAAGCTCATATGATAATTTCATACCTAATTGCGTGTCATCTAATACAGTTTCAAACGTTGTATTATCTGTTATAACAACTCTTTTTTTCTCAATCTGATTACCTGAATAATAAAATTGAAATACTTCTATGTTTGTTGGATCGAATGCTTGAACAAAAGATAATATTGGAGTAGGCAAAATAGCCATGATGAATCACCTCCTATTCATAATCTTTTAACCATTCATCGCCCGTGGATTGATTAGCAGGTTCTTCATCCTGATTTACAAATCCATGAGCATTAGTTGCCTTAATTTCTTTATATGTACCATCTCCACAGAAAAACTTTTCTTGATCACCGGCAGATGGTGCAGGAATATAACCTGCTGTGCCTGGATTATCCGCAGTAGCTCCAACAAAAGGTATCCATGTATCTGTATCTGTAAATACGGCATTTGCAGGCACATCAGATTCTACGGTATGATTATTAACCTTAGATGCATTTGCCGCACTATCAGCACTTGTTGCATGTTTAACACTCTTATTTACATCGGCAGTATTATCTACATTTGACAATCCGACTTCATCTTTAGTGTAATCAGGTTTTGTTGCAGCTTTAGCCCAATCACTCACATCAGATGCTGGCATACTATCAGGAAAATCTGTAATTTCTGATACAGTATGAGAGTGTTTAGATGGCGTATATGTATCTGGTTTATCCGTTACACCTGTCCATGGTACAGACGATGCTAGTCCAGCCGTGTATTCCGTATAACCTTCTTCAGACGATAATTTTGTGTTATCAACGACAACATAAAGCATTTTCGTATCATTTACTTTTACAGTATCTCCGTTTTGAACTTCGTTGATTGTAAGTGCAAATCTTGCTTCATCATTATCAACTGGATATAATCTCTCCAATGCTCCCTGCGGAAGCCTAGCCAAATCAATCATACCAGTTAATTTTGAAGCATCTAACGATATAATATCTTCACTATTATGCGTATGCGCTTTTTCAGCTTTCTTTGCCAGTTCAGAATCCAGTCTATCCTTATTTTTCCCTTCATAATACTCCATTCCACTTAATGTTAGAATGGATTCACTAATATTAGGCATGATTTTCCTCCTTATTGTTCAAAGAGTTTATCTATATCAGCCCTAGTAGCATAACGTAAACTTTGTATGACATAGTTTGATATATCCTTACCCTTTGTATTTATTGTTTTACCGTTATCAACGGCAATAAAAACTGTATCATCGGAAATCTCAGCCACATCGTAAGAGTCAATTTGTTTTTGAGGTATAGCCATAAATCTCCTTTCTATAATTTTGCGATAATAAGCTTTTTCTGTTGGTTGCCATTAATATAATGAACCAAGCATTTGTCATTCTTTTGGAAAGTAATAGCAGTGCCATTCTTAACTTTATATTTGGCATTATTAATCAAAACAGTGCAATAATCTTCTTCACTAGAAAGAACAATCGCCTCATAATCACAAAATAATTTTTCTATTTTTTTATCAATTGCTTTATAAATACATTGTGTTAATGTATCTAATGCACGTTCAGTATTTTCCATAAAATCACCATAGAAAAGGAGAGTAGTGTGAAACTACCCTCCATAAAATTATCTTTGTTTATTGTTAAACTTCTGAGTAATATATCCAGGAAGACGTTTGATAATAGCGTCTCCAAGTTGTTCTGCATTTTGAACACCTTGAAGATTTATGTCGCCAATATTAACAATGACAGAAGAATTATCCGTAGTGGTTCCAGGTGCAAATTTTGTAAAATCAGGCATAAGCATCTGTGGTGTAATATTCATACCAGTAATCAGATCAACAAACTTCTCAAAAGATGCATTCTGATTAGGTGTAAGAACACGTTCACCATTACGAGCCATAACGAATCCATCTTCGCCATGCTGTTTAGCAAGATCAGCTAACAAATCGTCAGGATTGATCTTGACAACTCCACCGTTTGCATACTTTCTAACATGTTTCTTTGATGCAGCAATAATCCTTTTCTGTTCATTGGACATGATAATATTAGAATTATTCTTCCGCTGATCAGCAGTGGCCGCCGCACTTGTATTACTCTTTTTTCCAGTGATCTTGTTGATGACACTGGTAGGTGCACCAGCACTAATCATTCCCGACACATTATAAGCAGATCCTACGGAACCGGCAGAACCAGTACTTCCAGAAGCTGCTTTCTGTGCTTCTTTAGCGGCATTGATTTGCTCATTTGCTGATGCCCATGCCGCATTGGCTAAAGCCTGTAATGCTTTAATCTGCTCATTAGCAGACTGCCATTGTGCATCCGCAATAGCCTGTTGAACAGAAATATACTGCGTTCTAAAGCCGTCCAGTGTAGACAATCTGCCATTAAGAACATCATTCTCCCAGTTTGCACCAAGTACCTGACTGGCATACTGCGCATTCATCTGTGTATTATATTCATCAGTAATGGATTGCCATTGTTCCTTCAGCTTATTGTAATAATTAACTTTTTCATTATAAGACTTAATCAGTTCTTCATTACTGTTGATCTGCTGTTGGATGCCGACATACTGGTTCTTGAAATTTTCAACATCTAAGATATTGTTATTGAGAATCAATTTCTGATATTCGGAACCAAGTAGAGCGGCAGCATTCATCTCATCAATATTATACTGATAAGCATTTTTAACATCATCCCACTTGGCTTTGAAGTTCGTCAGAGTATCGATCTGTTTCCGCAATTCGTCTGTCTTTACATCTAGTTCAGCATCATCGTATGAACTTTGAGCATCTTTGATAGCGTCATAGTCTACATCATAGACGTATCCACGTCCTTCTACATACAGCTTCTTTACTTTACTATTGTATGCTTTCTCTAGTTCATATTTAGCTTTTTCAAGAGCAAGAGCTTTATTCCTTTTATCATTGGCATCCTCTAGTCCATCAATGATAGCCTGGATACGGTCAATCTCATTATCATAAACTCTGTCAATCGCATCGAGAGCAGAATCCATGTTGGACAGATTGTCATTAAGTTTATCATTAGCAGACTCCAACTCATCAATCTTTTCCTGCCATTTATCCGCTTCTTCTTCCAAACGGTTTACTACAGCAGAGATTACCTTATCGTATATATCTTTCTGCTTGTTAAGCATCTTCTCAGTATAATCAAAATAATCCTTCGCTTTTAGCTTTCCAGAATTATAAAGATCATCGAGATAATTCTTAACAGAAGAGCAGTATGTATTGTAATCAATCTTACCGGCATCTAAGGATTTCTCCATGTAATCCATATAAGCATCGATTTGTTCTTTTAGATCGTTATAGAGATCATCAGCTGTTTTCTTTGCGGAATCAGCAGAAGACTTGGTTTTATCACCACCTGTATAATCTATAGTAGGTAACTTAATTTCAAGACCTTTACCAGCCATGATCTCTTCCATTTCTTTCTGGACTCGATTGATAATTGTCTGTCTACGTTCATTTGACATAATGGTACTGTCGTCATTTAACAGATCAATCAGCTGTTTTAACTTTGTGCATTCAACACCGGTAGCTGTTAAAGCAACGCATAAAGAACTAAGATTTCCTATATCATCAGCAGTAGAAATAGTAGTAAGATTAGCGACCTGTTTTTGCATTGCGAATAACAATATTTCTTGTGCTGATTCTTCAGATACAATTCCTTCGGTTTGAAGGTTTGTTATTTCACTTGCGGTAACATTCGTAAGATCACTTGTTGTATTCGCAAGGACAGTTTTTTGCGCGGCTAATTCCTTTTGTTGATATATAAGAGTACTATTTACAACTTCTTCCGCATTAGAAACACCCATCTGTTCAAGCATAGTAGTAATTGCTTGCTTATTTTCTTCGGTCAGGTTCTTTAATGCTCCAGAGTTTTGAACATATGCAGTGGCAAGATTATTAAATGCCTCTTGACATTTATCCATATCATCTGGATTATTTGAAATTATTTTGATAAAATCATCATAAGCAGATTTGTATTCATCAGTTACGTTTTCCATACTTCCAAAAGCTTCAGAAAATGAAGTGTTATTGAGAATGGAAGACCAGTCAAAATCTTCTTTATTGAGAACATCGGCATATATTTTATCAAGCTGATCGAAGCCAGCTGATAGAGCTTGAACTTGAGAGATGGAATCGGTGAAAGAAAGTGACTGCGATTCTTCTGCAACCTGTTTTAAATGTTCTTCGTAAGCTTGAATAGCTTTGTCTGCATCCTTTATACCTAAAGTAACTGATTTCCATGTTTCAATTTGCTCTACATTAAAATCTTTTGTATATTCTTCTAATTTAGAATAATCGTCTCTATTAGAAATACCATGATCATCAGTTATACTTCTTAGTGAATTTTGCAATGATCGTTTAGCTTCTTCTTCATTACCGATAATAGGAGTTAAATCAATAGTGATTCCTAACTCTTTTAATTTATCCTGTAATTGTTTCGCCAGAGGAAGAATATTTATATCGCCATCTTCAAATGAAAGTAGCTTCGAAAAAGCATCATCTATTTCCTTTTTATGTTCTTTTGGTATACTCATCAAAGGATTTAGAATATTTTTCGTAATATAATCTTGATAATCAGATCCAGATAATAGATCAATATCTAAATCATTCCAATCAATTTTAGGAATGAGTGTATTTACCAAATTTTGAGAATCGTCTGATAAATATTGATAACTATAATTCTGCTCAACCCATGCCTGCAAATTTGCACTCATCTTAGAATATGAGTTATTAATTTCTTTCTCTTTTTCTGCTATTTCTTTCTTAAGACCTGCTATATTAGCTGCATGAAGATTATTATCCATTAGCTGTAATGAATTATAATATTCTTGAGCTTCCTTTAATGCGATGTCTCTAATTTGATAAGCATTTTGCCCACCATTATTAGTAGCATGTTCATAACCAGCAATTCTAATCTGGTCATTACCCATATCTTCCCATGTTATTTTTGCATCTTCTAATGCTTTAATAAAATTATTTCTATATGTTCTCAGAGGATCATTTACATCATTAAATGTAAAAATGCCATTCCCATTCTTAGCAATATCTGCAATATCATAATTTAACTGATTAAATTCTTGTTCGGCATCAGCAAGTTCTTGCTTGAGCTGAGTGATTTTGCCCTTGTTTGTGTCTACTTCTGAATATATTCCTTTTGCTACTTTATCAAGATTGTCAACTAACGTTTGCTTCGCAATATTTTGCTGAGTTTCTAGTACTTCATTTAATTTAGCAGCTGTTTCTTCTGCATTCTTACCAATATTTAATAAAGCATTACCTTGGTCGTCATAACCGGAAACAAGAGAAGGAGATAGCTCTGCAAACTCCTGTGAGATAGATAAATATTCCTGATAATCATCTTCAGATAATGATACATTCTTTGAAAACTCGTTAACACCGGTAGATAATTCTAAAAATCTGTCTTTATTCTCATTAAGAGTGGAAGATAATTTCTTCAAGGAAGAATTTGCATCATCAATTTTTTGCTGAGCTTCTTCCATAGCTTCAGCAGCATATTTAGCACGGTTTACATAATGATCAATTGCGTTCGCTGCCAATTCAATGCCTTTTACAACGAGTGCAGATATTAACATATTGGCCGCCATTGAGACTGCGCCATATGCTAGTGATTGAGCTTTGGCTGCAACCGTAGAGGCTTTAGATGCACTTGTTAATTCTTCTGTAATTTGGATTGCTCCATCCGAATTTATTATTAATTCTTTTGTGGCATCATTAGTTCCTTTAATAGCCAATGATCTGGATTTTTCAATTGTAAAACCTGCTTCAATTGCATCATTATATTTTTGAATGGCAGATATATCATATGTTGGAACTTCTAATAATGCTTTTTTAAATCCTAATGTTTGTATATCATATATAGTATCTTTGATTTCTTTAATTGAATGACCAAATAAACCAATGGATTCATTCATTTGAGTTGTACTGTCTTTAATTGTTGTGAATATCATACTATTTTGTTGTGTTATACTTGTTTGAGGAGTATAATTAAATTAAAAAAGGAGAAATCACAGATGATTATAAACAAAGATATACTTGAATGTAAGGATTGTAAAAAAATGTATTTTTTTGATTCATCAAAGCCATATAGTAAATTTTGTTTAAAATGTGGTGGAAGATTAATTTATATAGATAACGCAGATTGTGACACTGATAGAGCAGAAGCTGTGAAAAATCAACCCAAATATGATCCTACAAAGGATCCTAGTAGTCCAGCTTACATCCCAAAAGTAGAATGTCCTTATTGTCATTCAACAAACGTTACCAGGATATCTAACACAGAAAGAGTAGCATCTATTGCTATGTTGGGTATTTTTTCAAAGAAGATTAATAAAAATTTCAAGTGTAATAGTTGTAAAGCGACTTTTTAATGATCGAACAAAACATACGTTCCGAATGGAAATATATGATATTTTGTTGTATTATGAGTATATCGTAAATGCGTGAAAGGAGAATATTCATATGAAAAATTATTCAAAAGAAGAAATTTCTAAAATAGTGTTAGATTGTTCCAACACCATTTTAGAAACTAATATGCAATCAGTTATTGATGAAGCCTTAGATATAGCAAAAGAGGGCAAAAGTAACAATGAGACAATTATTGAAATGTTTGCTCTTATTTATCACAAGACTCAACAAAATTGTTGCGATACAATCACTGAAGTATTAAATAAAATACTCAATGATTAATTCTCTTCATTAAACATTTTTCGAGATTATTTTGAATAGCGTCAGATAAAGAGTTATTTTCTTTTAACTTCTGATCGACAATGTTTGAAATAATCTCACTTATTTTTTCTTTAATAATATTTTTCATAATTATATCTCCATAAACTCCTAAAATGTATTGGCTATTTCATTCCATTGGAAGGACATAGTATATAAATATAATTTTTTCTGAATACTATTTTCTTTTCTAATGGCAGATATATAAGTTTTCTTAAAATCATCATTTAAATTAGTGCTTAGTATTTTTTGTTCCCAATCTGCATCAAGAGATTGTGTAATATTATTCATATAAATCCTTTCTTTGGGGGGGGGAGTTAAAACTGATATGATCATTGACAAGGAGTCGATTCCGAGACAGTATTTCAAACAGGCGGTCAAAATATTCCAAAATGTCCTACCTGTGGATCAACCAATGTCAAAAAAATAAGTAGTACAAAACGTTGGATATCAGCAGGGCTATTTGGTTTGGCTAGTAGTAACATCGGTAAGACAATGGAATGTAACAACTGTGGATATAAGTGGTAAGCACATCAATAGAACTAACGTTACGAAACCACACCAGAATCGTACACTTCATTTAATTGTACTTCAAGCTCTGCCAATTTTTCTTTTTGATCGTCAGAAAAAGCAGCTTCGAGTTTTTCAAAATTGGTTAATTGTTCATTGTAATAATTTAAAATTGAATCAATAAATTGCATTATATCACCTCCGAGGATAATTACATGAATGATATTTTTCACAAGGACAAATTAATATGGGAACATAACATACGAAATTTTGAAAAAGAATTTTTAAATATGTTTCCTGATATGAAACTACCTAATTATAAAATAAATTTTATTCAAGAAATTAAAAACATCAATTACTCAATGCAGGTCGAACATACAAAAAATCCTATGGCACTTAATATAAACATGGGATATATGTGCGATAAAAATTTTGATTATAAAAATGTATTAACACATGAATTTACACATATGAACGATTATTATTCGCTTTTAAATGACAGAAATCCAAAATTTAAATCAAAGGCATTGTCACTTTATACAGAATATCATGCAACATATATTCAAGCACAATATTTATTTTCTCAAAATAAGAAGAGTATTGATTGTATTATGCAAAATATATTAGAAAGTGAATTGCTGATCCAAGAAAATATTGAATCTTTTAATAAAGGAAAAGACCTCAGTTCATGGAACGGAATTTTATATGGTTACATGTATTATTTTGGATACGTTGATTATTATAATTCTATATGTAAAAAATATGAGATGAAACACTTTGATTTTGAAAATGATAAGATATTATACGATTTATATAATTGTCTAACATTACATATAACAAGTGATTCATTTTGGGAAGTGTGTTACAAAATTCAAACATTATTAGATAAAAGTATTTTGTATGAATTGTTACAAGATAAAAAATAATGTCCATATTGCCATTCACTCGACACCTCTAAGATTGACACAGTAAGTCGTATGGCTTGTATGTTTAGATTAGCAAGCAAAAAGATAGAAAAGCAATGGCATTGTAATAAGTACGGATCTGATTTTTGATAAAAAATAGAAGAGTAGTAAAAGACTTGTCGAAAGATGAGTCTTTTATTTTTTGAGTAAAATAGCACAGAGCCGTAGTTTTACCTACGACTCCGCACTATTTCCTCCTAAACGCATGTCAAAAGACAATTGTTTATTTATCCTTTCTTTCACATATCTATCAGCTAATGGACACCCATTTCCGTTTGATATGGTACAAGACAAAGCTAATGGACACCCATTTCCTTGTCTGTATAAGAATTGTATCAAAAAATATGGTTAGTGTCAATACTAAAATAATTTAACTAATCCATATGACTTAATATCATTTTTATATCCATCATATATTTTGGGATCAAAAACATCCCACATATGATGTGTGATTTTTGATCCATTTATATGTCTGACACAATTATAAGCGACAATATCTGCAATTTGTAAGCCTATGCTATTTTCTTCTTTTACAGTAAAGCTTGTAGTGGTTATATATTTGTCAATAGCATCTGGCATATAAATATTTGTGCCGTTTTGTAATATATCAAAATAATATTTCTGTATTTTTCTATTTTGGGATTCTTCTCTTGATTCGAATACTATACTTCCACGAGCTTTATTCTTAGTTAAAAAATGAATATAATTATTAATAACAGAAGAAAATAATATCTCATATATATCATGAGAAAATTCGGGATATTCATTATTATATTCTTTTACATTAGTATATGCAGTTGTTATTTTAAAATCTACGTTACTAATACTATTTCTTAATGAATCCCAAAAATTTGTACACATGATGGTATCAGAACACATCATTTTAAATGATTTTTGCTTTTTTATTATATCAGTATAATGGAATACGATATTAGGGTTTCCTAAAATAGCCTTAGTATTCTGTATAGATGGAATTAAAATATTTTTGTAGTCATTTCTTGATATTATGATACCACCCAGCAATAAATATGGATTTGCTATTGTCTGCGCACTTTCGTCTAAAAATAATATATAATCAGATCCTATCATATAATAATCTCCACAAATTTATTTGGTATTTATTACCATGTTAATATTATACGACAAGATATTACAGAATTCCATCAGAACATATGTGCTCAATGATTAACTATTTTCTTTATACATACCAGGAGATAAGAAGTTTTCATATACCGTATCATTTTCTTATCTACCGGCTGATAATACTCTCTATCCTCAAGTATGATGTGTTCTCCATTTTTATATCGCTTCTGGTTAAGCTCTAACTCATGTTTAGCTTTCAAACGTAGTGCTGAGTAGTGTAGTTTGTCAATAATATTTTTGATCAATATAATTACCTCCCATAACTATTTTTTCTAAACATACGTTCCGACTACCAATATCTTCCAAGAGGTACTACAATAAAAATGATAGGATATGATCGTGAGCACACCACGATCTCGTGTGTAATTCTATCATGTAACATATTAATTTCACAATCCTAGTTTAGGAGAAAGTGAGAGTAACGCTCTTGGAAGAAAATCATCTAGTGGGTTCTCCACACCAAATTCCCGACCGTTATCAACATCACGGAAAGGAGGTGAAAAATGGAAGAACAATTACTCGAATTTATTGTGAAACTTGTAGAAATTGGACTTGGATACTATCTGGTACATAATGTCTTTTCCAAAAGGACTAAAGACTTTCATGCATCCGTTGACCAGAACGGCGTAAAAGTCGATAGCTCATTCTACAAGGAGTAACTTTTCTTCATTTCAAAAATTCAATATCGTTTAGAATGGCTGAAAAGAGAGTGGAGGTAAAAATGAAATAGGGAGCTGTGATCGTAACATATCACGGCTCCTTATTTTTTTATATTGTCACCATTTGTCGATGATATTTTATTGCTTCACAACTTCAAAGTAATATATAATAACAGCGGAAAAGTGAAAGGGGCATTTTTCTGCACTAAAATAGGAGAGAGGCTTTGAAACCTTTCTCCTATTTCTTTGTGTGAAGTTTATTAGATTAAATTAGTTGATAGAACTAACCAATTCTCTTTACAGTTTCACGCCAGTAGTCAAATCTTCCACGAACGTTTTCCTGGTTAGAAGTGCCAGACTGAAGAAACTGCTTGTAATAATCATTAGCATCATAACCATCAAGGAATGTTCTAATTTCTTCTACGAGACGACTGAATGATTTTTTATCCTTAGTGATTCTATATGCGCTATAGAGAATCATAGGTAGAGAAGTAGAAGGAACTTTTAATTTTTCTTCTTCAAATGACTCATTTAATCTATCAAGAGCTTCTGTAAGAGTAGTAATCTTTTCAATGCTCTCATCGCCATGATCAGCAACAAATGCATTTATATCCTTGGATCTGAATGATGTATAATCATTCTCCTGATTCGTTGAAATCAGCATCAATGTCTGAATTATAATATCTCTATCTGATCCATTCTTACGCATAGTAGGAGTAAGAACTTTATCCATAAATGCGTGATCGACGAGATTTCCGATTTCACTATTTAATACATCAGATTCATTTACTACACGCATATGTCTTGCAGATAAAGGTTTACCGGCATTTTGTCTGCGGAAGATTTCACGAACATCTTTTTCAGTACAATCAGACATTCTATATACCTCTAATTCCGCATTAAGAATTTCGCTCTGAACATCCTCATCTAATTTTGTGAATTTTAGTCCAGCTAAGTTCTTTTCTTCTCCATTAACAATAATAGGTTCCATATCCTTAGAAAGCGAGAACTTATTTCCAATAAAATCTCTAATAGTAGAAAGACGTTGTACACCATCAATAATTGCTAATGTGTTATCATTTTGTACGATCCCGTATGTGGGATTAATAGGATATTTACGAAGTAATGAATCGATCAAGTCTGTTTTTTGTTTTTTATTCCACTGTCCCTCTGGTCGCTGCAACTTGTGAGAGAGTGTAATAGCTCCTTTATTCATGTCTTTTACAAGTGACTGAAGAGATCTCGTTTTACATGTGTAATCCATTATGTTACCTCCTTCAAAAATTGAAAAATTTTGATAATTTGAAAGTAACATATTTTTGAAAATTTGTAAAGGGACAACTCTTCCGTTTTTGCAAATTTTTCATCTTTTTTATTCGACATAAAATATTATCGCAATAAAAAATAATTGCCACGGCAATTGTAATAATAGTTCCTTTTTATTTTATGCATTTCTTATCATACCTTAATACATAAAGGTTCAAACAAACGTAGAAGTAGGAGATAAGTTCCTAACTCATAATTTTACGGCTACGTTCCGTAATAGTACCGAATGGCTATTGTCATCGACAGCGTTTCATCTGTCGAATCCCACCCATAGCATTACTGTGGCGGTTCTTCCCATAAGGAAGCTTCCGACCTGACCACACGAGTTCATACATTGTTACTATGTCTATTATGTTGCCAAAATAGCGGAGTAGTATGAGTTTTACGTGCTTCCCAGTTACATGTTTATGACATGCAAATCTATTCAGACGTTATATGGTGTTTATCATCGTGTATCTCACGACTTAGTGTATTCTAAACCTTCGTATCCGAAGTAAATTATATACACTGTTGGCACATTCAAAACATTTTAACAGACAGTTTTGATACTCAACTAATATAATTCGAGTATACCAACATTTTTGAAGGAGAGTGCTGCACCAATACCAGTTGCTAATGTAGGAATTAATCCAATTTTATCAACTATTTTTGTTAATATATCTAATAAATTTGTTGCTAATGTTACAGTATTTTTAACTGCATCTTTATCTATTATTGTTTGCCAAAATTCTTCAGCGGTAGCAGAAAGAATTTTTATTCTACCATTTATAGAGTCAACTATAGCTTCATTTTCTCTCAATGCTGATCCTTCAGCATCAGATAAATCATTAACTACGTTATCAATTTGTTTATAATTTTTTAGCAAAGCAGCTATATTATTGGAACGTGATTTCCCGGCTATAATTTCCAAAAGAGCGGCTTGTGAAGTATCGCTCAAATTTTCAAATACTGCACCTAGTTCTTTGACTTGTTGAGCAGTGGATTTAAAAGTATTATCATCAAGCATAATATCTACGCCTGATAATGCTTTTATTTGTTCACGAAGTTTTGATGTGGACTCACATACACCGTCTGTATCTTCTCCCATACTCTCAAGTTCTGCTTTCGCTCCACGCAATCTTAAACTTAAAACTTTGAGCGAGTTACCGGTATTTTCACTATTCTGAACAATTTCGTTCATTGCCGTAATTAGACCGATACTCTCTTCAAATGAATTGTTTCCAACTTCAAGAGCGGAAGCAGATCTCTTCATGGCTTCACCGATATCCGTTGCTGATAAAGCATACATATTACCTATTTGGTTATAGTCATCAACGATTTTAATACTATCTTCTGCTTGAATATCAAACGCTTTCATAGCAGTAATCATATCTTCGGTAGCTTCTTGTACATCTACACCATCACCAACATTTACAAACAATGTTGCATTTTTTGCTAAATCTTCTGCTTGTTCAAGACTGTATCCTAGTCTCAGAAAGTCCGCACTAGAATTAAGAAATTCTTTGTTTGTACTTGCGATTTCTTTTGCTGTACTTGCAACTGTTTTTTGAAATCGTGCATAACTAGCTTCTGTTGCATCAGATACCTTGCGCACTTCGGTCATAGCCTCATCAAGGTCTCTGATTATATTAACACCTTCACCAATATATCTGAAAATGTCATTAACACCAAAAGCCATTCCAATCTGGCTTGCAGCACCATACCAAGCTTTTTCCTTAACAACATCCCAAAATTTCTTACCTTCTTCACCAGCTTCACGAATGCGGATCTGAAGTTTCAAAAACTCATCAGTCAAATCAGATACATTGGCATTTGCACCACGCATTGTTAACTGCTTTTGCAGTTTCTGAAGTTCTACTCTAAACTGTTTAGATAAGCCAGAGTTTTTCTTCATGTAATCGCCAATTTTGTTATACAGCTTGTCTCTTGATAAGGAAGTAGATCCTTTTTCAGCCGCTGTCATAGAAGTAATAGCACGAGTCGCTTCTTCAATATTTGATTTATATTTCGCTATACTTTGGAGATCTTCTTCAGTGATTGTATCTTTAGAACCTATTTGATCTCGAAAGGCTTCAAACTGAGAAATTTGTTCTTTTAACTCTTTTAAATTAGCCTTATATTTTTCACTCTGATTAAAATCAGCAGGAGTAGCAGAGAGGTTTGCTAGCTTTCTGTTATAAGTATCAAGAAAGGACTGGATAGAATTAATTGAGGATTCTCTTGATTTGATGGAGTCATTAAAATCTTTAACCGTAGAGGTTATCTCTTTACTGTATTCTGATAGTGTAATTTTACCACCTGTTAAATCAGAATTTAAAGACTGTACAGTATTCCTAATTCCTTGAAATTTCTCATCAAAACCATTTGGTACTTCGATCTTATTTAATAGTGCATTTGTGTTATTTAAGGCATTATTAAATTTAGTAGCTTCATCATATGCTTTTGAAATAACCGAAGCATCATAAACCGTTTCGGTTGCTTTCAACACTTGAGGTTTACTATCTTCTCCTACATATAAAGAATCACCATTTTTTAACTTCGCATGATAAGATGTAACCATACCATCAGCAGTTTGTTGAGTAGTTTTTGTGATCTTAACAATAGCATCTATTTTATCTTTAAGAATATCGAATTTTGCAATTACTTCATCAAATCCAGATGTATTTGGTACAAATTCTATCTTTTCTAATTTTGCGCCTTGTTTTTCTAATTCTACAATTTCAGATAATACTTTGTCTAAATCTTTTGATATATTATCGATATTCTCTTTGTCGCCAACTCTTTGAGCTACACCAAGCAGATTTTGTAGTGCAAATTTTTTATCTAACGCTTTTCTATATTTAGAATTTATACTGTCGTCTGATGAATCTTTATCTGATTTCTTACCAGGCTTCTTTCCACTTGAAATATTCGTTTCAGTAGAGCCTGTAGAAACATACTTTACTTTCGCTAATTCTGCCTCAAGCTCTTTGACTTTTTCGGTAAGTTTTGTCACCTCTTCAACAGAAGTAGTTACATTCAATCCCTGGCTAAATGTTTCTGAGAATTTAGTAGCTGCCACAGAAATCTCATCAAGTTTAGATACAATAAGATTTAACTGTTCAATAACGCCTGTGAGATCAGTCTTGCCAAACAGATCATCCAATGGATTGGCATCAGCAGACTTATTCATTTCGTTTTGAGCTTTGGTAAGCTGTCCCATTGCTGAAGCAGCAGAAGTCCAATATTTCTTATCTGTTTCTGTGTATAAAAGATCTTTTCCACCAAACTCGGACTTGACTTGATTTCGCATATTTTCAATAAATTTACGATAAGCCTGAATTTTGGCCATCATAGTATCAAATTGATTAATATCGAATTCAAAGAAATTTGTGTTAACCATTGAACCGCCAACACCAGACATTTTGATATGCTCAAATAATCTCTGATATGCTTGTAAAGCATTGGACATTTTACTCTGTATCTTTGCTTCTAGCTCTGTGTCAGAACCTACATCAATATTCATGTTAAGCCCAATGTCTTTTACGCTAGAACTTAATTCAGAAATAGAAGAATTGATCTTATTGATCATAGAGAAAAGAGGGCTGAACTCTTCTCCATCACCGACATCAACAAAAATCTTCTTAATAGAAGCTAGACTGGATTCCATCTTTGTGAATAAATCAATCACTGTTTTTAACTGATTTTCATCTACAATAGAATTTCCGATGCCATTGCCATTTCCGCTACCAGTTCCGAATCCTTTACCAGAAGCAATAGACTTGACCACATCAAGCAACTTATCTAAGCTTTTAACAGTTTCTTCGATACCTTCATTGGTGATCTTCACAACAAAATCATTGGAAGCAAGCTGTTTTTTATATTTCTGTAAAGTTTTTTCAAACTCTGCTTTATTTTTAGAATCAGAGAAATCAAAATACATCTCCAATTTATTATTCTCTAATTCTTTCTGACCTTCAGACAGTCCTTTTAATATCTGTGCTAATAGATCACTTTTATCTATTACGATACTCGCTGTCATTGAAGCAGCAATATTATTTGGCATTTAAATTCCTCCTCATCTTATTTTTTCAAATATTTATTAACAGTGAATTCCCACTTGGATTCAAAATTCCTACGAGTAAAAGATTCCATGGAATCACTCTGATTAAAATACGGGTTTGTCCATGTATTAGCACCACTAGAATATGACTGACCAAATCTATAGTTTGGATGATGCCATATTTGAGGTAATCCGTGAATTCCTTGATTCCATTGTAAGTTGATTAAAAAATCAGCAGGATCAATAGAAGCATTATATTTCGCCCTCCATCTATAAATAGATGGATCATTTATTCTAGCTAAAGTATCAAATTTAACCATGTTTACATATGAAGTGAAGTAGATAGTGGCAAATCCATTTTTTTGAACCAACTTATGTTCAAATTCTAATGAATCGAGCATTGTATCATGTCCATTTACAAACCATTCAATAGTAGATTGTTGTCTGATTTCTTTCTGAGCTTTATTACCGGCAGAAATATATCTATCAACATATTTTTCAGTTATTCTATCTGCAAATTTTTGCAGTTCTTTGTCGTTTATTTTTAATCCAGTAGCTCTTATTGCCATCTATTTTCCACCTCCAAAATTTCCACTACAATTTAACTATTTCTACACTAAAATAGGAGAGTGCCAAACTCTCCATAATAAAAGCTCCATAAGCTGTGACACTTATGGAGCCTAAAATATTTAATCTTTATTTCTTAAATAATATGCAATTCCATATATCATACCAACAAATCCAAATACAAAATAATAATGACTTGTTGTTAATGTAAAATTCACAAATGGCTGTAATGCTTCTACAAAGATATTATCAACTCCAAATAGACTGAGAAACCACGCCCCAATAAGTCCATAAAATATTCCATCAAGCATATAAAACCTCCAAAGAAATTTGAATTTCATTATTCAGCATTACATGATTTCTTTTCTAAATCATATAATTCAATATACTTGTCCAAATTATACTGTTTTCTTTCTATACAAATTGCCGATATGGTTACTAAGTCATTATCAAAATCATATTTAACGTCACATATATGAGCTTTTTCAAATCTGATTTTATCAGATGAAGACAAGTGTTCATATATATCTTTCCCCTCAATATACATTTTTGTAGCATATGTCTCCATACCTTACACCTCTTTGAACTCACCCTTCTTAGCAAAATCAATAATCTTATCAACTGTTTCCTTTGGCATATTTCCAATCTTTTCACCAACGGCTTCAATAATAGGATTCAAAGTTACGTTAGACAGCATAGCAAATCGCTCAATCTGATTAGAAATAAATGCATGAGGCTCATATTCATTTGTCAAAATGTCCTTCGCCTTCATATCCAAAATAGATCTAAACTCAGCAATCTCATTTGCTGGAATCAGTGGAGGGGTATTCTCATCTCCAATAATTAATATATCTAATAGACCGGAAGATTTTAAAGCGTCATAATCCTTAATAAAACTTCCGTCTTCAATTTCCAAATTTGTATAATTAGTAATAATAAAACGACAAAACTGAACATACTGAACAACGGAATTTACTTTGATTCTATCAGTTTTACGAAATTTCTTATTACCTTCTTCATCTGTATATTCTTCCTGATCATACATAGATTTATTTAAAATAGCCTGTGCATACCCATCTTTTTCAATGATAGAAATATAAGGCTTAATTTTCAAATTTTCATTAATAAAACTACACTTTAACTGATCAGTAGTATTATTATATCTTTCACAAAATTCTAAAACTTTCATTTTATTTTCTCCTTTTCTCTCCATATAAAAAGAGCCAGGATAACCTGACTCTTATAATAATTGTTATATTATATTATTTTGCTTTACAACTGAAAGGTATTAACAGCCATTTTGCACCCTCATGTTGTTCCAATCGTTCGTTTACAAAATCATGAACTTCTTTAAGACTACCCCTGTTTGCCTCTTCAAGAACCTTATACTCAAAAGGATCTGATTCGTCAACACATACAACCTTGAAAAATAAATTCTCCATAATAATACCTCCCTTTCAGCCCATAATATTATTTTATACAAAACAATTCATATAAATCCACCTTAAGCACTCTGGAAAGTATTACAGCATTACTAAGCAATATATCATTAGTATTGCCATTTTCTATTTTATTCAAAGCAGTAACCGTTATGCCGGTTTTGCGTGACAATTCCTTCAATGTCATATGTCTTTCGTTTCTATAATACCATAACTTATTTTCCATACACCTTAAGATTTACCGATATAATTGTTTTATACAATATTACGGCAGGTAAAATAAACCATGGATGAATATAGGTATGTTATACTAAAATTTAATGCGTCATGAAGAATTTCCAATAATATCCATCATTAGTCCAAATCTCAAAGTATCCATTATCAAATGGAGTATATTTGATTCGGCTGATCTGAGGAGAATAGTGACAAATTTCCATATATGTATCAGGGGCTATATAGAAGTTATGTTGTTTAATCAAAACATCTATTTCTTCTGAGTACATTTTATTTCCTTGTAGAACATACAAAATCTGTAATTTCAGACTGTATACGTCCTTCTTTAGCCTTGTTTAAAATGTTACAATTTCGTTTGTATCTTGTACAACCGATGCAGTTAGTTTCAAAGTTTTCTAACTGAGATGCATTATCGAAAATACCAATATATTCTACGGGATAGATTTTTAATTCTATACGTGGACTTATAGAATCATAATAAATTCTTTGAACACGTTCACATGTTACATTATCATCCACCCATATTAAACCGGTATCTGTAATAGCATCTAACATACACTTAAAATAATTATTTGGATCTCGATCTGTCCTGTCAAAATAAAAAACTGCATCTATATAAAAGTGTCTAGTTTTATTTGGTATAAGATCATAATCCTGTTTTTTTACTTCATCTTTCACATATTGCATAAAACTTTTTTGGTATTTTATAGCCTCTTGAGTTTTATAGCTCATTGCCATAGGTTTTTTATTTTTAATAATAGCTCTGTATGCTAAATAATGGTTAACCGATGGTGGAAGAGGAGAAGTAAGATATAAAATATTTCCCATTATTCCTCCAAAATAGAAGAGTGATTCCTTACGAAATCACTCTTTCCTTTATTGATTTTGCGGTATTATTTAGTCATCTATTACTTCCCATGTGTACATTTCTTTTTGCACAACAGAGTGAACAAATGAATTTAATCCGCCATAACTTTCATATGAAGCAATCAATCCTTCAAGTGATTCAAGCTCCATTTTATTTATTTGATTTTTGATATGATAATAACGATAGGATTGAGAGATCCTATCTTTTAGTTCAGCCTGAACACGCTTGTTTTCTTTAGCTTCATTTTCTTTGAAACGTTTATCTGTATCATTTTTCATCTGGTCAATTTTATTCGAAATGTTTTCAATACTTTTTACTAAATTATTTCGTATCTCACATGACTCTTGATAGTGTTTAAGATCATCCTCATTGATTTTTTGAATATCTTTCTTATGCGTTTCTGTCAACTCTTTTAAACCATTAGCAGTAGACATGACAAGATTATGTTCTTCACGTTTTTGTCTCATTGATTTCGTTTCAATTCCCAGAAAATCAAAAAGAAACCAAGATACAACTTTAACGATCGCTTGAAAGCCTAAAAGTACAGCAAAAAGTGTAATGGCAAACATCTTCCAATCAATATTGAAAAATCCTTCTATTGTTCCCATGCATAAACACCCAACCTTTCTTACTTGGTCTGAGTGTTATCCTGCATCTGCTTCCACGCAGCTTCCAAAAGAATACGAATCTGTTCTTCTGTGATAACCTCTTTCTTTGAATTGAACATCTTATCAATGAACTTGATAACGTATTCCCTTTTCTCCTCGCCAGACTTTGGCGCATCAAATAATACTTCAGCAGCTTCAACAGCTTTAGTTACCCATTTAATAATTTCTTCCATCTGAGTTTGAGATACTTTAGACTTGATATAAGGAATTACGAAATAGGTGATAATAGCTCCAAACACAGGAACTAATGTCAAAATAAATTTAAATATATTATCGCTCATAGGGTTTCCCTTTCTAGTTATCAGTTGTTGTTAATACGGTAGTGATTAACTCGTTCATATCCACCTGTTCTTTTACATCATCTGGCAACTCATTAATCATCTGCATAGGTAGCTGAATTTTGTGTTCAGATTTAATCAGCATATAATACGCACCACTAGAAATTCCTAACTGTGCAATCCAGATTCCAAGTAAAACACCAAAACCATCTAAATTAAAAAGCTGGACAGTAGTAAGATAGCCTGAATCATAACCGTTTACTAAGATATTAGATATGTATTGCATCTCATAAAGACCATTTAATGCAACACATACCATATATCCCATAATCAATACAACAGCGACAACATAATCAATAATTAACAGTTTCTTTGAAAATGGCTTCTTCATTTAGACCGCCTTTCTTCCTTCCTTTTTGCCATGCTCAATGTAATGCTTGTAGTAGAGTGGAAGATTTTCTCCAAATGCAGCTCTCAAATCTGCATAAGTATTCTTATATACTTTTACATCGAAATTGGCACTTGCTTTACGACCTTCTTTCATACCATTCTGCTTAAAATGATTCCAAAGTGCCGTTGCGTTAGTTCCAAAAGCTTTCTTCAAATCTGCATATGTATTAGCATAATAAGTGGGATTGAAAACTAAAGAATAGTCCAGACCATTGTAGATATATTTAGAAGAAGTCGTTGTTGATGTGGAATGTTTTGTAGCAGGAGTAGTTGTTGTAGTACTAGAAGTAGAGTTAATGGTTGTTCCAAGAATTCCTTCAGCAATAGCTTTTGCTACTTTATCTACATTTGCCATATACACATTGTAATCATCACGATCATCTACGAAGCATACTTCAATTAATAGTGCAGGAGCAGCAGCTTTTCTTAAGAAATATAATCCAGTACTTGCTTTTACTCCACGATTAGCAAAACCGATAGATGCCAAATTATTTACAATTCGCTGTGCTGCCGGTTTAGCAGAAGATGTATTTTTGTAAATCCATACTTCAGAACCAGTGGTTCTACCGTTGCCCCTTTGATCTTTAGCACCGGCATTGAAATGAATAGACACATCGAGATTTGCCTTATGTGCATTACATTTCGCAACAATTTTTCTTAAAACATCATTCTGACTTATACCATTATCCACAGTACAATCATATACGGTATGTCCTTTAGATCTGAGTAAAGCAATTACTTTATCCTTAATAATTCTATCCTGTTCAGACTCGTTAAGTAAGCCTACTGCACCACACGCCACTTTTCCTTTTGGATTGTGACCACCATGTACGTTAATAACCATTTTATCACCTCCAAGTGATTCAATAATATTTGATTGTTTATCATATTTTGTGAGATTATATTTTTTGATAACGTTCATCACGTTATTGACATAATTCAGACTTGTACAATATCCATCAGATTTGATTGTTTTGAGATATTTCTTTGGATCCGTGATCCCTTTTAAATTTGAATAATTAGAAATGCTAATAAATTCAAAATAACCTTTCACACCAGATTCCATATTTTTGAACTTAAACCAAGTCATAGTAGAAGAAGTATATTTACCATTTGCTGACTGCTCAGAACCAACTTTAATATATGTGCCAGATGCACTAGGACATCTGTTGGCTCTATATTTTAACCCAAAATAATTATGAGCATTTTAGCCAATTCAGAAGTTCCACTAGCTGATTCCAAAATTGACTGAGCAATAATAGGAGAATATACTTTAATTCCGTATTGTGGAGCATACTTAACAACATAAGCTGCAATTTCATCTATAAATGCCATTAAACTCCTTTCTCTTGTTCAGATGCAGCACGCCATTGTTTGTACAATTCTGTCATTTCCTTTGATTTCTTCCAAACAAAAACAACACGTTTGTTTTGTCCAGGTATTACATCTACAAGTTGCCCTTTTGAAAGAGGAGAGTTTAGATACATAAAGTTCTGTGCCATATTTGGAATAAACCGCACATCATCTACTTCATACCCATTAACACTCCTGTCAAAAACTTCACTATATTCTTTAATAACTGATCATTCCTTTCATTCCCAAAATCGTAAAAAATAGGCTACACAAAAAAATACTGAATAGTAATTAATGTGTAGCCTACAATCTATCTACAAAAAATAACTTACTATTCAATATTTTCATCTTTAATGTTTTCACGCTTCTTAGAAGCATATTTCATTTTTACATTTTTATGTTCAACCTGAATTTCTTCTGCTTTTTCAACAGTTTCCATTTTAGGTTCTACGGTAATTTCTTTTATTACATTTTTGATTCGATCTGGGAAACTCTCCAAATCAGATAAGTCACAATGACTTAATTGTTCTTTTGCTTCTTCCTTATTTTTTGTTCTCGTATATTCAGAAAGAGCAATGAAAATTTTATAATGTTCAAGAGTGTCTGTTATAGTTCTCCATGGTTTAAAAGTTTTAACGGTTTGGCATGTTTTACAAACAGAATATCTTTTGCCACAGATATCACAAACACCATTTAAAGGTTCACTCATTGTACTTTCCTTCCCATCAAAAATAAGAGGAGAGTAATATGCTCCCCTCTTACTATTTATTCAATTAGTCCTGAGTAACAATAATGTCAAACAATTTCGCTTCAGTATCGCAATAAGGCTTCTGAAGAATATAAGAAGCTGCATGTTTGCCTTCGGCGGTCAGATTCAGTTCAACACTAGAAGGATCAATCTGTGCTCTAGGGCAATAGATATATCCAGCATAAACAATGTTCTTATTACAAGGATTATGGAAGATTGCATGAATAAGCAGAGACTTAACAGCAGGAACACTATCAGTTGTCTTAGTAACCTTAACTGCATTTTCAGCTTCTCTTTCATAATTTACGAATACTCTACCAGTTACATCATCAGGAAGAGTGATCTTCTTTGTAGCTGCATCAAGAGTAAACTTACCTTCACCTGCAACAGCAGATACTTCATAAGTCTTACCGAAAGTATTATCATCATTGATAACCTTTACATACTTAACTTCTGCACCAGTAGTACCTACAGGAACATACTTAAGAACTACAGTATGATCAGCACCGATTGTCAGAGTTTCTGATACAGGCGCAACAATCTTATCTTCGCCAGATGCTACTTTCTTGGTAGTACCAAACTGAGAAGCAGCAAGATCGAGAGAGAAGATAGAGTTAGTGAAGCCAAAAGTACCAGTCTGAGCATTATAGAATGTCATAATAGGAGTACCCATAGCATCAGTTACATCTGTACCCTCCGCACTTGTCTGAAGACTGGGATCCTCAACCTGAGTATATCTACCTGTCAGCTCTTTAGTTTCAGGATCATACTCTTCAACAGAACGAATTCTTTCCAGAACCAGCTCATTAGGATTAAAAGCCATAATATTTTCTCCTTTCAAATTTAGGCAATAAAAAAGAACTCATTAACTGAGTTCTCCGAGCCAATCTAATTGTTTTTTATCTATTTCTTTTAGGTTGATTCCAAAACCGGAATAACCAGACTGTAATAGCAGTTCTGCATTCTTAATCTTTGAAATCCTCTTTACGGAATCCATGAATGCATTTATTTTCATTTCCCATACTTGGGAATGATTATATTTAAAACCTTCACTGTTAACCAGTGCAGATATTAAATTAGTTAATAATGAATGATATTCTTTGTTTTCATTCGCTTTCAATTCATCCAGCGCGTCTTCTATAAGTATCATCTTTGTAGTGTTGTTCGCGGGCATTCTTTCATCTTTTTCGATAAAATGAACTTTTCTGAGATAATCCATAATTAATGTGTATGTATATTCATCTATTATTACTTCTTCGCCATTTATATATTGACTAAGACATATTGATTCGTCATCTAAATGTTTTAATAATTTAAACTTTTGGAAGTCTAAATCTCCAAACAGAATAGAAGTAAATTCTTTTGAATAAACACGATACAACATAATATAGAACAACATATACGGAGTGATTTCGGTATAATCAATCCCCATTTTCCACAACTGAGCTTTCATAGACTGTGGCGTTGCCGTGAGATTATATACCATTTGATAATACTTCGATTCACCCATATCACATATCTCATTTAGAGTAGGTTGATGTATGGTAATATATTTTGATATTACATAATCTTTTCCACGATATACCTGCAACTCATCGTTCATATTATATTCCATATTTACCCCCAATAATCGTCATTCACGATACGAGAAGATCCATTATATGGAGTATTTGTAATGCTGTTAATATCATAAATCTGAAATACAAGAGTCCTGACAAGATAGTTATTATCAGTTATTGACTCTTTGTTAGATATTAATTTAGCTTGCATACCAAAAATACTTGACCAATTAAATCGTTCACGGATAATGGATGCAATAAGATCATGTCGTGCAATACCACTGCATTCCTCATCCCTATCATTACCATGGACGAAAATTGTGAATGTTATTTCTCCGTATTTTTGAATATTTGAGTATCTAGGCAATTCATCAAAACCGACCTGATAACAGATATAATGTTTTACGTCTGTCTGGGTGTCAGGAATAAATAAATAAGGACGGATATTAGAGTTTCCACCAAAATATCTATCCCATTCACCTAAAGGTTTATATTTATTTATTTCTTCATCAAACTCCCAATTAATATTACCATCTTCATCAAATAATTCAGACTCTAAATCCTTTTCATGGAGAGCATATAAGAGAGCTGGGTTTGATAGAAGAGCATCTTTGATTTTTTGCTTATATACAATATTATCGTCGTCAGGATTATCATTGACATCGCTGTATGCACGAAGCTTATTTAATAAATCATCTTTTGTGACTAATTTTTCTTCCATACAGTAACACCTCCTAACTTGATATTTCTAATTGAAGTGGATCTGATTCAATCGGATCTCCTTCGTCTTTTGTAATCACACATTTAACAGACAAGATTTTACCTAACTGAGTTTTGTCCAAAGGAAAGCTTAGTTTCGTCTGGTTAAACTTTGCGCCAGATCGCCATGTGACTATATCAGTCCAGTCTTCACCATCTATACTACAAGTCCATGTAAATTGACTGTTTTCATATTCAGATGTAATATCTTCATTGGATTCATTAAATAGATTTGTCGTCAGAGTTCTGAAGCTTCCACCAACTTTTATTGATGATGTAGAAGCAGAGATTTTAGCTGTGATAGATGATGGAGTGGTAGATGGAGTATCAGGATCCGTAGGCTCAATAGATGAATCATAGTAATCTGCCCACATACCAATAATATTGCCATTCTTGTCTTTTTCGATGTAATCTCGATGAGAATCCCAATAATTCTGATAAAATGTTAATGTCTGAATTCCCAGTGGTGTACTATTTTCAATTTTAGTAAGCTTCCACACTATAGGGTGGCTCGTCTTTGCTGAGACAACCATTCTCATATTCTTATCATCTTCATTTGTATACCAAAGATTTTCGGTAATTGGATTTAACGGTAATAATGCTTTTTGCTGATTATCTGGTCGTGTAAATACACGGTCAGTGTAGACTCCAATAGTATACGACTTTTGGCTTCTACTAACTCCCCACATTTTTCTTTTGTATATTTTATTTCCGTCTTTTTCAATCCACATAAACTGATAGTCTATCGGAAGAATTAGATACTTAGGAAATTGATTGGCAAGTTCTCTTTCACAGATAAGCCATTTCCTATAAATACCTCTATCGTCAGGTAAATCGAGCATCATGCCTATCGGGAATTCTATTCCGTACTTTTGGCGATAATCTGTTTCAAAATAATATAAGTCATCATTCTCTTCAAATTCCATCTTCTGAGATGGTTTAAATTGACAATAGAACTCTGGTTGATCCTGATCTAACGATGAATACGTTTTTACTATTAGTTTCACATCAATAGGAGTTTTAATCGTATTTTCATAAGTCATATGATCTTTTATATCTGGATGATCATCATGCATGTAATCGTAAATGTATGCTTTTTTACTCTGCACGTCGTTATTCCACGTCAATTCCATAACCTTGTCTGAATCACTTTTTAATTTCTCTCCCAAAGTAGGATAGTTCTTACCGGTAGAACAAGTATCAACTTGCATACGTCTTTTATAATTTTCGTATAGTGACATTATTTATCACCAACTTTCATTCGCTGAAGCAAAGCTCCTGCATCAAAAACTAGCTTTTTATACTTCTTAAAATCAAACTCATCTGACTCTAAAACAGTAAGAGCAGATTCCAAGCTATTAACAATTTCTACAAAATCTTTGGGATATAATAAAAGTTGATTACAACTAGAAATTTCAGATAATAAGTTTTTATGATATTCAACAACATCTATATTTTGAAAATCATCTTTTGTATTCTGATCAGTGTATAACACCAACCAAAATATTTTCTTTCGTAATTTTTGCTTATAGTAATCTACCTGAGATTCTTTGAACTCACCATACTTATGAGTAATAAACTTATCCATTTGAATCACCATACTCACCAAAGTAGTATGTATGTCGTGACAAATCACGTTCCCACTCACGTTGTAAAGTGGCAAGCCTTTCCATATTCTTAGAATAATTATCTATAAGCTTTTTCTCCTCTTTGCCACCAATCATCGTTGCAAGATTCTTTGTGTTCTCTAATTTAGATGGGAAATAATTGATGATAATACCTTTTGCCAAAATAGTTTTAACAAAATTCGTATCATATAAATCATCTACACTATTTGTAAGTGTGAAATTTAATTCCATGAGTTCATCATCTAAAACATAAGAGCTAAATTTCTTGCGAAGAAGTGGAAGAGAAGAAGTGGTGGTCAACCATTCGCAGAGAGTATCATAAAAATCCTCTTCTGTATAAGTTGCCAGTTCAAGGTCGTTAACCATGGTTAAAGCCTTTTTATATATTGATTCATATTTTAGAGAAGGCATAAGATACCTCCTTATAAGAAATCTTTAATACAAGTACCAAGTGTATCATCAATGATTCTGATCTTTTTTACATCTGGATAATTTTCTGCACGAATCATAGCCATTGCAGTTACCTTAATAATATCTGTAAGCCAATGAGGAGCATTTTTAATCAATTCTTCAAATTCATCATTGGATCTGTCAAAATATTCTTCTGGATATTCGATGCCATCAAAATACTTATATACGTCGCCCAATTCACGTCCCCACTGATTTCTCAAATCAGCATCCATAATTAGAATTTTTGGCTTAGTAATATATTCAGTTCTGCGAAGTGCCTGTAAATCACGATACTTTAAATACTCAATGTTACCGAAATACTCCCAATGATATACGGTATTTTTATCAACACCAACTGCCGATAATTTCCAAGGCGTAACACTTTTACAAGGAATCTCATCATCAGGTTTGAATGTTTTCACTGGTGCTTTTACTTCTACAAAAGAAGTTTTACTACTTGTATTTTCATCTTCATCTTCATTTTTTTCTATTTCAGTTTTCTTATTAGCAATATCAGTCATATGTGCCTTGGCAAAATCGATCATATCATCAGTGGCATTTTGCATATGACTAGATACCTGATAATCATTATTTCTATAAAAAGCAATTAAGTCTTTTGGAGTTACATCCAATTCTTTTGCTAATTCAAAAATTTTCATCCTTTTTCTCCTTATAAAATAGGAGAGTGCATATGCACTCCCCTAAACAATATTTATGTATTAGCCCTGAATCTTGAGTTCTCCGAAGAGTTCATCAATAACAATACCAATACCTTCCTGGTATACAACCTCTGCGTCAACGGTCATATCCTTCTTAAGGCCATCCATACCGGTCTCATAGTAAGCAACATCACCTTCGTTTACACGCTTAATAGGCTTGAACTCAGGGTCGATAGGGATGATGAAGATCTTCTTCTGATCGTCTGCGGAGAATACACTTTCTCTTGTACCAGCTTTATTTACACGAGCCAGAGCAAGGCACTCATATCCCTCCCAGTTACCAAGAATACCATTCTTGTTTCTCTCATCCTTCATTGCGTCAGAGAACATGCTGTAATTAACAGTACTCTGAAGCTTCTGGATAGCAGATCTAGTACCTACAAGCATTACATCCTTACCGGTAGCTGCTGCAACAGCCTCGATCTGATCAATCATTTCAGACTTAGTAGCCTCAGTAAACGGACATTCATGGATCATGTCAGTAGGAAGAGATTCATCCATAGACATAAATGCAGTATAAAGAGCAGCATATCTATTCTGTTCGATAGAGGTATACATCTTATCTACAAGAGCAGCAAAGTCAACTCTACCAGTCTGGAACAGTACGAAGTCAGTATATACTTTTACACCATAGAAAGAAGTTTCAATGGAGAAAGACTTACCAGGCTTAACTGCCTGACGGATCAGGTTGTGATGATTACCTGCAAACTTGGACACAGTAAGAAGAGAGTTGTCGTTAACGAAAAACTCATTTGCATCACCTTCTGCAATATTTCTTTCGTCTACAAGTTCCATAAAACGAGCATTAGCAGCATTCCAACCAGAATTCATCTTATCAACGATTACGTCCTCAATTAAGGTTGCGATTTCCTTGGAATGCTCACGCCATGCCTGTCTACGCTTCATGGAATTTGCTTCCTTAAAGTTAAGACCGAGAATCTTGTCAAACTGATTTCTAAGAATAGTCTGAGTCTGTTCTTTATTATATGTATTAAAGATATTATTGCTTGCGTCCATCATCAGAGAATTGAACTCAAGCATATTGTCGTATTTATTATCAAACTGTGCTACAACGTTTGCACTAAAATATGTAATTTCTCTCATTTATTTATTCCTCCTTTCTCTATTAAGCGACATCCTTGTTCTGAAGAACCTGGATGCGAATCATGGTGTAATAAGTACCTGCGGAAACACTGTGAATTCTTCCAATGAAACCATTGGTAGAAGTAAGAGTAGAAACCTGAGTTCCATCAGCCTGTGCAACATACATACCCTTACCATCAGTAACAACAAGTCTTCCAACCTTAACATTTTCAGCGGACTCATCGGTAAACTGATAACTTGCTACAGCAAAAATTTCTTCATATACAGCAGGATCATTTACCTGATATGCCTTTGCAGGTTTACCAGCTGCGTTTACAAAGTGATAAGCCTGACCCTGTTCATTGGTCATAGCGGTCTTTACTTCAGCAGGAGAACCAATTACAGCAATAGCATCAGTTGCCTTTGCAATAATTGCGTATCTTTCCTGAAGTCCGTTTCCGGTATAGTCACCAACCTTTACAGGTACACCATTATCAACTGCGATAGCTTTTTCGCTTTCATCACGTACAATTACATCAAAAATTCTTCCAATGTCGGTAGCAGACATTAAAGAAGACTCAAACATGCCATGCATGTCACTTTCCTTGGCCTTGAGATTTGTATAAACCATTAGAAAATTCCTCCTTATTTGTTATTTTTTGCATTAAAAAAGAACGTCTCTAAAACGTTCTAAAATGTTAAATAATTATTTTGTTTCTTTGTTTTTATTATTAAGCAGACCATCTAAGAAAGAAGAATTCTGCTCGGTTCTTGCGAATGCTAAGAATGCAGGTTTCTTTTCGTCCTTTTTAGGCTCCTCAATATTCATAGTAAAAGTTTTAGTTGTTTTGACAACTTTACCAAGAGCAGCATCAGCCTTTTCTGTTAATTCTTCTTTTGTAAATTTCTTTACATTTTCCACATCCATCAAAGACTTAAACTCATCTGTTTCCAGATAATTCTTATAAGCTTCGTCTTCAAATACGGTCATCTTATCAGCAATCTGTTCTGCTTCTTCATACTGTGCAAGCTTTTCAGAAATAGAAGAGTAGTTAGCTCTCATATTATCTAACGTAACCTTTTCTTCTGCTGTAACGAATTCCGCAAAAACATCCTGACGTTCACCTTCGAATCTAACTTCATCATTTTCTTTTGTATATGCTTGTTTATAGAAGATATTATTGCAACCAACCTGATAAATAAAATAATCATCAGTAGTTTTTACAATCCAATAATATTCATTTAAAGACTCTTCAATAGGAGCAAGCAAAGCATATAATGCTGTTCTAATATCTTCGTGAGATAATTCAAATGTCTTAGAATATTTTTCTTCAGTAACAACAGTATCTGGCTCTGGATTATCTGCAATAGGTTCTTCTGTTGTGGTGACAGGTTCCTCTACGGATTCTGGCTCATCATTTGGTTTAGGTTCTACTGGTTCCTCGCCTTCTCCTTCTTCGCCAAAAAGAGTAGTAAATAATTCTTCAAGTTCTGTATCAGACATTCCTTCATATTCAAAGGTAATATCATCTACAGTCTTGTTATATTTCTTAAGTAACTCTTCAAATTTTGTCATATTAACCTTTTCATTTCCTCCTTTCTCAAATTTTTCAGTTGTGTTTAGAATTGTTTTGGAATTTATATTGATACTGGATAAAGTTTTATTAAGGTTATCCAGAGTTTCAATTAATTTAGAGTGTTCGTCTTCTGAAATAGAAGAGAATAAAGAATTGTTTTCTTCAGAAAAATCTTTTAGAGTCAGTTTGCTCCCAGCCATTCCAGGGAGTACACCTTTTCCTAACAAAGTGCAGCCTTGTACATAAAAATCGTCGAGATGAAGTGTTTTATCTGTATTATCCCAATGCATTGTTCGAATCACAAGTTCAATAGAACAATCCACAGTTTTCCGTCTTCTCAGAATTTCACAAGTATCAGTATATTCCTCATATACAACGACATCAGAACATACAAAATTTCTATCAAATTCTTCGTCATATTCAAGATGAATACTTTCAGGATGAACAAAGTGACCTACTGGAATTTCCTTATAAATCATCTTGTCCAAATTTTCATCATAATACATCGTATGTCCAGAAAAATCTTTAATAGGATTTCCATTTTCATCTTCTTCAGACGTTTCTATAATATCAGCCATGATAGGGCGATCTTTAATAGACATCATCTTTTCTTCGAGAACATCTGTTTCTATATGAGAATTATTTCTGTTGGACAAATCGTGGAAGGCTCTAATTTTTCCGTATAATAATCCTTCTGTTAAATCATCCTCTAATTCAAATACAGCATGTGTTTGAACTGCAATATTATAACCGGATTTCTCCGCACTAAAACTCATTGACTTTTTCTTCTGACTGTAGAAACCGTAAAGATCTTCTAAAGTTAAAAGCTTTTTATTCAATCGTATATTTCCTCCCTTCTTCAAAAATTCTCCCAAAGAGGGAGTAAATTAAAACATCAACTTATTCGTAAATCCAATTTTACCAACTGGGATAGTATCATCGAATTTTAAAGTTGCGTTATTTATAAATATAAAAAAAGATCCACCAGAAGGAATTTCTGTGAATCCTAATTTAACTAAATTATTTTTTACTACCTCATCCGAGGTGAATAAGAATTGTGTTGAGTTTTTCATATGATCACCTCTTATTATTTATTGCCTTTATCATCGTTCTTTCCAGAATCTCTTGTCGATTGTCCTTCAGAACTCAAATTTTCTTCAGGTAAAGATGGTCTACCACCTTGATTATCAGATGATTGTGTATATGATGAGTTAAATGGAATTGCATATTGATTAACATTAAGAACTAATGCATCGAATCGAATCTTATTATATGCTACATACGGATCATCTCCTAATGCACACATATAATCCATTTTTCCAACACCAAACGCACTAGAATCTTTTTTCTGACTTATAAATTCATCACGATTATATTGAGTTTGATCAAAGATTTGTAAATATACCCCATCAGTAATATGATTCTTAATCCAATAATTCAACCATGACTCAATACGTCTAATATAAACAGATATTTTACCTAAATCATTCGCATTTGAATATTTAATACCATTTGCATTACTTGAATCGCCTGAACTGACAATTAATCTATTGATACCTGCATTTGCAAAAAGGTTATTCATTGCTTTATTCAGATTGTCTGTATCCGTGGCAGATGTTGACTTCTCGAAATCGACAATTTGAGCATCGCTCTGATATGGAACAGTCCCATATCCAACTAGATCAGGTAGGATTTCCTTTATAATTGCATCAAATTTATCAACTAATTCTAAACTGATTGCAAAATCATCTACATTTTCAGAATCTAATAATGGGATTTTATTTAAGATCAACTTATAGTTCTGCAATTCCTCTTTTGCAGCAACAAGATTTTCTGTATCAAGAAGATTTAACAAAGACTTGAACAAAGGTAGAAAATAGGGTAGTGGTACATAAAATTCATCATCTGTACTTGCGATAAGTGTTAATGTATTCTCAGGTGGTAGTCGGAAATATTGATATTCTCTACCACCGGATTTGTATTGATTATAACCGTCAATAAATACCTGATCCCATACACCAACGCCATCATTATTGACACCGTTAATAAAATCTTTATTATTTGATTTGTCAAAATATGATGCATCAAAATATGTAATCCATTCACCTTCTTGTGTTTTACCATAGATACGACAATATTGAATATCTAACGGCATTAAAAAGATTCCGTTTTCATCGTCTCCATTCATCCAACCTACATATATTCCATCACGAATAGTATTTGAGATTACATTTTGAAGCTCTTTTGCCATATTAAAATGGTGAAAAACTTTTAATACTTTTTCATAATTTTTTAATTGTTTGTCTGGATCAAAATCTTTTGTGTAATTAGCAAGTGGAGTTATATTGTATGTATAGAGTGGCATAGTAGAGAAGTAAGAAATCATCTGCTTATAAAGCATTGAGACCCTGGTTAAGAAACGAGATACTTCACGAATATTATCTATATTATTGAGTGGAGATTGTATATATTGATCAAGCAGATCTCTTGTGTACTGTGTATATGATTTAGAAACTGTTTTGGTTACATTTCTCTGCAATAGCTCTTGAAACTTTGCAAAACTAATTTTTTGCGCACGATCACGAGATACTGTATATCCTGACTCGTCAGTTTTTGTATAAATCTTTTGAACAATCGGTTCCTTTGTATTTTTTGAATTACTCAAATGTGTGTTATACCTCCTTTCTTTTAGAATCGTGTTACTTTTTTGGGTGCTCGTACTGAGAATAGTTTAGATATGTCGGTGAAAGATTGGGTACGCTTTTTCTGTGTGATAGACTTTCTACGTTCACACATTGTAGCATAAGCAGCAAGGCAGCACGTATATGCTCTATCATCGTGAAGTTTATTTGCTTTTTCAGGTGTTAATTCAAAAGAGTCCTTTCCAGAATCACGCTTCTTACGAACCATATTTACAAGTTCTTCTTTTAAAGCATCTATATTTGCCAATGCAAGTTTATCCATCCATTCAAGTTTTATTGTTTTTGTATTAACAGATTGAATTTTTCCCAACTCGTCATTTAATTTTGCTTCAAATTCTTTTTCATTTAGCTTTTCTTTTCGAAGTTTTTTTGATATTTCTTCTCTGGCTAAATTCAACTTTTCCTGATCTATATCAAATACAGTTAAATAATCTTTGTTGTCATATGGAGCAGTAAAACTAATTTTGTCTTGATTAATTAACTCAATCATTGCTTCATACATTTCAGATTTGTATCCGGCAGGAGATATAAGATGTACCTTATCGACGGCATTTGGAAATTTTTTTACATATTCTGCCGAATATTCTTTATCTATTAAACCTCTATGTGTAATACCAGCTGCATCAGTCCAATCTGGCATTAAATAATCTGCTATGTTTACACCGCCTCCACCAGATCCAGCATCTATATATATTCCTACAATATTTCCATAAGCATCAGCACCGCCATTATAATCAAGAATAACTTTCTTCAGATATTCAATTTGGTCAGGTGTTTGCATAGGAGACTTTATTTTCTTTCCTACATCAATAAGATTTATACAATTTACCAATCGTAGACGTATATCTTTACTTCCATCTACTTGTTCAAATTCATATAATTCTCCAACAAGAATAACTGAATTGTCGCGACTTCGTGCGGGATCATACGTGATGATGAATTTTTTATCACCAGTATCATTATAAAGAAGTGGCTTTCTTACTTCTTCATTTCTAGTAATAACACCACGCCTAATAATAGCATCGCTACCGGCATCAGTTGTGAACTCACAATAATATTCTCGTCTAGCCTTTTCTGGATTTGTTTTCATATCAGAATCAATAGTAGATTTTTCAAAAAGAGGAGCCATAACTTGCCCATGGATTGTAGGGTGAAGAGGAATTTCACAAGTAATATTAGCAACAAAATAATCTTTATCGCCCATTAGCATTCTTTTAGAGAATTCTCTATATAGAGAATAATATTTCGTAGAAGTATCAGAAGCAGAAGATATGTAGAATTTTTGGTTTGGTATTTCCTTAGGGATAGCTCTTAATCTTATTTCATCAATACGATTCCCATCTCTATCTTTTCCGGATTTGAAACTTTTATTTACAATTGCAAATGCAGAATAAACAGACATCATTTCGTCTGATAGAAAACCGCACTCATCAAAAATTACGTTTCCCCTCATGCCTCTTTTTTTGTCCACATTTGAATTCAATGTTTGAGTGAAACTGCCATTATAAGTTGAATATGAGAATCCATTACTACCATGAGAAAATCCATCGCCAGCGGCATTTTTAATTTCAATTTCAGCTTTAAATATATATCCAGTAGAACCCATCATTGTGTCGATATTATCATTTGCAAGTCGTTCCAAAGTTGTAAAAGTTTGTTCAGCCTGGCTACCTGAACCAGAAGCTATATATGTCCAGTAGTTATTAAATAACATATCTTTCGCCATGATAATAATATCAATTAACGTAGATTTACCAAATCCTCGACTACATACAAGTAATACATTAGGACATGTCCAACTTTGTTGAACAATCCATGCCTGTGCATCTAATAATTCTATATTAAAAAAATCATTAATAAATCGTACTGGATTACACTGATAATATTTCTGTAAATATGCAATCTTAATCAATGAATCTATTTTTCTTGATGACATCGCATAGATTCCAGGTTTTACATAGATTACATCTTCTTGAATACACAAATCGTCATATTTTATTAAATCTAGCGAATTATCAATATCCTTAAACCGCATCAGAAGACACCTCCTCGGTATCATTCTTTCCCTCAGATTGTTCGTCATCCGGTTCGGAGAAGCAAGAATATAAATCATTAAGGTTCGCTAAATCCATATTTAGAGATACATTGTTATCTTTTAAATAATCTTTTATATCAAGATTTTCTCTTAATAAAATACGAGAAATCTCTATATACTTATCTAACTTGTACTGTAAGTCAGTAATCATTTTTCTCTGTTCGGCAACCATATCAGACCATTCTGATTCATCTAAATTAAGAGTTTTCATAATGGAAGCATTACTTAGATCCATGACTTGTCTCATGGCTTTACAGGTTTCCATATCGAAGCCATTAACTTCTCCTTCTCGAAGATTGAGTTCTTTTATTTTTTTGATTTTACCAGTCCAAGTATTTTCACCTTTTTTTGCGTTTTTATTATGTTTTAATGAGATGCAACTGTCTTGAGCTAGACTTGTGATAACAGAAGTAATTTTGCCTTTACTTTCTTGTAAAGATTTTATTGTCGCTGAATTTTTTTCAATATTATAAATATCACACATTAATTTGGCAACAGTATCATCTATTTTGGATTGTTGTAGAAATCCACGAACTATAGAAATGGCAGAAGATGTCCTCATCATGTCTTCATTTGCATCTTCACTCGAATCAAGGATGCCAAGTAGTTGTGAATATAAAAATGGCTGATCTGCTAGATCTTCTTTTTCAAAAGGATCATAGTTTAATAATCTAATAACATCATTTTTATTTTTAAGGAAACTATCATATGTATCAATCCCAGAATGAGTTTCAATAAGTTTTTCTTCTGTTATGGATTCTTTTATAGATTTATTTTCATTTTTTTCTTTAACAAAATGATCCGAGTCAAAGTATGTAAGACCAATGTAATTTGGCATTGAAATCTGCCTAATATAAGCTGCCCATACATTAGACTTAACTTTACCAGATGCAAGATTTTCAACTTCTTGAATGCTTGAGTCCCACACTTTCTCAAGAAAAGGTTTATTTAAATATCTAAGAGCGAGCTGTATAGATTCCTTTGTAGGATCTTGATCAACGCCATTCGTTGTTCTTAAAGCTATTTTTTTCGCACATTCTTTGCAAATAGGAGTAATACCACTTTTGCTCATAGGGTCAGTACTAACATAAAAATTATCCTTGGCTTTATGTGTATCACACAAATAACACCAAGCTCCTTCTTTTAGAAATCTTATTTTTTCTTCTTGTGTTTCTACTTTTTTCTTTAATTGAGCAGCCGTTAATTTAGGTTGCATTCCTTTTGTTGTAGTCAATTAACGACCACCTCCTTTTGATCCAACATAAAAAGAAGTTACTAAGCAACCTTAGTAACTTCTCCAAATTCTTTTATATAATTTCTATAATACATCCACTTACATGGTTCACCATTGACTGTGCCAGCGTGTTTTATCCTACCTTTACAACAATCTGTGATACTGCTTACACTTTTCAATCCACAATGCGCCAATGCAGAGGAAGCAGATTCAAATATCTCTAAATCATTCAAACATATGATGGAAGAGTATTGCAAAGGTGTTGAATTTATTTTTCTTTTAATATCCTCTTTTGAAGCTGATATAAATTGATTATAATACATCCAATGTAATGGCATTTTAGTTATTTTATCTCTACCAGCAAACGAACTTCTACCAGTTAAATTAGAGCTAATACAAGAATCACTAACCCCATAAGATTTACAAGCGTCAGCTATTTTATCAAATGTTTCATTAGTCTCCAAACATACAATTTTCTTTATAATTGCATTAGTGTATTTGTAATCGTTATTTTCATCATAATCTTCAAGATATCTCCATATCATAGGGTTTCCATCTGGCATTTTACCTGCTGAAATTATTTCTCCACGACAACAACCTGAAATATTTAATTTTCCATATTTCTTTATAGCATCTTCCATAAAATCAAATACTTCACCAGTATTTGTTAATATAATTGGATGAGCACTAGCTTTATTCCTTTCTGCTTGCCCATCATATTTACAAACGCCTAATTCTGCACCCATTCGAAGATAATGACTCGTTGTATTTGTTGCAAGATTTAATTTTTCTGCAATTTCAGTATTTGTATATTTTTCAGTATTCCATAATTCCCACGTCTGCTTTACATAAGAATTATTTGCATCAATAGCGCACTGATCAAAATCAATATTATTTACATTTATTTCTAACAAATCAAGAACACCTGAATTAATAATAGAATTTTTTATATAATCTACAGTTGAATAACTGCAATCGATTTCATAATAATTTTCTATACCATTTTCAATAGCAACCTGACGCTTTAGTAAATCATTTTTCTTTTCATTCCTTATTTTCGATTTGAATCTGAATGTATCAGAATAATGCTGTCCACCATGAGTTTCTATAATACAATTTTTGCTTAAAATGTAAAAATCATATTTCTTTTTCTTTATAAAATCAAATTGTTTCTGATTTTCAAATTCAATGTTTCCTTGCCTCAATACAGACATAAAAAATTTTTCAGGGAATGAAAAACCATCATCACACTTAGGACAATTTAATCCATATCTAGCAACAGAATTAATTTTTTTGATATATTTTTCACCACAAGTAGGACATGTAAACGATGTTTCTTTACTTGAATATGGGAAATACATACAATCATTTTTGTCTGTTAATAACTTGTAAACCTCTTGATTTGTAATAGATAAATCATTAAATCCTCGCAACAACATACTACCATTGCAATAAGGGCATCCGTCTTTCTTCGCTTGGTCAGTTGTTCTATTCGAAATACCACCGCATATTACGTGCTTCATTTTCACAGGATACATACTCCCCTTATATTCTGACATCACTTCAAAATTGAAATTATTTAATATGTAATCTTCATACTCTGATTGAGTATATTTTAATTTCTTTTCTTTCATATATATTTTCTCGCTTTCCACCCGCAAAACCAATTAAAAATAGAGTGAGAGAGTAGTGCGAGTATCTACTATGCCTAAGATGATCAGTCAAAGGCTTCTCACTCTATAAATCCAACTACCTGCAATCGAAACAGTTACAATCCACTTATAGTTAGCTAATAACTTATTCTCTTTTTACGAACTAAATTTTCGTATAATAAAAAAGAGCTATTCCAAACGAAATAACTCTTTCTTCAGCTGTCAGAGTAGGATTTAAACCCATGTTATCCGATAGAAAGTCGGAGGTCTTTGACCACTTGACTAACCGAGCATATTTAGGGTGGAAGAGTACCACCCATTATTTTTACAGAATAACTTCTGTTTTACCTTCAAACTTAGTATTTAAAACACGAATCTCAGCAAGCTTCTTACCGATTTCTTCCTGAATCTTAGTAGCGAAAAGTTCAACTTTTGCCTTGCCAAGTTTCTCAACACTATCAAAAGGTGCTTTGACTTCTGATTCTGGAATCTTTGTAACATCTACAGAGAATGTGATGTGAAGGTTTTCATCTACAACAAATGACTGGTTGATAATATCTTTTAATTCAACAGAGATAATAGTTGAATCATCAACTTCACTATCAGTTGTAACTGGATCTCCATTAGAGTCAGCTTTCATATTAGATTTAAAGGATATTTTAGAATATTCGATTGTTCTGACAAAATTATGTAACATATCTTTTTCAGTAGCAGCATCAGTATCAGATGTACCTAATTCTGCAACAGAAATATCTACACCAATAATATTTTCATTAATAGTTTTGCTAATATTTAATTTCATGAATTTATACCCTCTCTTTCGTTTACAATTATTTGGTTGTATGCATCTTTGAAACTGATTACTAAGTCCCTTAAAGTTTCTTTATCAATAGTACAGTCCAAATTACTCATATCAATATTCGGATTTGATACCGTAAACTCCAATGTATTTCCATTTGGTGCAAATAAAACTTCCACAGATTCATTGAGTAGAAGAGTAATAGAATCAATTTTATTTCCATTATTCGATGTTATTCGTTTTACTTGACCGACTTTTAATCTATCATTTTCAATAGATAATCTACTTGCCATTATATGTACTCCTTTTCTTTTATTTTTTCGTTTTCTTTTAATCGTTGAGTTGCGGAAATAGGACTCGAACCTACATACTCTTGATTATAAACAAAGTGAGCTTCCAATTGCTCGTCATTCCGCTATGATAATAGGAGAGGAGTGCCATCCCCCATATCATATAGATTGGTAAGATCCACTGCCAATTGATTACCAGTCAACCGACAAAGAGAATGTTGAAAATTCTCTGAAATAGATGGCAAACGTGGTTCAAAAACCATCACAAACCCAGATTTGTAACTCTGGTAAAGTCATTATCACCCATTTATTCTTTGGAATATCAGCCTGAAGCACTAACTAACTGATATTGAGTCCATGGAACTCAGTTTATTAGGATAGAAGAGTGCGCACAATCCCATCCATGCTATTGTTATCCAGTTGCAATGCCATCATTGGATTCGAACCAAGACTTCTGCTTATGTTAGCGTACTATCCGTTATACTAATGACCTGGATAATTAGTATTTTTCGTCTTTCCAGAATGCCAGACCGCACAGCAGTCATTCACTAATTTTCCATACATAAAACTCAGAAAAGACAATAAGCCATTTCTTACAAAACTCCATGGATTGTTTTAATTCTTTTTAATACTCTGTAGATACTATTTTGCAAGTGCTTTTCTTTCGGATTTATAATCCTACACTGTCTTGGGGATATAGCAGTAACCCTTCAAATACTTCAACAAACACTGAAGACAGTCCAACATTTATCTTCGACGTATACTTACAACTCAAGGAAGTAAGGGCGTATCACGTATCTTGCCTTAGTGATACTATTTTGTTATTCTCTCTTTAACGCAGAGAATACGAACATCATCTCACTTATGGTTGAGAGATACCTATTATCCGTGATGTTTATAGGATCAAGTCGCTAGAGTAGTTGCGACAGTGTTATTATTTGTCTTGTGCCCACACCAGGCAACACCTCATCGTTCGGCAATTTATTAATCGGATAGCCGTATAACCGATACTCTCTGTTGATTTAGCTATTCCAGTCGCAAGGATGTTACGGTATCCAACCGTTAGAATCTTACACCGTTCAAGACAGAAGCCTTTATTCAAGGATTTTTAGCATTGACTCTCGCCAATATCCTGGAATGTATTTGAAGTCCAACATTTTACTACCTGTTATCCTGCACACTAGCCGACAGTATGGCGTTGGACAGATCCTCCTAAGTTGTTATTCTCTAAAATTCCGCAAATATACGGCATTTTATGGAAATGTTTTGACAGAATATGTCGTGAATAATATAATAGAGTAGACAAGCAGATTTCCATCATTTTGATTTAGGCTAGATCGAGATGGTCAATAGGCGGTTCTGAGTCACGTCTGAATGGTGACATTCAGTTTAACATAGATATCCTCGTGACATCATGTAGGAAATACTTACAAAGGAGGATACGAAGTAGTGACTTTAAGTGTTTTTATTATTACTATTGTTTACGGAACAGTTAGTAGTGTATTGGCTACTTACATAGTACGTTACATTGATAAGAAGACACAAAAATGACCGCCCTCGCTAAAGTCCGGTCATTAATGTGTTAAGTATTTAATTTATTTAGCCGTTTCTGATTGTATTTGGCTCAAACCGTCTAACGGAAATTTGCTTGTTTGTTTTTTACATGTAATATATTAACACAGATATGTGGAAATATCAAGACAGAAAAATTAGAAGAGTTAAATCTTGCCTTCCTCTTTAGCCTCTTTAACAAGTTCCTGTTGTTTTACCTTTAAAAGTTTTAATTTATCTCTTAATTCTGATTTTGAAACAGGCTTAATATACGAGGCCTGTGTTACCGCACTTGATTTGTGATTTGCCCACTGCGCAGCAAGATTTAGATCGCCTGTATCTTCATAAATTTTATTTATAGCCGTTTTTCTCATACAATGAGTATGAAAGTCTTCTAGTCCAATAATTTCACCAAATTTTTTCATTCGCTCATAAATCATATTTTTTGTCCATGGCTTCCATTCATCATTATATTTATGAATAAACAGAGCATCGCATTCAAGGTGATCATAATCATCTTTCCGCATGGATAACCATGTTTCAATCATATCTTTACATGTATCGTCGAATGACACTTCCACTCGATAACCCTCTTTTTCACGAATACCTTCAAATACCATATTATCCAAATCAAGAGACGAAATTGTAAGTCTTTCTAATGCACCTAATCTATTAGCAGAAAAGAGAGATACTTCAAACAATAATTGATCTTGGATAGTCCATTTATTATTTTCTGTTTTGTATAAATCTGCTCGAATATTGGTAATCTGTTCATTAGTTAAAAAATAATGATTTAGAATTTGTTCCTCACTTGCCTTCTTCATTCTATCTAATTTTCCATCAAATGGATGATATTTAATAAAACCACGTTTCATAGACCAGATAAAAAATGAACTCACGGCAGATATTTTCATATTAATTATTTTTTTATGATTTTGAAGAGTTTCCTGACAAAATGCCATATATGCTTCCATGATATCAACAGCATTTTCCATGAAGTCATCAGAATACAAATCTATTTCGCCATAATTTTCACCTAACCACATAAGAAAGTGACGGAATAATCCTTCGTATCTTTTATAAGTAGTATCTTTAACATCTCTGTTTTTTATGATATTAGATTGTAAATATTTTTGATACTTCTTCCAGTTCTCTTCATAGATATATTTTTCTTTATCAGGAGTAAAATATTTCACTCTCGTAATTTTTTCTCTTGACAATATTTTGTCCTCCTTTCATTCAAAATAAAAAAGAGCAGTAGTAAAAACTAAACTACTTCTCCATAATCAATAACATTTCTCCCCCATTTAATTTCACTAGAATATTTTAATTCGCCTAATTTAGAAACTGAATTCCAATCAATATTATTTTTAATAAATGACTCAATATTTTTACGAAGATCAATTGAATCATTGTTCAAAATATTATAAGTATTTTCTTTTGTTAAATCACATGGGAATAATATGTAATAATTTAAATTATTATTTTTAAGCATAAACTGTTTTTGGGATAATTTTATGCGATAATTTTCTTTTGATTTGCTATTTAATATACATTTATTAGAAAAGAAATATGTTTTATATGCTTCTATAACACCTGCTATTTCTATGTAAATATCACGATCTTTTACATGTATTAAATAATCACAATTCATATTTTGCGTATAACCAGGAATGAATTCAGAATACTTCACATCTCTTATATAATCAGAACCATAACGTAATCCATAATCTCGTAAATATTTTGAAAAAATATATTCAAATTGACTTGTGACACGTTCACCGTCATCAAAATCAAATATAATACCTCTGCCACATTTACCAAGAGATATGTTTTTCTTGGACAACAAATCTTGTAGAGAACAGTTATAATACTTTCTAGCTGTTTTTTGTAACGAATTTGCATTTAACCATGTATGATTATTATCTATTTCTGATGTTGTTATAAAATTTCTACCATCTTTTATTACATAATCAGTAATTTCATTTAGCATAGTATCAAATTGTATTTTTGATAACGATCTATCTATCATAGATTCTTGAATTATTTCTAATCCCAATTCGCGTTTCATGTTATTAATTGTGCCCCAATAATATTTAATTGCTTTTATTGGAGGATGGTAACAACCTACGCCTCTAAAGTCATCATACATTAAAGGTCTTCCTAATTTTGATTGCATTTTGTAAATTAGATTTATCATTTTCCCTTTTGACGGTAATTTACCTTTTGCAACAAATCCACACCAATCAATAAATTCCGCCCAAGATGTAACATTTTTGTCAGGACAATTTACAACAAACCATCTAGCGTCTGGTAGGTTATATGGTTGCTTTCTTAACATAGGATGCGAAATTGGTTTTCCTAATTTTTCACTTTTCTCAATATAATCCTTTACATATAAATCATATTTCTCTATATCAAATTTTCTAGGTTTTGATTTTTCAATAGCTATAATATAATTTTCTCCTTTCCATTTTTATTAAAAGAAAAGGAGAGTGGTTGGTAATTATCCAACAAACTCTCCATTAATTAGTGCGATAGGAACATACCCTATACATGCGTTTCACTAACAGAGGTAGAGATAAGCAACCGCTTGTAATTCTCTTTATCAATCTAACTGATTGACCTATATATTTATTCTCCGCTTCATATAAAGTTCGTTGCCAACTGTATTTTTCTCCATACTTGGCTTTTAGCCATTCCAGTGATTGTCTCTTGCATTTCTGCAAATCGTAACTGGCATCTCCCAATCGATATATAAAACATTAAATAAGTGGACAGGGTTGGACTCGAACCAACGTAGACCAAAAAGTCGGCGGATTTACAGTCAGCTGCAATTGCCGCTATGCGACCTGTCCATAAAAGTGCATATGCTGTGACACATATACACCATAGAAGAAAGGCTTGGTGATGGGTGTAGGTGGATTTGAACCACCGACTCTTGGTTTAAAAGACCAATACTCTATCCATCTGAGTTATACACCCAAAGTGCGCAGTCTAAACTACACACTCATATTTATTACCAATCAAATAAATGACGGTATTCGTTCATAATATCCGAAAATTCATTATATTTCTGTCTTGCTTCATCAAACGCATCACACACTCTGTCAATAGCTTTATCATATTCTTCTTTGGAAACTTCATTTCCATTAACATGATATGAAACACTGGTTTCAGGATGATTTGTAAAGTGATCACATTCACACATACACTCATAATCATCTTCATCCTCTTCACCAACAGATACTTCGAAAATAGCTCCACTATCCAGATGTTTCAAAGCAGTAGAAGAGCAGTTATCCATTACATAAATAACAGCTGAATCATCATCAAGATATCCATTTTCTCTCTTCATTGGCTCACACCAGATATCAGATCCATTTACATTGCATAGAGAAATAATATACTCATCTTCGTATCCACCATATTCAGGAATTTTAATCTGAATTTCCTCAATTTTGTAACCGTACTGAACCAGATTCTCAATAATTTCTGTCGCTTCTGCATACTTAGCAATAATAGCAACGTCATTTTCTTCATCGTTATCCTTGATGGCATCGTAATTTTCAGTGACTTCAATAACAAAATCTTCAAAGTCATCAAAATGTAACTTTTCCAATATAATCACCACCAGTCAAATTAAGCGTTCTTAACAGCATCCTTAAATGCTTTACCAGCCTTGAACTTGGGAGCCTTGGAAGCAGCAATCTTCATAGCCTCACCAGTCAGAGGATTTCTTCCATCTCTAGCAGCTCTCTCAACAGCCTCAAAAGTACCAAAACCAACCAGCTGTACCTTACCACCGGCTACAACTTCATCCTGGATAGCCTTAAGTACACCTTCTACAATAATGCCAAGATCCTTCTTGGTTACTTCAATTTCAATATTCTCCTGAGTCTTTGCGATTAATTCTGTCTTGTTCATTTAATTATTCTCCTTTTTCCCTAAAATTTATTTTATATTTATCGGCAATTTTGTTTTGCCTTTTTCGAGTATTTTGTTTTGGGTTTTTCGGCAATATTTTTTAAGATTGTCGAAATAATAAAGAGAGCAGTAGCGAACTGCTCCCAATGTGGCTTCGTCAGCCAAAATTAACCATAGGTTATTTCCATTTATTAATTGCCAGTTGGAGTCTGGACTATTTTATGTTATACTAATTCCGTGATTTCATATCACATTCTTGGTCATCAGCCTTTCCATAGAATTTGTTTTTTCTTACGAAAGGAGGACGAAGATATGAATAAGTGTGCATTTCCTTATATTGTATCAGTCAGGTCTTACGAACGTTTTCGCTTGGGAAAGTGGGAACAAGTAACTAAGTACTGGCGTAGACCGCCTAGACGGTAGTTTATAATTCTTCATCCTGAAGCCGTGATCAAGTTCTCATGTTGATTACTAATTCTCGATGACTGATGACCTTTTATGATATGTTTCACTGGAATACATAGTTTCACCGATGTGGTGAAAGTGTCATTATGAATGAAATTAGTATTTAGTCTAATTCAATAGGGTAGCAACATTTAATACCTCTATTATTCACAACTAATACGGTCTGCGATGGCTTTCCAGTTAATCTCTTTTGGCGTGTATACTCATCACCACTGCCTCCAAGACTACCGGATTGCACTACTTTAATTCCAGATACGTCTGTCATTGCAGGAAAGTGTTTATGTCCACATAATACGCAATATGGAGTAAATTTAGCCCATAATGCAAGTTTTGCAATAGATGTATCACTCATAGTATCAAAATCACCATGGACACCGAAATATGATTTATCTCTAATAAAGAAAATAGACATAGTATCATCTATGTCTTCATCATATACAGTAACGTTGTCTGCATTTTTCAACATAGACTTAATGAACCATATAATAAGAGAGTCTAAACGTTCTCCTAAAAGAGCATCTTCCTTTTTCTCTTTGATTCTGCTATGATTACCTGAAACTCCTCGTACTTCAACATTATTAAAATGTTTACCAAGCTCATATACGAAATCTGAGATATATTCACAAGCAAGTTTCACCTGCTCAATTACATTCTCTTTATTTGTAACAGAAATCGTCGAATGGATGTTGCCGCTGATGAGATCTCCTAACAATAACACAACACAATTTTCAGCAGAGTGTGTTTTTTGAATATCAACAATCTCAGACAAATACTGATTTAACCTATCTTTTGCGATTTTAGAATCATAACAACCATCATAGCTATAATATGAAGATCCAAGATGGAGATCAGATAAACATACGATCATATCATTGTCACTATATTTAATAAAAGGACTCTTATCATATGTAATGTATCTAGCATCGGCAATACTATTAAGCATATTGTCAATCTTTTCGATTGTTGTCTCTAGCCTAGATTCTTCTCGAAGTCTACGATTAATATCAAGACGTTCATCATATAACTTGCGTTTTTCTTTCTGAATTTCTTGCTTTTCTAAACGTAACTTTTTGAAATACTCATCGTCATTTTCATTTAAGTTCTTACTCTGAGTATTTTTCCATTTATAATAATCAGATACGAAAGCAGATCCAATAAGAGGAGGCTGTGAGCCTTTTCTGATCGTGTCAGGGTTAAAGTCTAAATTATACCTCTGACAAATTTCAGACCAATCATCATCACTGATTTTGTTTACTTTATTAGAACAGTCTTGAAGCAACTGTTCATACTTTTCAGGTGTCAAATTGTATTTACTTAATGTCTCTTCAATATTAAACAATTATTCACCAACTCTCTATTCTTCAGCAGTTTCGCATTTTTCGTCAGCAGAAATCTCAAATGTAATCTTGAAATCAATTGTATCAAACGGAATTGCATCAATTACTTGTTGAGATAAATCTTCGCCAGTTCCGGCATCTACTAATTTTAAATCCTTTACGGAAATATTTTCTAATTTGATTGTCTTTTTAGGAGCTGTAATTTTCTCCTCTGACTCTGTAATTTTAATCATCCTTTTTCTCCTTTATTATATTACTCAATATTTTTTCAATATTATCAAAATCCCAATACCAAATTTCTAGCAATTTGATATTATGGTCTTTCGCATATTGTTTCTTCCTTTTATCATGTTCTTGCTGAATTTTGAAAGCATTTATAGCATAATCATTCCCTTTTCCTCCAAAATCTATAGGTTTTTCATGCTGGATGCCTTGATACTCAATTAATAAATTATATTTAGATAAATAGAAATCGTATCTTAATTTAGTATTATGAGTGCCAATCAAATCATCGAAAGTTTTTTGGGAAGAAAACATAATATTATTTTTTAGCAAAAAATCAATAATGACATTTTCTCCTTTTGACAAATTACATATTGGACATCCTCTATAATTTTTGTTCACAAGATCTGTGGCGATAGGAAACCATTCTGTGCTACATTTTTTACACTTTACATGAACTTTTTTTGACATACCATTATAATTATCTATATATTCTATATAAGGATTAGATATTGATAATCTATATAAAAAATCGCTCAATGAAATTCTTGATTCTTCTCCCATTTTAATATACGCACAACTTCTACATATTACGTCATTTGACAATATACGATTAGGTAATGTTTTATAAATATTGTGACAAAGAGTACATTCACAATTAATTTCTTTATTTGAACCTGAGTATTTACCGACAATTTTTATTGGTAGATTATTATTTTCGATATGCTTTTTTAAATTAATTTCTTTATCCCTTCTATAACATTCCTTACATCTATAACAGCCTGATAATAAATTGGTTGGTCTTGCAGTAATTGAATAATTATCTAATGAACAATAAAAAGCGATTGGTGTTCTATTGTCTATGTAAATATCATTAGTATTCCAATATGTTCTATTTGTTTTATTAAATAAGCTTAAATTTCTAATGAAAACTTCATGAGAATTTTTTCTACTATTAGAAATTAATTTTTTTGCACATTGTGGACATCCTTTTCCTGATAACAAATTTGATGGATTTGCATACCAAATTGTATTATCAATTAAACATTTACATTTTAATTTCGTCTTTGAATTTTTATATTTATCCAATATTTCTATATTTGAATTTAGATTATGTATTTCTTCAACAAACTTTGCATGTGTTTTTGTTTTACTCATTTTAAAAACATCTCCTTCGTAACATTTATTAAGAGATTAGATATTTCTCTTTGTCTATTCTCCATTTTTCTAAATTTTGATTAAGTAAATTATTTTTTTCAAATAAAAAAACTAAAAAACCATTTGATTTCTTATCTGTATCTATTCTTATTATCTGACAGCCATTTTCAATTAAATAGTTTGCCAAACGTTTGCTTTTACAAACAAACATATTTTTTCTCCTTTTCATCCAATAAAATAGGAGAGTAGTAAAACTCTCCTTAAATAATTAAAGTTAGATCAGTGATAACCTCGTCGATGACACCGTACTTTAATAGTTCATCACTAGATAAATACCAATCTTTATTCCTATTTTTATTAAAAGTCTTTTCGTCGATAGTAGTATTATCAAGAATATAAGACTTCATTTGTTCAATTTGTTTCTTATAATTTTTCTGTGCTTCCTCGATCTGCTCTGCCGTGCCTTGGAATGCAGCGGATCCACTATGTACAAGCATAGAAGTATGAGAAAACGCATAACGTTTCTTCCCTGATAGGAAGATTAAAAAACCTGCCGACATTGCAACACCCATTCCAATTGTAATAATTGGAATTCTGCTTGATTTAACCAAATCACAGAAAAAGAGAGCCTGTTCTATATCTCCCCCATAACTATGAATAAATAGACGAATCGGATCAGGACTTTCGACATCCTTTTCTTCGATATTCATTTGGATAATTATCTTTGCAAGCTCGACAAGAGAATAGTCTTCATCAATTTCATAATCAATGTAGAATGTTCTATCATTCCTACTTTTCCAGTAGGTATATTCTTCAGGAGACGGTAATTGGTCTTCTTTTATACCACCAACTAAAGGTATTTCCAGTAATTCCATAGGCATTTTGCCTCGTTCTTTCTATAGATTTCTCATAATGAGATTTTTAAACTGTGAATTTTAAGCTAGAATTAGCTATTACGACTCTAGTAGATTTACACTGTTTAGATAATTCTTCCTCTAAAGCCTTTTTAAGAGTTTCTTTAGCAAGAGAAGATCCATGATGTAGAATAATTTTCTGACATGTAATAGATGTATAATCCTCTACAAGCTGTTTGAATGGAGCATGGCCAGACATTGATTTCAGAGAATAAGACGCACACCGGCAAGCATATTCTTTTTGATCAATGGTAATAGATTTTCTCTTATTATCCTTCAGCAACGCGGCTAAAGAACCTTCTGTACTAAAGCCTACAAAGAGGACAGTACTGTTCTGATCAGGAACGCATCTCTTAAGATAATGACGAATTCTACCGACTTGACACATTCCACTCGTCGAAATTACGCAGCAAGATTCATCACTTGACACAATAGCTTTGCTTTCTTCTGGATCTTCAACAAAATGAAACATATCATCCTGAATCATTTCATCAAATAGAATTTTATCTTCACCATTAAGGCATTCACCATAATCTTCGAATATCTTAATCGCAAGAGGAGAGTCTATATATACCTTTGGCTTCCAATCAGAATCCTTGTACATCTCATAAATCATAAGAACAAGTTGCTGCACTCTGGATTGTGCAAAACTCGGAATTATGACTCTACCATGCATTTCGTGAATCTGTGTTTCTATAATAGACTTAAATTTATCTAAATCATTCTTCCGCTCTTTCAAACCGGTTTTAATTTCAGGCTTATCTCCGTATGTTGACTCGCCTATAATAACATCAGCTTTCTCTACTTGCTGATATTCTCCAACAAAATGATTTTTGACCACTTTATTCCCGATGTCACCAGTTACTAAAATGGTTTTTGTTAGTCCATCAATGGTGATATATAATTTTACCTGACAGCTACCCAATAAATGTCCACTTGGGATTAATTCAAATGCAAACTCATCATCTATTGTAATTTTCTCATTTATTGGCTTTTCTAATGTATATTCCAACATAGTATCAACATCTTCAATAGAATAGAGTGGATTGTAATTTTTGTCATTCTGAGAATTAATTAATAAAACATCTCGTTCACTAATTTGAGCAGAATCATATGCCATATCTTTTAAAACTTGTTTTGATCCACTTGAAATAATAGTGGCAGCCCTACATCCTTCTTTATACAAGCGAGGACATAAAAGGGAATGATCCGCATGATTGTGGGTGATAAATATAAAATCAATATCACGAGGTTTAAACTCTTTGAATTTTCTGTTATTTACTAGAAAATCCTCATATCTATCATTTGTTTGGTGTAATCCACAGTCAACCAAAATTTTGTGATTTTCAGTATAAATATAAATTAAACTCCCTGTCACATCTTCAGATGATGGTGAGTCTACAAATGATATCCGTATTGAATTTTTTCTTTTCTTTGCGATGATCAGACACCGCCTTTCATATAGATTTCGTTACTTAACGATAGTAGAAGAGCGCATTTCCTTTAACTTTCTCATATTATTCTTAGTCTCTGCTAGATAATATGTATGAGAATTACTGTATGTATGGCTAATACCTTCGTATCCCCAACATACGCCCATTTTATTCAATTTTAATGCTTCACTTTTAGTAATTAATACTATTTTAAACACTTCCTTTTATTCAAATTTCCTACATAAGTAGGATAGTAAGTTTCTTGTGGGCTTTGAACCCACGTTAACTGATTGGAAATCAGTCGTGCTAAACCAGACTGCACTAAAGAAACATAATACAATAAACTGATCCAGTAGGGCTCGAACCTACAACAACTCGGTTAACAGCCGAGTGCTCTACCATTGAGCTATGAACCAAAATAAAAAGAACTCCGTGAAACACGAAATCCTTTTACTATAAGCTGAGATATTTGACTTATTACGCTAACATCTATTGTGGTTGGACACAATTTATCACACAGTCAATTAGACTGTAGTTAGCAACAACACAGATTTTGACATAATCTGCAAACTCTTACTATGAAGCATTATAGATTTCCTTTCTGCACATTCTTCCTTGCGAGATTCATAGGTTGCAGCCTATTAGAGTTGCACGTACTTGTAATTTCTCATATAATGCCTTGCGAGCCTTATATGCCACCATATTACAGATGGATAAGTTGTTTTTCTCTTCATAGTCATACACGCTTTTGCTTCAATATTTTGATATTTTCAAAATTAATATAATTTGTAATATTCTTTTATTATCATCAAAAGTATGTATTTTATTATGGACGATGAGGTGTATATTTGACCATCCATACCTTTTGAGTACAGCCCAATCATCACCATCCTGCTCGACTTGCTATCGTCTAACTTTGTATTAAATCCCCTCTTTTTCAAGTTGTGAGAATTACCTACAATCCAATCAGCACTTATTCTTGCGGAATTCGCACCAGTTGTACATAAATCATCCCCAGATTTCTCTGTTAATACAGCGCATTGCTATTACGCCTACTTAACCGTATCATTAGCAGTAGCCCTCTGATTTTAGGTCAAGCATAGATTTATGTGTTTTCCGTCAAGCTGTATTTCTACAGTCGCAGTATTACAATACATCCATACTGCTTTATACATGTTGCCATGCTTATTTGACGATCCGAAACCGACCGCCTACCGAAGTAGGAGATTACGGGAGTAGGGCATGATCCTACATACTCCTGGATATGAGCCAGGTGAGCTTCCAATTGCTCGTCATCCCGTGATATATTTTTTAGAACACCGGCAGTCATACAATCAGAATGATAATATAGCCACCGGCAAAGAAATGGAGGTAACACAAAATGAAACCTAAATATCAGATACTTATAAGAAAACTGAAACATCAATCATAATTTCAACCAATTATTTGAACGTTATAAATAACGGAATTAATAATTCTTTAAATAGAATTTATATATTATTATCATCATAATATGTTTTATCTGTAAATTGGCGAAACGATTATTGAAATTTGATGTTATTGAATTTATGAGAGTATGGAATAACAAAAGAATGAGTTAACACTTTACGAAACATATAGCGGCTTTTATTTGCATTAACATACAGTTAAGTCAACCAATTATATGTATAAAGTAAATTAAACTTCATTAGTTTATTAAACTTTCCATTTGTTTTTATCATATGTGATCTATGGCATATCACACAAACCTTGCAGCATCATAGTTCATCTGCATCTGAACCGATTGACAATTATTCAATCCGCTTCAGCTCTCTCGTAAGTACCTGATATTTTTAACAGGAGAGAAGAGTGCTACTTTTTACATGCAGCAACTACTTCCTCAAATGTATCAGTTACATCCCATGTAGGAACAAAATCTACAACAGTAGTGAGTTCGATTGCATCCAGTTTAGTGGAAATCTCATCAGTTTCCTTCTGATATTTCTTAGCCAGATTACGAACATCATCACGCTTAAAGTTAATAGTAGTCACACTATTAACATCATAATAATAAGACACCTGATCTCCAGCCTCATTGAACTTATAGCCGGTTCCACGAGAAGTTGTCTCACTATTCTTAATACCTGCCATATTATTAAACACTGAAGAAATTCTCTGCTTTAATTTATTCATAGAAACCGAAGAGTCAATATCAATTTCAGTAGATCTCTTGGCAAGAGTAATAGCTTTAGTTAGCTTTTCTTTCTCTACAATAACTGCACATACCACATCAATAAGATCATTTGCAGTAAAATCTACATTATGAACATTCTTCACCTCAATAATTTCATCATCTGCAAGAGGATTTACTTTCTTTCGATTATGTGTCTCTTTTGTCTCAGTGACAAAATCAGTTCTACAAAGATAATTAGTAGCATTGCTTAAAATAAGATCCAAAAAATTCTGATAACGAAATGCTTCTTTTAATACCATTCCTTTTTCTCCTTTTAATTCCATATATGATAATTGTTATTTGTTACAACTATTTATTCTCTCTTTTATGTAAAAGAAAGACTGATTTCATCCAATCTGCAATGCCACTCATATGAGTAGCAAAGCAGACATACAAAGATTGCCGGTTTGTTTCTTCCATGACAATCGTTTTTGTATCATGTTTTGTATATATTTCATTATATACCATTCAAAGAAAAACACATTTTTTGTTAAAATGTACCAAAAATCCATATATATCAATGGTTTCAACAATTTAGTTTTTCGAACATTTACACGTTTCTCATAGATTTCATACGTTCTTTCGCTTTGTATTTGTCTATTTCTTTTGCACATTTATCACAATATAATTTAGGTCGTCCGTTCTCAGCAATCTTAATTTTTCTACCACATCCTGGATTCGTACATTGTTTATATCCTTTCTTGAAATTGCCTATGTATTGATTGCCAATATTCTCAAATAGAGTCACCTTATAAACAATATCATCATCCATATTACCTAAATCAACCTTGATATTAAGATTATTCACCTTTTTCCCAAAATGAATATAACCATTACTATATAACTCATGTAACAATTCATTCTTTTTGTCGGATGAGAGAGTAACATTAGCAAGTTTGAATACTTCCGAAAGACCCTTAAGATCCTTTTTATTTATCCAACCATCGCTATCCATGTATCTGGCTACTGCAAACAATGTAAACATAAATTTCTTCTGACGATCATTTAGAAGAGACTCCACGATTTCTAGTTCTTTTTTATAGATGGGAATATATTCAAGTTCTCTAAAGAATTTATCAGAATCTAAATCATATAAATTAAGACAAGTTTTTTTGATTTTATTTGCATATCTATATTCTTGATAACCATCAATATCAAAATCAAGCATTTTTTGTTTAACAATATCAATTAAAATATCAGGATCTTGTTTCTTGTCAAAGTAATATTTGGCGATCAGAGTTATCAGATAGCCATTAGAAATATTATCTGGTTTTATTCCTGATGCCAATACATCCCTAATATATTCTTTTTCATTCAGTATGTACAATTTCTTCCTCCATTCCTTCTAAACGTTTAATTATTAATTCTCCAATACAATCCCAACAAAACTGCCGATTACCTTTATAACCGTATGTCATATCAAGTATGATATTCATACGCTCATCATCATTCGGACAAATATCCATTGCTTTTTGTTTAATAGAAGAACATAAATATTTTCGGCTTTCATTGGCGGTCATTTTGTCATTTAAATGTTGCTTCTTTTTATATTCCGCAACACACTCACAATAATACTGCTCAAGTTCTTTTAATGCTTGTCTATGTTCTTCGGTACAACGCCTCTTTACTTTTAATGTGTTGTAATCAAAAGAAGAACTTTTATGTAACTGTGATTTATAACCATCCAATTCACTTTCAACATATCTACAAATCTGATTCATCGAGCAATCACCTATGCCAACTGGCATTTTTCGCTCATACCAAAATAGAAATTCTTTTTGCTCATCTGTAATAGAGTCGTAATTATTATATAGATCCTGAATGGAACAATGATAAAGTGCATAACACTTTGAATCACTTTCTTTTATATATTGTTTATATTGTCTTTTTGTCTCATCGTATACATAAATCATAAAATAAGGTTTTCTATATGCACATAGAGACTGCAAGTATTTATTCTGTCCACAAGCACCAAGATTATACCAACTGCTTTCCATAGGTTTAGCAATAATTCCCTTAATTTTGTCCAACTCATTTTGCTGGTATAGCTGTCCACATTCAATTCTATATTCTAATTCTTTATATTCTGACGAATCTTTCTCGAAATGAGATTGAACTTCCATCATTGATGTGACATAGTTAGTGATAGTACCTACTTGATTCCCCATACCTGCTTTATTAGTTGTTTTTACAGCTGCTTCTGTAACTTTAATTTTTTCTGCATTTCTCTGAACACATTCTATGGCAGGTAAGTATCTATAACGTCTTTTTAATACAGCATTATTAGTCGAAAAATTCAAATCTGAATCATAATCTTCTCCGTTTTCAGCCATACAAAATGAATCCCAACCATTAATAATCATAATAGTATCCATATATTGATACCAGTATTGACAATCGTTAGACGAATTGACTTTGCACATACGAATGTTATTATGACTTGTCATAGGACTTCTAAAAACAACAATTTCATTCTCGTTTTTATCAACCCAAAATTTTGAATAACACTCATTAGCCCTTAATAAACCGGTTACATTTAATCCGCAAATAGACTGCATCAGAGCAAACGGATCACCACTGGCAATTTGATAATTACCATTTACGAACAATTTCCCAATTTTTGCATCATTCATTTTTTTCTTGATATACCTATGTACAGAATCAATTACATATGGATCACCAAGCATATATTCACTTGTATATAATGCACGTTGCCATGAATTTACATCAGTATTTTCATTAATTCCTAAGAACTTAATAGTAGAAGTGTAGTCACCACACATTGCATCCTTGAGATACTTAATCGTCGGTGCGCATAATTCCTTAATGTCTTCGTCGGCAAACTCATAAGACTGTAAATACTGGTAATTTAATTCTCTTTGTTCTTCAAGAATATGTGGAGAAATTTTTGTTACAGAGAATCCATATCCACATTCTTTATATGCACTTATATATTGTTCAATATTGTCATATGCTCCCCATAGTTTAAGTGATGATTCAGTAACAATCATTTCACACTGTCTAATATCCTGATAATTCCCCCAAATATCCTCGATCATATAGTTTCCATTATTATATTTCTCAATAAATTCATAAATAGGAAATGGGTAGAGCATACCTTTTAACCATGCATTCCTTAAGCATACACCACCAGGAATATAATCAAGACCTAAAGATTCGGCAACTCGCTGCATATATTGAATAGTACAAAGATTAAAGCCATCAGATATGTTATTTTCAAGAGCTTTGCCTTTAATAAGTTCTCTTATTGGTTCTTTCGAATCTCCACAATCATTAAGAGAGATAACATCTGCAAAATATTGTGTAATGCAATCTTTTACAACTAAAATTCCATGTGGATCACAAATCGGTTGGGAAGCTGAACAAGTCAAAGCTTTATATGCTTCATATTTAGCAGGAACTAATTTTAATTCTGGATTTCTTTTGCACTCGCATAATTCATTTAGCTTATCTAAATATTGTGAATTGCAAAACAGAAGAGTGTTATTTTTAAGGCCACCGGTTGTTCCTACGAAGCGTCTGTAGTTAACACCATTTACAATAATACCTTTTTTACCAGTAACTCTAGCAAAATCAGATTTCTTGTCTACTACAACCTGTATAAAAATTTTAGAGAAATCAATTTCTTTAATAGGTCTTTTTAGAATTTTATTTGCCATTATACGAAACTCTTGAGCTTCAAATAAAGAAATCAACTCTTGATATTTAAATGCTTCCTTTTTTGTAATCGTTAGATCCCAATTAGAATACTTTAATTTATTTGTTCCGATTTTAAAAATTTCATATTGAGGTACGCTAATTCCAGCCATACTTTCTCCTTTTTTAATTCTTAGTATTTTCATTCGGCAATATCTTCGCAACAACATTACCTTTTAATTCACCTTTACTATCTGCATAGATGCCATTCAATTCTCCGCAATCTTCTCTAAGACAAAGTTTTTCTAATAGATTATCTGTTACAAAATCATTATTATTTTGCAATACTACAATTCTTCCCATGCTGATTACTCCTCAAAATATACAGGCACTCGATCAATACCATAAGACCGACAGATCAGATAAGATATGTAACCATCGACCAGTGTAAAATCTCTCTTTAATACAATCGGAGCTGGCAGCTCACCCGTCTTAAGATAATAATTATATTTTGCTTCCTGTTTTGCAAAACTAGGTTTGCTTTCGCTAAACTGAGCCGTAATCTCAATGTCATCAATATCTACATAGTACTCATTGCCGGTTTCATATACACCAAACAGTTCTTTAATTCCTCTTATTAACTTTCCCATAAATTATCCTCCATTTCTTTTAACTCCATATCCAAGCCAGTCTAATAACCAACGTAAATTCTTTTCACAACCAAAATGAATACATTCGCCATGGTCATTTTCTATATACTCATCACCTTCATATATTCCCTGATCACATACTTCGCATATAGCAATAAATTTTGGCGGTTCATATTTAGGACACCTCGGATTATGCATTCCTTCGGTTTCGCCACATATTTCACATGCCATTTATTAATTCTCCATTCATTTCTAAAATTATTTCAATCTTTCATAAGCAAAACCATCGTCAGTAGAATAGTAGATATCCTTTATTCCTATATCTCTTATGGCGGCCATGCAACTAGGACACGGACGAGATATACCATAATCCTGATCATGTCGGATTCTGTAAATATACAATTTAACTTTTGAGAAATTTATATCCAGATTACGGATAGAGTTAATGCAGCTGATTTCTGCATGAAGCTTTGGAATAAAGTATGTATTATCTATAGCTCTGTAACGATTATAATAATTCTGCCGTGGATGAGTTTTATTACTATTGCATCCAATTCCTATAATAGATCCTTGATATACCGCCACGCATCCCACATGTATTTTTGTGAAATCTGAGATAGCGGCGACTTGTTTTGCTTTCTGAAAATATTTATAGTCTATTCTTGCCAACATTTTTCATCTATAAAAATTATCCTTTCTGAGAGCAATAGAAAACTGACTCGATTTCAGCGTTTTATATTTAGACAAACAACTTACCATCAAAGCACGTTTCATTGAAATTTGATGTATAAATCTATTTAAAACTCCAATAAACTGAACATAGTAGAAGAGTAGTATTACTTCTTTTTCTTTGCTCTATAATCAGCCAACGCCTGTTTCATCTTTTCTTTCTGTTCTTCAGATAGCTGCTTCTTGGGCTTATTAGGATCAGGCTTGGATCCTGGATTGATACGAAACCACTTCTTCGGAATTTTCGCACAGATACTTCCGTCTTTATTCTGAGTCAGGTATTTAAACTCTTCAGCACGTTCTTCATAAATTTTCTTTATACGATTAATCATCTTTCTATCTGTAAATGATACGCAAACATATCTTTCGCCAGTCAGATAACAAAGATCATTTTCATTGTTGTTTTCAAAATCCTTTTCAACTGCCATATTACTTATCAACCTCCGCCTTACGTTTTCTAGCTTTCATATTTTCTATGCATTTCTTATCAAATAGAAGATCGGCATAGATACGATCTGCCCATGATTGTGCTTTTTCGTGGCGTGGATAGTCGGTGCAGTAATCTGTATAGTTGATAATTCCTCCAAAAGTGTTACGGTGTTCCTCTAGTGTAAAATTTCCTGTCATAAATTAATGTCTCCTTTTCGTTTATCATTCGCATACCTCCTTTAAATTTGGTGCTGCGTTTATTGTTACAATTACTTATTCTCTGTTTGATATGGAATTGTTTCCTCTTTTAATTTCTCCAAATGAGTCTACTTTATAAACTTCTAACATTTTTTCAATAGCCCATTCAATTTCTTGTTCATATCTTTCATTATTCAATACATAAATATTGGGAACATTTTTTGGTGGTTTTTTAGGATCTGGCTGAACGCTTCCGACTTCTTGTTTAATTAGAAGAGGTTCTTTGTCACCAATAGAAGATGTGAGATATTGAATACATTGATTAATAGTATCTTTTGACATGGATAAATCTTTAGACATAGTTTCGATACTTCTATAAAATGCTTCTGGTTTATCTTGTGGTTTAGATAATAGCTCATTACCATTTTTATCTCTCTGTCTTATATAAATATAAGAATTGATATATAGGAAAGCTATTAATATATTCTCTCTATTTATAGAAGATTCATTCATCATTATGAAATCAAACTGAGTAGAAGTAAGTTTTGAAAAATCTTTCTTAAAATCAAAATTATCTGGATTTATTTTTATTTCAATACCTGTATCATAACTAATAGAATCAAGATTCTGTTTTACTTCTATCATTTTGTTATTAACCATATATTCAAGTACATCTAGTATTTCATGAAATGCCTTTGGCTTATGCTTAGTAGTTTTAAATCCATAAAATTCCATTACTTTACGAATAGTAATCCAGCTATAATTTTCATATGATCTATATTTATCTATAAGAATATATGTAATATAAAATTTTCTACTAATACCATATTTTGTTTTAATATTCCCTTGAATATAATTATTTGGAAAACGAGTAAAGTATTCTGTTTCTTGCTGATTCATTATTTATTCCTTTGCATATATAATTTTATTTTGAGGTTTCATGTTTTCTAGTTGTTTTCTTATTTTTTGTATCATTTTCTGATCATATTTACTAAATCCTGTATTATGAGGGTTATAAAATGAAACACATTGATATAATTTATCTGAAATTCTAATATAGTTAAATTGACTTTTTATTAATCCTGTTATATTTCCAAAACAACTATATAATCTTTTCTCAGTTATATATTTATTTGCCAAATCAAATTGAATTGTAACAATATTTGAATACTTTGAATAAGGACTACACCGTTCGACACATTTTATTTGATATATGGTATCATTTACTCTATACGGCTTGCTATTTATGCCAAAATAAAAATCCCCTATCAATACTTTTGAATCATATAATTCTGTACGGTTGTCTTCTTTTAATAATAGCTTTCTGTCTTTCCATATAGGTAACTGATTTACAATATTACTAACCTTTACCTCAAATAAATTAATAACTTGATCAGCTATATAATTATAATAGTCGGCTAGTTCTGCCCATAATTTTGGATTTGTTTTATATATTTCTATAACAATATATCCCTTGTTTGTTTTAGCTAATATGTCTACTATAATATTCTTATTCCAGTTTGTATTAAATTTTTTATTTAGATTTACTTCAGTTTCAAAATCTAAAATTGTTAATAGTTCTCCACAAGATAATATTTGCATTCCTTTGCATAATAAATTATTTTTATAGTGTTTATGTAATTCTGATTCCAAATTTTTAAAAATTCCTCCATTAAAATTATTTTACGAGCGTTCAGCAAACAGCACTTTTGTGTATGTCTAATTTAAAAATAACAGAATTTTGACAACACTTTTGTGTATGTCAACTGAACTGAAAGAAGATAAACAACATTTAATAAGACAGACTATAAGTAATTTATTCACTACGTTCATAAATTACTTTAAAAGGCTTTTTATTTATTCTCCAAAATGGGAATGGAAATGGAAAAATCCACTAATTCAAATTAATCCACTTTTATAATAAGCCTAAAAATAAACTAATAATTAGTATTTTTCCCTTTTATGATAGTTTCTGGTTCACCTGGTACTCTTTTATGCATAGTATTTATTCTCCATTCATCTTATTATTTTCCTCTAAATCAACATATCCTCTGATCATATCATCATCTATATGAAATACTGGTAATCTATCTTTATATTCCTCAAATAATTCATCACCTGAAATAATAGAATGATATTTCATTCCATTAGACAGCATTCCAGTTCTGTGATAATCCTTTACGATAGAATCTTTTAGTTTTTCACCAATCTTGCCACAGATAGAGCAGTAGCTACTTAATCTAGTATGGATATTATTTTTACCAAAATAATTACTTTCGTATCTTAATAAACACTCCTTGTAATTATGCTTATGTTTTGATTTCTTGGATATTTTAGAAATATCACTACCGGTATTCTTGTGATACTTTGGTATTTCCTGCTCAAATTCCATTCCTAATGCTTCACAGTCTTTGATGAGTTGTTCATCAGAAATTGCATCTATTCTTTTCTTGAATTGTTCAAATCCATTTATAAATTTATTTTCCATTATATTTTCTCCTTTTATATTATATAAAAATGATTTAACTCATATTAGGTTATTCTATGTTTAGAAGATACATCTACCCAAAATTTTTTGCTTCGCAAAAACCGACCCTATCAAGGGTCTATTTTTAATTTTTTAGAATGAGGTGATATTGCAAAAGTATCATTATAATATTTTTTCTTCCATGGTTCCCAATGATCAATTTCTTCACAGATTTTCTCATATAACTTTTTCATTTCATTTTTAGATAATGATTTGTTTTGTTTATTTTCCATTATATTTATATCCTCCTTTTATTGATACTTATTTAAATAATAACATCAATATATTATTCTCTATTTTTTAATGGATAGTGTGTATTATAAGAGTACTGATCTGTTTAGTTTAAATGTACCCCCTATATGTTTACACATATATGTTTATATGGAGCCGATTATTTAGTGTGAAAGTTTTTATAGATAATACATAAGAGATTTTTGATACGATTTGAGAAGTTTTATCATTTATGGTAGTTTATCATTGAAGTGGTTTTCGTTCGAATTTGGGTATTAGTTTATTATAAAATTCCAGTAAAAGTTGGGTATGTAGTGCGAGAGTGATATAGGGAATATTTTTATGAAATGAAAAAAGAGACATCTTTAAGACATCTCTTTTTAGATAAATCTATGATAACCAGCTTGATTCTGGTTTCGCTATAAGACGAGCATTATTATATGCCATATCAAGTGTAAGACAAGTATGACCTTGATATGAATCACCATGCTTTGTTACTGCTAATGCTAAGTCAGGAGTTTCATTTCCAAGTAAATATAATGGAAGAAGTAATTGTATCTGATCGTTATAATACTGAGGTACAGCAAGTTTATAATTCATAGATACTTTCATTTTCATAATTTCTATAGAACCAATCATAATTGCCAGTAAATTTTTGGCAGATCTTATTTCTTGTGGAACTCGTTCAATATTTTTATCTTCAGATAAAATATGTTTATATTGGACATCTATACGACATTTAGGATCAAATATAAGCAATTCTGGATTAGAAAAATAATTTGCTTTTGGCGGTAAAGTATGTATATCCATTTTGCTTAATTCATATTCAGTGTAGAATTTAACATTGTTTCCAGTCTGATAAGCATAAATTTCTTCATAATCATTTGTAAATAGACCGGTATTAAAGATTGCACAATTATTAATTACTCTAATGTTTTTCTCGGATTGGAGTTTATTATGTGTCTTTACCATATAATTCGCAAGAATACCGTTATTAGGATATGTATCATTAGACCAATTTTCTTTAAAAGCTTTTTGTGATAGTTCATCAGTGTAATTATTCCAGTTCACTTGAAAATATGCCATATATTCAGCTCCCTTTGTGTTCTTAAATGCTTCTATAAGTATATCATATTTGCGAGATGAATGGAACGGGTAAAGTGATGTGTTTTGAGGCTTATATAGCTCAAAAGGATATGATTCATATTCTGTGGATTTCTGAGGTATATATTCTCCTTGAAGATTAGTACGTGCTATTTCATAAGCTTCTTGTGGTGTATTTGCATATACAAGATAGATATAGTCATATGGTTTATAACAGAATGCTGCTGTCGTAGGGATTAAGTATGTGTTCATATAATGTAAACTCCTTTAATATTTTCTTTGATGTTCAATTATTCTCCACTTTAGTTCCGTAAATGTCCATGTTTGTACCAGAATAGTACCATATCGGGTACACATCAATACCATATCAGTCCATATAAGTGTAATAATGAGTTATTTTGTAGCAATAATGTAGCGTCGAGATTTTCTTTATTTAATAGGAAGATTTGAGATTTTAATGTGAAATTTTGAATGGGTGGAATTTTGATTTTTGGGATTTGAAGTAGGTGAAAGTAGCGTGATTTAGGGATTTTTACGATAAATGGGACGATAAGCGGTTTCGAGGTGGGAAAATTGAGTTTTTGTTGAGGTGTGGGGATTTTTTGATGGTTGGGAATTTTTAATGGGGGAAGTAGACTTTTAAGTTGGTGTGTAGGTGAATCAGCTATAGCCTGGCGTTGAAAACGCTGCTCTTTTTTGAGTTTGATCTACCCCCATAGTAGAAAAAATCACGGTATTTCTCTATTTTTCCGTAGGTGAACAAATGTTTTGCTTTTGTGGTGGTGGTAGTTGTTGAAACAGTCCAGTTTCCGAAAGACTGTATTATTAGAATGGTACAGTGGTACAATAAATGTTATCGAAAAATATTTTAAAATAGTTGTTGACAACAACAATACATTGTGATAATGTATAGCTATCAACAACGAACAACAACATATTTCATTTCAGAAAGTTCTTTTCAAGAAATTTCAAAAAGTTGTTGACAATCACAATTCGTTGTGATAATCTAATAATGAAAAGAGGTGATAGCACATTGACAAAAGAACCATATGATATAAAATATGGTTGGGCTAGTCCTTACGATAGCATGGTATTTGCTACCGATTCTGAATACTAGGAATATTCAGAGGAAGAGGACTAGCCACAACGCTAATATGTTGGATAGAATCCTAACAATTCAATTCTAGCATATCAGCACAATTTTCACAAGTAAAAAACAATGATTTTATTTATAAGGTACTGTTTTACATTCCTAGAATGTGAAGCAAAAGACGAAAAAATAAAGTTGTTGCTAGTGGTTTTTATAAACTTTTCCACTATACAAAGTAGTCCCAAAAGGATGAACATAAGCAGGTTATAAGATTTTCCTAGAAAAAATCTAGGTAGCCGTGTGATGAACACAATGCACCGATTGCCCATTTTATATGGTCAAGGTTGATTACCGCGGGAACGGTCTTTCCTCTACACCTATTTTCTAGGTGTGGGAAGCAGTATGAAAGTAGAGAGAAAGAAACGCCGGATAGTTGAAAAGCTATTCTAATAAAATAATCCACGCTAACATAAAAAAGCGTGTCTTTGTGAATCGTATCTACTGAATCAGTAGAAAGCTATAACAAAGAAAAATACATAAGAGACAAGTGCAAGAACAATGTAGCAGGCAATAGGGTAATACCTAGTGTTCTTTGTGTTGGGTAAAACTAACCTATATGACTATTGTTCCTCTGTACTTGTAAAACCGTAGTTATACATAGTAAATAAGGGCAGACAGTAGTAGAAGCAGCACTACCAGTCTGCCTTTTTATAGTGTGTATAACACACTGGATAACAAATAGAACAATAAAACATATTCATTGCACCTATGCACAAATAGGAGAAAGAGGTACTTTATGAAAAACCTTATGATTAACTTTTTAGCTGAGAACATTTCTGATTCTGCACGGTCTGAGTTTATGCACGCTGTACGCTATGAAAACCTGTCTATGGTTACGCAGTTACTCAATGACACTATCTCTAAATTAGAGAAAAAGATTCTAAATGAGAAAGGCACTTATTCCGCAGAGGAAGTACAGGCTTTTAATGTACAGTTGACGAACGCTCAGACTGAGCTTGCCAAGGTACAGAATGAGCATGAGGCACTGACCGACAACTATAACCGTGTGCTTACTCTGATGACGCAGAAGAATGAAGACCATTTCGGCAACTCCATAGACGTAGTACGGACTGTTCTCCGTGTACTTGGTTCATGGGATAATTCCAAGCTTGTAAAGTATGCAATTATTCCCGCTTTTGAGTCTCCCGAATTGTACGAAGCTTTGCAGGCTATTCATATCAATTCCAAGGCAGGTGAAAACGGCAATATTACCATGAGTAACGAAGTTAAAGAAGCATACAAAAAGGCATCTGATGAACTTGAGCGCATTATCAAGGTGACTTTCTCTCTGCCGTTTGAAACTCCATACACAACCAAGACACGTGTAAAGTTGACAGCAGAGGATAAGAAACTTCTGAATGATTGCTACATCAAGGGATTCTCTAACAAATTTGAAGTAGACGATGAAGAAGAGACTGTAAAATTCAAGAAGCGTCAGATTAACACGCTTGTAAAAGTAACCAAGAACCGTCAGACGGGCGAAAAGACTTATGACTATTCCGGTCTTGCTACCACTATCAGCAATATTGTGATTAAACACTACTTTGCATAACATTTGTATCACAAATGGAAAATACATAGTACGAAAGGCAGAGCAAAAAAACTCTGCCTTTTAATAGTGTGCATTTTCACACGGAAAGAAGGATATTATGAAAATATTTCAAGCGCAGCCAAATACTTTTATACACAATAGGGAAATTATGCCAGAATCTATTGTATGTGTATTATCAAACGGCACAGTATTAGTCTGCTCTGATTTCAGAAAGAGAAAAGACAATAAAATCCCTGTACTTTTCTATATGCCTAGTAAAAAATGTTGGTATAAGGCATATCAGAATGATAAAATCACGGACGCTATTCTTGCGTATTATAATGGTATCATTAAAAAAGAGAAACGCAGAAAGACTAATTTTAATGCGCTCATGAAGCATGATAGGATACATAAAAACGGTGGAGGTGGAGTGCGTTTAGGAAAATTTTGTGGACAAGTTACAGATTATGAATGCACAAAAAATCCTATGCATGATTTCAGAAGAGTACATAATTAAATATTGCGGATCACAAAACATTGTGATAAAATGGAGGTGATCACTTGGAGGTGAATTAAAAATGATAGTATATTATAAATTAGCAAATATTCTTAAAGAAAGGAATATGCAATGGAAAGATTTATGTGATTCTGGAATTTCTGTAAACATGCCAACTAGATTTTCTCAAAACAAAAACATTAATTCAGATACAATAGATAAAGTATGTCGATTTCTTAATGTACAACCAGGAGATATTATGGAATATGTTGATGAAAATAAAGCAAAAGAAGCTGAAATATTAGCACAAATGGACGCATTAAAAAAACAATTAGAGGAAGTACGATCAAATAAGTAACGCAAAATAAAACCACATAACCACACCACAAAGCACCCTATAAACGTAAAGGGTGCTATTTTTATACCCAAAATTCAACGCAAAGGAGAGAATAACTAACCATGAGTAAACGTACATTCAAGAACGGACATGCAATCACCACTTTTCCGTCTAATAACGGATTCTGCACAGCTTTAATAGGCAAATACGGAGAAACATTGAAAGTAATCTATTCTGCTAACACAGTAGAGGCAAACCGAAATCACGACAGAATCACAGCATTAGTATAAGGAGTATCAAAACTATGAGCAAGAGAAATCCACACAATACATATTGCAACTATGAAATCAGCAAGGCAAATAAGCCTCGTCCAATTTACAGCGTATCTGCACCCACAGTAACAATAGGCGTCCGCAAGGCAAATGTATCCAAAGCAATGTTGGCAAGGCGGATCGCGGAATTATTTTAACGAACGAATGAGCAAAGCGAATGAACGAAAGGAGAATAACGAAATGAGAAAGGCAATTACAGCATTTGCTTTAGGGATAATTTTAGGCACAATCATCATCGATGTAATTTATTCCGAAAGCGAAAGTAAGCATCATTACTACGCAAACACAGCAGTTGTAACGGAAATTGACTACACAAATAATCTTGTCACCGTAGAAGATTCTGCCGGTAATACATGGCAATTCACCGAAACGGAAGACTGGGAATTTTCCGACACCTGCTCTATGTTAATGGACAGCAAGGGAACGTCTAGCGTCAGCGACGACGAAATTATCCAGGTTACATATTGCGCTTTTGAAGTATTTTAATGAACGAAGTGAGTGAAACATAGTGGAACGAAGTTAAGCGAAGCGAAAGGAGAATAAAACTATGAGAGATCCAAACACAGCAAACTATTATGCACTTTTAATTGCAATTTTATGTAATGAATCTGCAAAGGAAGCACTGAAAGACATGGGTGTATGCCCTGATAATTTTGATTGAGGAGGGTACGGAAATGTACACAAGACAAACTACATACGAAGAAGTAATGACTTTAGAAGAAGCACGGAAAATCATCAATGCAGAAAGGCAAGAGAAGAGAGAAGAAATCGCAGAACTTGCAGAAGCAATCGGATTTTTCTTACTCTGCATTCTCTGCACAATTCTCTGTCCGGTTATGCTTGGAAATATTGGCGGATGGGTTATTACGATTCCTGCCAGTTATTATTATGTAAAACAGGCAAAGGCAATTTTTAAAAGAATGAGGTGATTTTGCAATGGCAAAGGCAAAAGGTTACTACGCAAATGGATATTACCATGGTTACGTTCCGTCTGTGGGCAAATACTGGCAGTTTGAAAGCGAAAGCGCATACTGTGAGTTTTTGCGTGAAAGAGGTGAAGTTTAGTGACTAGACAAACTAAACCGCCTGAGAAAACGGAAATATGTATCCTTTGTACGGAGAAATACTGTTGTAGGGGAATATGTAGAGAAATGAATAACTTCCTTATAAATAAGAAGAGAGCAAAAAGCGGAAAGGAAAGATAGAAAATGAGACCTAAATATCTTAGTTTTTGTAATGAAAGATTAGCTGGACAGTTAGAGTATGGAGATTTTTACGATATTGCAGCATACGGAAATGAAAACTGGAAAGGTAGCTATGCACCGAAGGAAGTTGCAGAAAATGCTTATGATTATTATAGCGATTTTCAGTCTGCAAAACGCAAAGGTTGTCTTACAAAGGACAATACTATTTTCCAGATGTTGATGCGTTTGGTAGAAGATGGATCTGAAGAAGCTCTTGATTGGGCGAATAAAATCCTCAATGAGATCAACGATGCAAAGGTAGAAAGTGATGGTGAATAATAATGCAAGGAGTATGTTCAGATTGCCGGTATAAAGGAACCTGTGGCGAAACATCACGGACACAACCCTGTAAAGGCAAAAAGAAATTTGCACGATCCACACCCGATAAATGGGGATACATGGAATACTGCGTGGAAGTAGTAACTGCACCACATGAATTTGAGAGGTGCAAAAATCGCACCGAAGCGAAACAGAAAGTGCAAGAGTTTAAGAAGCAAGGCAAAATTGCATACGTTACCGGTCTTACACAGAACGGAAATGATTACATCATTAAAATGTAACGGCTCATAGAAATATGTAGCCGTTATTTTTATACACAAAAATCAAAAAAGAAAGGTTAGGTAATAATAATGGGTAAAACGAGAAAGTATGTAGAGGCAAGAGAAATCGAGAGAGAAATGCAGGAATCACGGAACGGAAACGAATTTGTTGATATGGTTGAGAAAATCAGCATCAAACAGATGGTAGAAAATGCAAAGGCAAATAGCAGATTTGGTGACAAAATCCTTATGAATATTGACCCTATGTATATACATATTCCTTCATGGCAGAGAATGTGTGATGTGCTGGCTGCACAGCAAATCGGAAACAATTACAATACATACAAATGGGAAGTGCCGAAGCTTTTGTACTGGAACGGAATTTTGATTTGCATTGATGGTATGCACAGAATTTATGGTGCTTACAAGGCAAAAATCAGTAATGTTGTCTGCGAAATTCTTGAATGTTCTCTGAACGATGCAATTCATCTTTTCTTAGATCAGGGAATTGATAGACGTAAGATGTCACCCGTTGATTATTATAGAGCAGCAATCGAAAGTGGTGATGAAAATTACATTCAGTTAAAGGAAATCTGCAATAGCCACAATGTAGCAGTTAAGGGAGACCCTATTGAGAACCAGGTTGGCATCTTTACACCGATTACAGATGGAATCCGTTCTATTCAGAGAAATGGCACTGAATTGCTTAATAAGATTATCAATCTTATTACGGAATTACAGTGGAACGGATATGCAGATACATATAACGGCAAGGCATACACAGCGAAGTATATCAGAATTATGCATTCCATGTATGCATATTACGACGGCAGAACCGATGAAATGGAGGCGATTCTGAAAGAGAAATGTACTGGTACAAAGTTTTTCGTAGATAATCTGATGGAATTAACACAAGGTCAGGCATTCGATGCGCTTTCTAAAATTGTTAGATATGAAATGGAAAGTCCGTTCAGAAATCAGCCTGAGAAAACTACGAAGAAAGCTAATAAGAAATTGGCTTAAAACGGAGAACAACATAACAGAAATCATTATCCTTTGGCGAGGAAATGATATATATACATAACAACTTTGTTTACATACGAAAGCTGTGCTAACGGCTATACGGGTGAAAGGAATAATATGGATCATATTTATTTTAAAGCAAAAGAATATGATGATTCATTTTTTACAGAAATGGATATTATCAGAGCCGCAATGATTACAGAAGGCATTTTTATTGACTATAGAAATGAAGGTCAAATTAGGGAATTTGCATGGAAGTGTAAAGGAGTAGGAGAGGAAATTAAGAGACCTTCAGTAAGGTATCTTGTAAATAAAGGTAATAAAATTGGTGCTATTCACGTTTTTCGTGATATTCATAATTGCAGCATAGTGGAAGCAAAAGAGGCAGTAGATAAAATGATGGAAGAAAATGAGAGGAGGAAACGTAATGACAAGACTAACAAAAGAAATGCGTGATATTGTACCGATTCTCAAACGGAATGGTTATGTACTTGTCAGATCTAAGGGAAGTCATTTTATATTTAAAAATCGTACAACGCATAGGACAATGACAATTAGTAAGAATCTCAAGTGGATGATTTGGGAAGAGATTGTGAGAGATTATAATTTGGAGGTATAGGCAAATGGCGACTATTGAGTATAGAATTTTATTTCATAAAGGTAATGTAATTTTGGCAGAAAATAAGAATGACTACATCGTAGGAATTGATTACGATGAAACGCAGCCAAAAGGCAGTCAGTGGGGACACGGTTTATATTTTAGCAAAAACGTAGAAGGCTTAACATCTGCATTGGAAACCTTCCGTATAAGAACAGAAGAGAATTATATCCCACGATCAAGAGCAATCGAGCTGGCAACTAAATTCAAGGACTGCGCTTTGGAAGATGAAGATTTGGTTTGTGTCATTGATGATATGGATGAAAGCGAAATTGAATTTTTCGGATTGAATGACGTTGAAAGCGATATTTTGTGAGGAGGAAATAGTATGTTAGACAAATTAACTGAAGAACAGAAAATCGGCTTGCGGATTTATGTGAACAGATACACAACATTTTCGTAGAAGAAGACAATGGATTCACAGAGGATAGCATCGATGAATATTATAACAGTCCTCTTTATAAGGCAATCGATGATATTGCATATAAACTAAATAGATGGGGATGAAAATGATGAGGAAAAACGCATGAAAAATAATAATAGGGTTTATGATTTTATAACAAATGGCAATAAGACATACCAATTTAAAGATGGAAAATTATTATGGGTTATTAAGTGGTAACAAGGTAAATGAAAACAACATTTCAAGGAGAAATAATTATGATTACATGGAATGATAATTTTACTATGAAGAAAAACATAAACGGAAAATCCATTACCATAGGACAACAGAATTTTGATAATATGACTATTTTGATTAAAGAGAAAAATGAAAATGTTATCAGTTGCCCTATGGGATTTGATAACAATGGTGACTGTTACTTCATTTACGATTCTACCAAAGTGTATATAAGATAAACATGATTAATTACTTTATAAAAGGAGAAAAAATATGACAGTAGGAAATTTAAAGGAAATGTTAGATGAATACGATGATGATATGAAAATTGTATTCCAACCGTGCAATAGTATGTACGGAGAACGTATTGGAGATATTGAAGAAGGTAACGGTATAGCAACATACAATGGGAAAAACTACAAAGCGTTAATATTAACATCTGATGGTCAGTGTGGAGCTGTTTGTAGCGAATACGATCTGGATTTAGAGGAGGAAGAATGATTATGAGTAGAAAATATGATATTAGAATTTGTAAATGTGGACGGATTCATGCAATTCCTGATGAGAAAATAGAAAAGGCTTTGGAAGCTGATAAAAATTTTCTATTGATTTGTGCAGGATGTGGAAACGCAATTCTGATTGGTGCAGATATTTCCCCTGATTGGGATGATCCATCAAAAGATTGTTACGAGATGTATTCACGAAATTTTTCTCCTTATGAAAATATAATAATTAATGAGGACATATTTACAGGCAACGAAAATGAAAAGGCTGTTGGAGAAATCCTTTACAGTCATGGATTTAAAGTACCTATGAAAACAGGTCAATATGCAACTGATTTCTTCAATGGCAGATTTTCTGACAGATGGTATCCTGATTTTTATAAGATTCAGAGAAAAGACATTACAGTAAAGGAAATCATGGACTTTATTGATGAATATACACACGACAGAACTACAGTAAATATGGATAGATTTATCAATGAAACGCCAGATGATATTTTGAAAGAGTTATCTAGCTATTGGATTGAAGGATTAAATTGGAGCGGAACCAAGTACGAAAAAATAAGTGAGGTGCTTTTTATGATGAATGCAAAAGAAATTGCGGATATTTGGAAAGAAGTCGTTAAGATTTACAATGATACAAGGGAAATCAATCTGCCCGAAAAAACTATGAGCGAAATAATTCGTAAGTTTGGTTTAGAGAAAACAAAAGAAGTATTTGCAACAGTAGCAGCTATCAAAAAACATGACGGTAGAATTTATGGAAAGAACAGAGAGTATATGAACAGTATTCCTGTTGATTCAGAGATTGTAGAATGGAGAAGTGGAAATCCCGTAGTATATGCAGGACTTGATGATATTCATACGACGCATATCAACCAGCTGATTACCGAATTAAGGAAACTGGATAACTAAATACATCATTCATTTAGAAGGAAGGAAATAATATGTTAGGATATAAGATTTATTTTAATGGAGATAAATTTGTAGCAGATAATACTGCAACAGAAGTTCAGACGATGCCATGCGATTCAACTGTTTCATGGATGGCTAATAAGACATCAGCAGATGATGCCGTAGAAAAACACAATGCAAATAATTTAAAGGATGTTAAAAAATGTAAGGAATGCGGCGAATACTTCTGGCAGACAGACGAAGAAAGAACCTGGTTTGCTGATAGGAATATGAAAGCACCTTGCAGATGTTATTCTTGCAGAAAAAAGAAAAATAAACACTGAAATGGATATTTTATTAGAAGAAAGGCAGGTAAAAAATTATGATGAACGAAATTATTATGGAGTTAAATAACAGAGGATACAAGGCAGAAAGTACAACAGTGGTAAAAAATGGAGTTGAAAAAGTCGGTGTGATTATTGGAGAAGGCACAATAAGACCTACTGTTTATCCTAACTTAAATCTTACAGTTAATGAGTGTGTAAGTGAAATTATTAATACTTATGAAAACGCTCCAAAAATTGATATAAATACGGATAAGATTACAAAGTGGGATTATGCAAAGAATAACTTGCAGCTTTGTTTACAGAGAAAGACAGATGAAAATATTTTAAAGAGGGATTATCTTGATATGGAAATGTATGTCAGGGTAAAAGTCGTAAAAAATGCTACATATAAGATAAAGCCAGGAATGTTTAAGGAAGTAAGTGAAGATGAAATTTTTGCAAGGGCATTATTAAATGCAAAAGAAAATATTCTTGTTGAAGATATGGCAAAGATGCTTGCCGATATGATAGGTTGTGACGACCTTCCTGATACGGATGAAGCAAAAATGATTATTGTTACAAATAAGAAAAAAGTAAATGGAGCAGTTGCAATTTGTGATAAAGAATTGTTAAGCAATATTGCAAGGGAATATAATAGCAACCTTGTAATTCTTCCATCAAGTATTCACGAATGTATTATTCGCATCAACAATGAACCCGACATGGAAATATACTCTAATATGGTTCGTGAAGTAAATGCAACACAGGTTTCTCCAGAAGAAGTATTGAGTGATCACGCATATTTCTTTAATAAAGAAACTTGTGAGATTAGTTGGTAGTGAAATGCGTGTTTCATTGGAAGAAGGGAAGGCAAATATGGAAAGATATGATATAGAAGAATTGGTGTTGGGACTTGCTGATATTGTGAGGGAAAATAGATATTTAAGGCAGGAGAATACCAGATTGAGGGAAGTTGAAAAAGAGTATCATCAATCTATTATAGACAGATGTAGAGAAAGTGAACAGGCAAGTTTAAATATGTTTAAAGCTGCATGTGTCGGAATCGCACAAGGTAAAAATGATATGGAACTTGCAAGAGATTTGGTTGAACATTTATAGCAGATTAAATTCGCATTTCTTTAGAAAGATTGGAGTGATTAACATGAAAATATACGTTTTATTAAGACAAAATTATGAAGGTAGTGACACAGTTTGCGTTAGTGCAGACATAAATGAAATTAGCACAAGTATTTGTGAAGATTTTTATCCTGAACTTGAAATTTGGGAAGATGGAGAAATGATTTATCAGACAAGTGGTAATGATGTTTTAAAAGCTATATCAAAAGAGATGGATAGAAACTAAGATTTCTTTAGATTGGAGATAAGTGAAAAATGATTGTGAATGCTTATTTGAATGTAACGCAAAAGCAATGGGAAGAAATCAAAGAGAAGTATGTAGAACCAAATATGTATCATATTGTGAGTAATTCAAAGCGAAAGTGTAAACGCTGTGATGATTGCAAAATGTATAATCCTTGTTCTACTTATGAAGGATTTTGTTTAGAGACAAATGAATTAGTTGACGGAAATTCTACCTGTGAAAGTTGGTATTAGAAACAGAGAAGCTATTGGAGGGAAATAATAATGTGGACACCATGCGACGAACCTATTGAAGAATACAATGAAGAAACTGGTAAAATGGAAACACGATTCCATTGTCCCTATGCAGATACTTACGTCGGATATGAAGATGAAATGTGTAGAAACTGCTGTGGACTTGGTGTAGATGAATGAAAGGTAAGTGATTTATGGGAAACGCAATTAAGAATTATCAGAAGAAACAGCGCAGAGACCAGCGTGATGCATACAGAGAAGTTAGTCAGATTGTAAAAGAAAAGCTTACAGAAATGTATTTTGGAGATAAGGAGAGCAATAATGAGAGATTTGAGACCAGGTGATGTGGTACATTGTCAAGGGATTATCTGCACAATCAAAGAGATAGCTTGGCAGGAGCCATGGGAAATGCGAAAAGCATATTACTTAGAGTTCCGTGATACAAACGGAGTATACAGAAGTTGGAAACAGAATTTCGATGGCGGTTACGCAGAACTGAAGGGAGACGATTAAATGATTTTGGAAAAATGGGATGATGAAGCGAAAGAAGTTGTACGGAAGTTTTCAAGTAATGAAAAGGATCGGTTAGATGCAATCATTGCAATGCATATTATGGTCTGTAACATGAATGATGAAAGCGCATATATGGCATGGATTGAGCTGGCTGTTCCTGATTGCCCTAGTGAATGGGATTTCATTGATTTTGCACAGAATGATGAAGGAACAGAGGAAAATGAATCGTTTAATGAAGCAGTTGATTTGTTCAAGAAATTATGGAATGAATATGCAAAAGATGACCATGGTTTATACATAGGTAGGAAGGCTTATTAGGAGATGATAAAATGATAAATGCAAAAGATTCACAATCATACTGGAAGAACGTTATGCAAATGGTGTAACGTTTTGGGAAGACCAAAATGAAGTTAATGATAAAGTAGAAGCACTTAGAAGAGCTTTAGAGGATTTAATTAAGATATACAAAGTAAATAACGGCTGTTTACATGATCCATATACAGTAAAAGGAGAAGAACTTGATAAACAAACAACCATTGATTTCTTAAAATACAGATGTCAGGACTTGTACGGAAAAGAGTGGGAGAAACACTGAAAAGAATATAATATAGTTTAGCCACTAGACAAGGCAGTTAGGAGAATAAATACCTAGCTGCCTATTTTATTACAAGAAAGCGAGGAAATGAATATGTACGATTTTACTAAGAGCGAAAGGGAAATTGTAAAGGATAACTTACATGCATATATTGCAAACTTTGGAAAGCCACGGATTGTGCGAGGAGATGACGGAGAAAGCTTTTATGTGTTCACTGATGATTCGAATTCATGGAGACAGTATTGTTACAACATCGATTATTTGAATGGATGGTTATACGGATGTGTTCAGACAATAAACGGAAATCCGAAGCCTGATAGAGAAATGAGGGAGATGTGTGATAGTGCCGGATGGAGAGAAAGATATGCAATCTTATACGGCGAAAAAGAAGTGAAAAATATCAGAGATCATAAGTGCTATGTATTTAGGTATTCAAGCAAGATTGAGTATCAGGATGCAAACGGAGCCATATATGACACTGTAACAAAGAAATGGATAAATTAGAAAGCTGGTGTGATTAGTATGATGCAATATGAAATAGAAGAAAATGGTTGTTGGATAAATGTACTTGGCAAGAACGCAAAGCAAGAAACAATGGTAATAGAAATTGTGCATTGTAATAATCCAGGCGGAAATAATTCACTTCCTTATCTTTGGTATAAGAAAGGTTGGACTAACAAAGTTATGGAAACATATATCGGTTGTAATACTTATGTATATGATTCTGAAGGAGGTTGTTATGGTGGATACAATGTAACAGAAAAGTATGATGGAATGCGAAATGTAATTAACTTTGATTGGTTACTTGAAGACACAGAAGAAAACAGAAAGAAAATTATTGAAGCCTGTATTGGATTGTTTGAAGCTGCAACAGGTAAGAGTGCAACGGAAAAGAAACTTGAACATATAATGGAAGTTGCGTTGAGCAGAGACGAAGAGGTTGTATCTGAAATACCTGATGGTTGGAAGAAAAATCCACTTATGACAGATCCTTGGGGAGCTGTGACTATTGATAATGGAAAACCGGCATTTATTAAAGTTAGCGAAAGACTTAAGAAAAATCCAGAATACAAGAGAATGTTATTGATTTAGGAAGGAGCGCAATTGATATGTTACCACAGATTCAATATGATAAAAAGTTTCTTGGAAAACTGAAAAGTAATTACTTTAATGCAAAAGCATTATATGAAACCGTTAAAGAGAATGCAGAAGAGATTCAGAGAAAAGTTCTTGCGGAGAATGAGTTTTATGAGACAGAAGACATTGCAGAAAAAATGCAAAAGCGAGGTGGTGATGGTAATCCCAAACGCATTCTTGATCCAGATTTGACATATATGATGGATTTAGAAAAAGAACTGCCTCGATTCCTTGATTTATGCTATCCAGAATATGTGAAAGCAGGAATTGCAGATCCACGGGGAAAAGAATATATACCTGAGGCAGAAGAGAAAGAATTGTTTTATGAGGCAGAGAAACAGCTTGTGGAATATGGAATTGATATTATTCCTGATGAATTTGGAGAAAAGGAAACTCTTAGAAAAGCAGTACAGATGATTAAGTACAGAGATAAAGTGCTTGATTTAGTGTTGAGATTAGAAAGTGGTGAGGTCGAGAATTATGCATAAAATAATTGATAGTGCTGTTTTATCAGATGGAACAAAAATACAGCTTGAAGATTGGCATAGCGAAAATTCAAAAGAATATCCAGACTTACACGGATATACAATTGGTGCTTATCCAATAGCGAAAAATACAGATAAATGGGGACTAATAAAAACAGGTAAGAAATTCAGATTAACTATTGCTAGAAATGAATATGCAAACTATACGGATAATATGGTACTTGCAGATTATGAAGCATTGAAGAATGAAACTAAATCACTTGCTGATTTACGAGAACATTTTTGGAACAGAGATAAGGATGTATTTTACTTATGATCAGGTTTGCTGTTGGACGATTGGAGATGGAAGTATTGATGCTTTTTGTGATTATATCAGAAGCAATCTTGTAAAGCTAATTACACCAAAGGAAGAGAAAACAGAGTAATAAAAGCGAATAATAAGACAGGTACATATGTTCTGTATCTGTCTTATTTTATTGGAGGTAATAGGAAATGCAATTAATGAAATTTGTAACAAGAGATACCAAGGACAAAAATAAAATTATTGTGTGGTGTACAACAAACAGCCTAATTACATTCAGAGATTTCATGCAGTATGTATTAGATAGTATGAACAATCCTAAAGATTTTATGATTATTGATACGAAGACAGATCTTGTTTATGACATGTATAAAGTCGCAACAGAAATGTATGGAATGCGAAAGAGAACCTTTGAAGAAAGAATAAATGGTGTTTATACAGGCAAGTGGGCGAAATATACAAATTCAGATTTGAATTGTGGAGGTAAGTGACATGGGACTTATATATTTAAAGAATGAAGAGAAACAGTTATACAGTGCATATGGATTAACTGTATATGGCAAGCAGAATAGATATGAGTGGACTATCTACAGTAACAAGCCAGATGAAAATGTATATACATCATTACGGATCGAGCGAAACGGAGAGGAAATCTATAACAGGAATCTTGGTAACAGATGTATCTTTGAAGAGAATTTCAATAGAACGATTGATAATTTCTTATGGTGGATTGATAAAGATAGTCCTGATACATACGACATTGACAACGCAGTTATTAATGATCTTTGTGAAACAAACTCGTTATTTAATCATTTGATTGGAAATCGTAAGCGAAAAGAACGAGAAGAAGCTAATGAGAAAGCAAGGGTTGAAGCAATCAGAGAAGAGGAACGGAGGCAGATTGACTTGATTAAGCAGTATTGTGAAAAGAAAAATCTGTTGTTCAAACAGCATTATGAAAAAGTTTATTTGATTAAGCTGCGTAATGAAAATGTAAGACAGATGATTGAAAATGCAGATGATAAGCGGTTTGAGGGATTAAGGGGTTTCATGAACGAACATCCCGATAACAAGGATGCAGTGATTGTAATGAATGGAAATATTGAAGATATAGCAAGACAGATAGCATAGAAAGCGAGGGGGGGAAATTGATATGAAACTCCAGATGACAACAAATTTTTTACCATTAGTTGATCCTGGTACATATGGAACAGATATTGGTGAATATATGTATCAAGTAGAAGACGATTACATTGATGATTATAAAAATGCAATCGTTAGTTATGGAATTGATAAGATAAACGAAATGCTTTCCGAAGACTCGATTGTGGCTCTGTTTGGCGAATGCAAAGCAGAGAATGGGAAATTACGGAGTCCACAGTTTTATAATTATGAAAATGATTCCATTGATTTCGATTTAATAGTTCCAGATACAACAATTGACCGTATCAGAAATGCAGAATATAATGATGAATTTTTCAAGTGGACAAATAAAAATTATGGTTCATATGATGGATTTATTTCTTTCTTCCCATACGACAGAGATAAATTTGAAGCTGCATTAAAGACAGATGATTTAGATTTAAGTCGTGCGGTTGGAATGGTCATCATGAAGGCATTTGAGCAAAATTTCGGTGACGAAGAAATGGGTAGACAGCAGAGAGATTATGAAGACAGTGTAATTGAAAAAGGATATAGAAACGGTTTGTTTTATGTTGAGGAAGATTAGGAGGAAAATTGATATGAGAAAGCATGAAAATTTTCATTGGAGTGGATATAAATATGCACCTGAATCAGTAAGATTTTCCATAAATGGAAAGCATATAAATTTCCCAGAAGAAGTAAGAAGTCGCTTGGCATATTTAGCAGTATGTGGAGAGAATGAAAACTGTTAATTGAATTAAAACGAGCATTACGAGCAGAAGAAAAGAAACCACGAGTTGTAGGAAAATGTATTTGCTTCTTTAAGAAAGATTCAAACGAGTTCTATTATACACAGCAGCTTAGATATAACCAAGATGATTTACATGATACTTTGAGATGTTATAAGGAATGGAAAAGATATATTCAGAGTAAAAATTGTATGTTAGAGACTGGTTATGAAGTAACAGAAGGTGAATTTAATCCATATGGAGAAAGTAAATCAAAACGAAAAACTGTTACAAGCATTGTAGATTTGACAAGATATAGAAGTATTAGCGTTATAAGAGAACCGATTTTTGGATAGGAGGTTGATTATATGAGTATTAAATATCATCAGAACGGATTAGGTTATGAATATGGAAAAGATCATTCACTTACAAATAACTGGAATCCTGATGCAGACTACGGAAATGAATATTCAAATGTATATTTTAGAATTAATACACCATCATATGATGGCATGAATGGTGGTTGGGAATCAGATGAAAGAAAAACTGTCGGTAAAGAAATTGATAAATTATTTACAAATCTTGGTTGGAAATGTGATAATCCAGGATTTAATGGAGTATGTGCGACCTACACAAAAGGTAAATCACACTTATATATGCATCCGCAGAATTACAGTGGTGAGGTACTAAAGAATGAGATTAAGTCGATTGCAGAGGCTATAGAAAAAGCAAAAACATTTTCATTAAGATGGGTTGAATTATATGACACAGTTTATGACATAACTGATGAAGAATATGAGGAATATCTGAAAAGTAAAGAAAAAGAAATACGCAAATCATTATTTGAAACATGTGTTACTACAAGGAAAACTAAATATTTTTACGCTTTTGATGTGTGTAGAATCCTTGCAAATCAATTTAGATTAAGAAGAATTGGGTTGAATGATGGTCGGAATTATGGAAGCGGCCAAACAATCAATCATATTATGAAAGTTATTGATGATATGGCAAAAGAAAATCTACTATTTGTAAAAGAAAAGGATGGAAATAAATTAGTGCGAACGCCTAATAAGACGGAGCAGAAACAGCTAAAAATATGTATGGAATAAACCAGTTGAAAGAATCGTTTTAAAAGGAGCTTATGGAATATGGAAGATAAGAAATTAGAGAAAATGATTGATGACTTTCATAATAAATTGAGCATAGCACAGGATGCAAGAAGAAAAATTATGTATTACTTGGAAGAGCACTATGAGATTGATGAGACATACGAAGTAGCAATGGAAATACGGGATGAATTAAATTGGTGTGATGGAATTGACAGCGAACACGTAGACAGATTAATTAGAAAGGTAAAAGAAGGTAGATAATATGTTTTTATTATGCGAATTAGATGATGAAAATTATACATCTCCATGTTTTTTACAATTTAATAGTTTCAAGAAGGCTTTCGATGAAGCATTAGTAAGTTGTGGCAATTTTAAGGATGATAATATGCGAATTGATGTGGCAGATAGTAGAAATCGTATATCTGCTAACACAGATGATGGTCACTTTTTTGTGACAGAAATTAAGGAATTTGATGCAAATAAAGGTGATCATATTCTTGTATGGCATCATGCTTATAATGGTGTTGGGTTCGAAATCCTTAATGTGGGAACCGAAGAAGAATGCATACAAAAAAGAAAAGAGGCGGTTAAAAAGATATTTGATGAATATGATTTGTCAAATGGAGATAACGAAGACTTTGACATGGAAAATGATAATGTCGTTGATACTGGCGAAGAGTGGGAAGTATTTAGCATCGTCAAAATTGAAAATGTAGAGGAGTGATTGATATGAAATATTATGAAACAAAAATCGGGAAAATTATTGAACAGGAATTTGACACAAGAGTAGAGAATGCCGTATTTATCTATATCATGGACAATGGAATTGAACGTATTAAACGGATTACAGATGAAGATATTGCCGGTATTGAAGGAGACGGATTATGTACCGCAGCATTCAATCAGAATCTTGTAAGATGCGCAAGACGTATTTGCACCGAATGTGAATGGGTAGAAATTATTGAGTATATCAGACTATTCCTTTTCTGTGCATCTATTGTTCATGAAGTCTCGCTGTACAGAGAAGATTTTTCAAAGGATAGTTTTGCAGAGTTATTGCATGATCTCTATCTCGATGATGAAGAAGTTGGAAATGAAATTCGGTTATATGCAGTGGTAAATAAAGAATGCCTGAAGGATGGTGAATGAGTATGAGATTTATTTCACATTACGAAGAATATCCAATTTATGAGCCGGCTGAAGGCGGTTACTATTATGCCGGTAATCAATTGGTAGCATCTGAACGGAAATCAAAACGGCAGTGCAGAAGGAATTTTGAAAATATTTGGCAGGATTGTTTGAAAGAGAATGAGCAGAACGGATTTGTAGGAAACGATTACGATGAATGGGCTAAAATTATAGGTAGATTACATGTTTATCCATGGATAAGAGCTAACGCCAATTATATTTACCGTGAAGGCGATCTTATTGGAGATGGCGAAAGTTATACGATTGAACGTAGACAAGGTAGCCAGGAAAAAGGATGGGAACCATATTGTTAAAGGAGAGTGATATATGTGTGTAAGAAACCAAAGATGATTAGAGATTTTGAACCATTATTAAAGTCTAATGGCTACCACTTATCACGGATAAATGGTAGTCATTTTATTTATAGCAACGGAGATGCGACAATTGCTGTGAATAAAGACTTAAACAAAATGGTTCGCAGAAGGTTGATTAAAGAGAATAATTTAAAGTAAAGGAATTTTAAGAAAGATTGGAGAGTGATTGATATGTTGCAGCAGAATTGGTTTGCAGATCCTAAATTTGAAATGTTTGAGGACTATGGAGATGTACAAAGCTTTTATGATACCGAAACAAAAAATATTTATGTTGTAATGGAAGAATATGGACAAAAAGGAAGCAATACCATCCAGGAAATTACGCCTGATTCGGAAGAATATGCTCCAAATCTTGAAAAGTGCAAGGTATATATGGAAAATAAATATAAATATTTTATGAGTGTTGTACGTGAAATGTGTGCAAGAAAATCTACGGATTGTCGTTCTCTTAATATGAAAGATCTTGCACGGAGGCTAATGGATATTGCTAATATTCCACAAACTGCGGAGATTTTTGAAATTCCGCTTAATTGGCACAATCAAGTTGGAATTACATTTATGGTTCCTAACTATCCTGTAGCATTTGGATTATATGCTGGATATTGGAACAATGGAACTGAAAGTATGCAATTAGAAATTGTTGGTACAATTCGTAATGATGACGATGGTATATCCATTGATTATTGGAAAGAGGAAATGAGTTTGCCATTAGATTATTTTGAAAATATAACAAAATAGCAATTTCATTTTAAGATTGGAGGAATTTATATGGTATTAGACAAAAAGATACAGGATGTTTTAGAGAAAAATGAATTTAATTTTGATGAAGAAATTAGTGAACATGATAATGGAAAATATATTGAAATCAATCAGGGCACACCAGAAGGAGAAGATTGGTGGGAGACAATCTGGTTTGATGGTACATATGAAGGATTTACAAATGCAGTAGAAGAACGAGTATTGAATTTTGATATTGATGAAGAAGTAGAAATATGGATTCCAAATAGAGGTAATGGTGGCTGTCCTAATAGTATTATGGATTTAGTACATGATGCAGAATGGAAACAAAAAACATTAGAAAAGTTATTGGATGATTTGCAGGAAAATGAAAAAGAAGTAAAAATAATCACAAAAGAGTCTGTTGAGAATGAGTTATATGATTTTTTCAATGACAAAATGGAAACTGGTGGTGCCCCTGAAATTGAAAGAGTTGGGTGTTATTCAGATATGTATGTCACAGGAGATAGTGGAATTGTTATTGATTGTGTTGGTGGAAAGCAGATAAGATTGATTATTCAGGTAGACTAAGGAGAAACATAAATGAATGATAAAATTAAAAATACAGATTTTCTTAATGATAAAGAGAAAATGAGAGATTTTATATGTCTCACAAAAGAAGAATTCCTGGCTAGTTATAGCTATATCACAGAAAATGAATATGACAATACATATAAGATATTATGCAAAGAATTAAAAAATAATTGAAAATGTGAAGAGTTTACATAGACGGAGATATAAAAATGACAAAGCGAGAGCTGAAAGATAAATTACTTACTGGATCAGTACTTGAAGATTTGTTTGAATTTTCAGATGGACAAGATTGCTTGATCTATAAGGGAAATTTTGAAGTATCTGATCAGATAATTTATATTCCTGATATATATCTGAATAGCATCAATATTGAATCTGCACTTAGCAGTGAAGAAATAGATAATATTATTAATCATTGTTATACAGGAAATGATTTTGTAATGGAATGTGATGGAAATGAAAAATTAGCAAGAGAATTGTTCGAATTCGTTGATTGGCAGCATCCAAACATCCAAGATGTATTAGATACTTATGATGATGAAGAACTTGAAGAAGAGTATGGATTCTCAATTGATAAATTATAGAATGAATTAAGAAATTTAATAAGAAACGGAGGAAAATTATATGAGATATTTTGAATTAGGACTAGGCAATAGTGTCGAGGAAGATTGGGAAACATTTGATTATTCGTTTTGTATTAAAGGAGAAAGAGAACCTTTGAGCTTTGAAGAGGCAAATGAGTTTATAAAAAATGATTTGCAGGAACTTGGATACAAAACAGTAGTTAGCATAACAGAAATATCAGAAGAAGAGGCAAAGGCAATTTTCGATTGGGATGCTATTGTTAAAGCTCCTGTATTTAAGTAATTAATTAATAACTTCAATGGATGAATGGAAAAAATATGGAAGATCTCATTAGTAAATTTAAAATCAAAGATGCAATATATAAAATGAGAAATAGAAGATTGTCCAATGCAGATATGGAAATATGGTATTTGATAAATGAATTGCAGTAAGCACACGGATTTGGAATAAAGCAATTCGAGCCTGTATCGATATAGTGAAGAAAGGTGGTGTAAATAGTGGATTATAGAATGAAACGAGAATATTTAAAAAATAATTGTTTGGATAATAATGATACAGATGAAAAATATCTTGTTGAAAAATATACAAAAGGTCTATTTCATAAATGGAATGATAAATTGGAGATATTAACAAGAATATGTGATTATTATTCATATTTGTGGAGATTTTATCCTGATGGAAGACTTGTATTACAGATGATGGAAGAAAATACAAAGGATGAAGATACCGAATGGAAAAGAAAGGACGATTGTGGGCATCTTGAATATGAAACTTTAGACCATATGCTTGTTGACTGGCTGGACGAGTTAAGAAAAAATGAAGGCTTATATAAGTTTGATGAAGAGATTGCATTTATTGAAAGTATATGAATCAAGAGTTTCTTTTGGAATTTAGAATGGAGGAATTTGTATGAAGTCACATACAGAAAAACATACAGTAAAATTAAAACCATGTAAATATTGTGGCGAGACAGAAGTTGAAATTATATATAACAGATTCAATAATCAAGATCATTGTGTCGCTCAATGTAAATGTGGAGCATATGTACAAAGATATTGTATAAATCCACTATTAGCACCAGAACTTGAAAAAACTGTTATTGAGATTTGGAATAATGGTAATATTAGTAAACCATTGTGAATATGAAATGAGGATTTACTAGAAAGATTGGAGGTAGTAAGAATGTCGGATATTGCAGAAATTATTAATATTATAGAAAAATCATGGGGAGTGAATTCTATTGGTTGCCCTTTTGGTTCATGCACAGAGGAATTTGCGAATAAAAAGATGCTAGAAATTGCCAATAAAAATAATTTTCCTGAAGATGTACTTGAATTGATAAAAGCTAATCCGATTAAGCTTCATAAATATCAGAAATTTGATAACGGGCGTGGTATAGGTAGATATTATGTAAATTTGATAAGACAAATGAAACGATAATTTACTGATAAGAACGGAGGTTAATTATATGAATATGCAAACTATTTCAAAGGAAAAACGAGAAGTAATTGTTGAATTAACCGCAGATGATTTAATAATTATTTGTAATGCGTTATATGTTCAATCAAGCGAAGAGAGAAATAATAATTATTTCATGCAGCTTTACAGCGACATGATGATGGCAAGAGACTTATGTCAATATGGTCACGTAGATGATTTTTGCCTTCACAATATTGTAAAGTGTCGTAGTGAATTAAGAGGTCTTTTATCAGAAGAAGATGCTGAAACATTCAACAAATACCTGGAAGATAATGACATGCCGATAGCTTTTGGAAATTCCGATTTTGTACGAATCTATAAGCGAATTGTTGGAGACTCAAAAGGCAGTGATATACTTAAAAACTGGATGGAACAAAATGAATAGCACGAAACGATGATTTCGGATGATAAAAAAGCAAGAATTTCAACGGAAAAATAGAGGAAAATATATGGACTATGTAAAAGGTAAAGGATATTATGTTGGTTGTTTTGATGAAAATGATATTGCAAACAAATTAGATAAGAAAGCAATAGAAAAGGCAAAAGAAGAAACAGGTTTAAAATATACGAATCAGGAAACTGTATATAAAAATAAAAAGCCTGTTGGAATTAAGTTATATGTGTGCGATTTACAAACAATGAGAATATGATGGTGAAACAATGATTTCAAAAACGGAGTAAAATATGAGAACAGTAAAAGAAATAGATAAACAGATTCAAAAGACAAATGATTATATTGTTCAGTTATATGCTCAAATCAACTCTTATGAACAGAGTGTGAAACATTTAAAAGCAGAACGGCAAGATGTTGAAAAGAAAGAGAATGAAATGTTCATTGATAATTGGCTTAGTGAACATTTTGGAATCCAGAACCAGGAAGAAGCAAGACAGAAATCAATCTTTATTGTTTTTGATAAAAATGCCAATTTTGTTAAAACTATCACAACTGGATATGGCGAAGAATTCCACTATGTTAGTCCATCTGAAGATAAAGATACAATGGAGCATTGGCTAAGAGAAAATAAACTATATGCTCATAGAGCCTCGTCATTCTGTGATAGAAATAGAAATTGGTATGATTTATCATTTAAAGAGCAACTTGAAAATTTGTGTTGGGAATTTGATAAGAATGGAAAATTAAAAAAGACACAGTGGTAAACAATGAATCGGCTATTTAGAAAGGTGTGAGATTGATATGATTAAATTGAACTCAGAGATTTTAGAAGTGTTATGTATGGTTTACCATTATAAACACTATAGAAGTGCAATGGCAAGATTATACCCTGAGCAGAAGATAAACTGGTATGAAGATACAAGAAAATTTTATTTTGGATTAGATTTACCAGAAGGATTCAATAAAAATGAAATGGATTTTGATAGAGTGATGCAATTCATCCCAGATTTTAAACCATATAAAGAGTGGATGGAAACAAACGAGGATGAGTTAGATAAATTCGTTTGGAAATGTTGATAATGAAACGTAGATTTGCTGAGAAAATTGGAGGTTGATTATATGTCGAATGAATGGTATAAGACAGACGATTTACAGTGGTGTAAACCATTAGGAGAAAGAAGATATAAATTTATTCAAGCACTTTGGATTGATACATGTCCAAATGATCCAGAAAATGATTATGTTGTTTGTTCAGGTTTAATTGACTTAAATGATTATAGTGATGATGAAATAGAAATGGCAATATCTTCTTATTACGAAAGTTATGATGATATGTTAAATAAATATAATACCACAAGAGAAAATGCACATGAACTTGATTCAATCGTTGCAGAATGCATTTTTGAAGAAGAGTATTATACGGATGGTCGTAGTCATGGAACTTTTGAAAAAGATAAGGCTGTTGAATATGTAAAGAATTGGATTAAAGAAAACTAATGAATCAGCGATTTAGAAAGGATTGAAGTTCTATGACAAGAGAAAAAGCAACTAAAATTGTAACAGATTTTTTAAATGATATGAATCCTGATATGTGGGACGGTAATGGAAATAAACCGAAATCGTTTAATGAACGTGCTTGGCAGTGCCCATTAACAGACAGTGTGAATCTTGAGATTACATTTGTTAACGATGAAGTAGATGGTTGGCATCATTGCTGTGACCTGGTATTTACATTTGATAATAGCTCATTTGATATGTTAAGTGGATGCGGAATTGATTCTCCGCAGAATATTATTGATACTGTGTTAGATTTATGTCGATTATATAAGTAGATCTGAGGAAATATTATGTTGAATATAGTTGTTATTAATTGTAATGGGAAATATGTGGAATACGAATGGGATTCAAAGAAGGCATTTGTACAGGATATACAAAGTGATAATGAAAATATTCCAATGCTCGATGATCCTTTAGCAGAAGTCAATACACAAGACGATAATTTACAGTTATGGTGGAGAAATACAGATGGAATGACTGTAGACGATTTGTTAGAAGAATGTAAACAGGAATTAAATTAGATAGGAATGATTATAAATGAAAGTAGAAAAAGTATTTTATATAGGACAGAAATATCCAGAAGATTTTGATAAAGAAATAGTTAATTATCTTGTTAATAATTACGGATGTGATAGAGATATGGCCGACATTAGATTACATAATTGTCTTGCTTTTGGATGGGCTTTATGTGAAAGCCCAAAAGGAATTGTTGGAATGCAGACTAATTATGACAGAAGCGAAATAAAAGTTGGGCAATGAAACGGAAATTTCAAAAGGATGGTGATAATTATGATGATATGGTTTAAGTGTGACGAAGATGGTTTAATGGTTGGTTTGGAAACAGACACAAAACCTACAATTGGAGATACAATTCGTATTAAGAAAAAAGATTATACAGTTGATAAAGTTGTGTGGTGTTTAGAAGAACCGCCTGCTCAATCTGGATTTCTTATTGATATAAAAAGACAATGAATAGCACATTTTAAGGAGGAAATTATAATGGGAATGGATTATCAGTATGCAGGAAGTGCAAGCTATCCTAGCTTTGATAGAGAATTATGTGAAGTCGCAAAGGTTTTTGGTGGAGTTGAGACTGCATATTTAAAAGAGAGAAAAGAAACAGAAAATGAAAGACCATTTGGATATTGGTTTGGTTTTTTAAGTTCTGACGATTCAAAGGAAGTTAAATTTATTTTTCCAGATGGAACAAATGAAGTATTAATTAAATGGTTTAATAATATTTATAGTGAGAATTTCACACCAGAAGAGACAAAGATTGTATGGGAAAATATTTCTAAACATCCCGAAATTAAAGAAATTTCTAGTCAGATTTGGGGTGAATTAAAAATATTATGTGAATATAATGAGGCTTGGGAATTATATTGAACACGATGAAAACATTTCGAGAAAAATGGAGGGTTAGAATGTGGGTGAAGATGAAAATATAGTTGTAAATACGGAAAATAAACATTATTGTCGTTGGGCAAATGATCGAAGAGATTGTGACGGTGACTGGGATACTTATTGTACGGTATCTGGGCATTGTCAATACCAAAAGAATGTGAGAGATTGTGACGGAGACGTTATTTCATTATGTAGATATTGATCAATAAAATTTCAAAAAGAAAAATGGAGTTGATGTAGAATGAATAACATACATGATAAAGTATTTATTTGTCCAAAATGCAATAATAAAACATTGTATCCTATAAATGGAAATGAAAATATTGTAGGCATTGGCTATCATGAAATTTGCATATGCGATGAATGTGCAGCAGAATTGTGGTCAGAACCACAATATGATAATACGGTAAAGTTTGTTGAGATAACAGAAGAATGATTACATAACGATACCACATTTGATTAAGAAGAAAGGCAAATAGAATGGATAATATTAATATTGATTGGATGTCAATAATCTGCGAGGCGTTACCGGATTATTCAGAAGGGAAAATTTGGTCAGATGGATCAAGTGAAATACTCGTAAAGACAGAATCTGCCGCTGATACTGTTGCTGACTTGATTGAATTTCTTTATAGATTACAAGGAGAAGAAGTGTTAGTTAATACAGGTTATTATGATCCTGAAGAGGACAAAAGGAATAATGAAGAAGATCGGTATACAGGTTGGTGGTATGTGAATATTGATTAGTAAATGAAAACGCATGTCATGAAACGGAGAATATAATGATTACATTAAAAGAATTAGTACAGAATCAAGTATGGAATGATGCAACTGATATCCAAATCATAAAATCATATTTCGAGTTGAATGATTTAGAAGCTGAAGGAATTGATATTATTAGCGAATTAACAAAGTCAAAAATAAACAAGATGAAAAATAGATATGCTGTAGCAGAAACATGGGTGTGTATGCTGCCATCAAAATATTTGTATGAGACTTATAGTGTGGATATTGCTGATCATTTACATAGATTGGAACTTGACTATCTAATGAATGGTTGTGAATTATCTGATAAGCAGCTTAAATGGGCAAAAGAAAATGTTCCAGGCATTGATTTACCAGAGTGCTACTTTCAACCATTGGTTAAATGGTTAGAAGAAAAAGGAATTAGTTTTAAAAATGGAGAATGAAAACCGCATTTCAAGAGAAAGGACAATAAATTATGGGAAGTTTTTCATGGTTGAGAGCTGATAAAACGACAAAAAGAAAAAACTTAACAAAGGGAGATAGCTATAAGATATTAATTCCAAAAGAATTTGGAGGAGGATGTATAAAAGATACATATTATGATTATGGATATGTATTTTATGGAACGGGAAGAGAAGCAGACTTATATGGCATTCTTGCTTATTGGAATAAATGTGACGGAATGATTTTTGATGGTGATGAGTATCCATCCACAATGGAAGACATTCTCAAGCGAGGACATACCTGCGATCAAGAGAACCGATGCAAAGGTATTGATATTGGTTGTTATAATGAAGATATCGATCAGTTGAAATATCCTTTAAAACTTGTATCTGCTTCATATAATGGGACTTATGAAGAATGTGACGGTAAAAGTTATGGAGATCCTGATCAGGGATTTTATAAAACATATTGGTAAATAATAGATGAAAATCGTATTTCGATAGGAGAAAAAGCATGGAAAAGAAACAGTGGATTATTACAAATACAAACAGTGAAACACCGGAAGTTATATTCTATAAGTTCGTCGGAACTGTAAATGAATTGAAGAGTAAGATTCTACATATGGCTCAGAGCTGTTCCGCCGCAGAAGAGCTATTAGAAAATAATGACGAAAGGTATCCTGATAATGTTGAATACGTTGAGTTCGACGAAGATAATCAGACAGTATTTATTGATGTAACAAATTACGATGAAGAGTATGATGAGGTATTCACAGCAAAGGCATTGGCAGCTATTGATTTTGTTTTGTTGGAGGAAGTGTAATGAAGAGAACACCAAGAGAAATCAAGAAACAAACAGAAGAATGGTTGGATGAACGGTGGGTTATTGCAAACATGGAAGATGCAAGACCACAAGATGTGAGTTATTACAATGGAGCTTTAAAAGCTCTTGAGTATGCTGGGTATGAATGGAAACGAGATAAGGACGGCAAACACACTTTATATAAATCATAACGAAAGCTAGATTTAGTTAGAAAAAAGTTTTTAATATGATCATTTAGTAGAGGAGAATATACAATGAATGAGGATATGAAATATGGATATAACATTTGTGGACAAAGAATAAACGACGAAATTGATACTATGATCGAAGAAATACATAGAGCATATATGATACAAACCGATGAAAACGTAAAAAATCGTTTGGATGCACAGATAAAAATACTTTGGACGGTTAAGTCACATGTTGAAGATGCATTGGCTGATATAGCATAATGAAGCATTCTTTATTTAATAAGGAGATGATAAAATGTATGGAAATATTATTTGGTTTGAAAGTAAAAGTGAAAATATTATTGTAAGTTTAGAAACAGATCTTCGTCCAGTAGTCGGAGATAGCGTTCTATTAAACGGAAAAAATTATAAGGTATATGAAGTGAAATGGGTGTTAGAACAGAAGCCTGGACAGTGCGGTGTTATTGCTTATATTGAGTAGATGAAAGTAAGTTTTCGTTAGGTAACGTGCGGAATTGAGTACTGAAAATGGTACATATGAGTGATATAATGGAATTATAAAGGAGGACAAAATTATGTTATTAGATTTGATTGCGTGGGGAACGGGATTGTTTGTGGTTTTTGGTATTCCTTGGTTACTTGATCAGAAGAGAAACGATAGATAAAAACACAGGAGGTATAATTATGGGTATTATAGGTTTGATTTTTGGAGCTTGTTGTATTGGTAGTGGTATTAGTTGTGCAAGTGACAATGCTCATGCTAAGAGAACATCTTCCTTTCAGGATTATGACGGAAATAATGTCTGCTTTGACAGATTAGGTCGAAAAATTGTAAATGGAGAAAGAACTTATCAGGATGTCAAGTACGATGAATATGGCAACCGACATAATTATACTGTTGGATGTTCTAGTAATCATGTTTATGGAGATGAATTTGATCAACAGCTTGCTAGGGAAAGGAAATGGGATGAGATAGATAAGCAGCAATCTATCGAACATGGAAAACTTGCTTATGCAAAATATTTTCCTGAAAAGAGAAAACGTCAAACATGTGAAATTTCTACTGGCAAATTTATCAGTTGCTTATATGAGTGTTATGGAGAATATAGGAAGTTTTATACATTTGATAGTAGATTAAATTCAAGTGCTCCTGGTGATTATGGTGTTATTATTACTAAGGAAGAATATAATAAACTAAATATTCTAGGAAAAACACATGCTATTATGCCAGATAGTAAAGTGGCAAGAGATCTTATCAACAGAGGAATGGCTAGACAGGAAGCGGAACAAAAAGCGAGTGTAAGAAGATAAACACTCGAAACTCGAATTTTATCATAAAAGCTGTCATAACACTGTATTAACAGTGTATTGACAATGTATAAAATGGAGAATATAATAATATCAAGGAAAGGAGTTGAATTATTATATGGCTAATACAAGCGTAACTGTAAGAATAGACGAGAAAGTTAAGGCAGATCTTCAGGATCTCATGAATGATTTAGGTCTTGATATGACAACTTTTTTTACAATAGCTGCGAAACAAGCAATTAGAGAGCAAGGGATTCCGTTTTATATTTCTAGAGAGATGCCGAATGAGGAAACGATAGAAGCATTTAAGGAAGTTGACGAAATGAAAAAGAATCCTTCTATCGGGAAATCTTATACAGATGTAGATAAGATGATGGAGGAATTGCTGGCATGAAATACGAAATTAAGCCAACTAATAAGTTTCAGAAGGATTTAAAACGGATTCAAAAGAGAGGATATGATTTAAACCTCATAAGTGAAATCATAAAGAAACTGGCTAACGGAGAAACTCTTCCAGAGAAAAATAAAGATCATGTTCTTACCGGTAATTATAGCGGACGAAGAGAATGCCATATTACACCGGATTGGTTGTTAATATATGAATATGATGAAGAAGTTCTGTATTTATATTTGACAAGAACTGGTAGTCATAGCGATTTATTTTAATGGTGCTATTTATTAAATGGCACCATGTTTTGTAAAAGGAGTAAAAATCTATGAATGATGGAAAAGAAGCGATTGATAAAATTCGTGAAAAGATCAATGTGCTTTTAAATGCCTTTAGCTGGACGAACGACTACGTGGAAGGCAGAAACCAAGTATTATATGAATTATTAGATTATTTAGACGAACTTGAAAGAGATATGTAA